ATTTGAAAGTAGGTTGTAGAAATGTCGCTAGGTTAAGGCCAATAACCGCCACAATTGGCCCAATTACAACAGGTGGCAGCAACTTATTTATCCAAGCGGTACCAAAATGATTGATTGCTAATCCAACTGCAAAATAAATTGCACATACAATTAGACCACCAATAAATACTGCTAAGTAGTTTGGAGCAGTTCCTAATGCCAAAGCACCCATTACCGCCGCAACAAATGCGCCAGAAGAGCTAATAAACATTGGACTTTGGCCGCGAGTAATTAGCTGATATAGCAATGTACCTAAAGCAGCGCCCAACATAGCCGGCGCGATAGGTACTCCACAAATTTGTGGAATTAGTACTGTAGCTACAAAGCAAGCAATAACCTGCTGCATCGCAGCCACAAATAGTCGTTTTGTAGGAAGTTTATCATTAATATTATATAACATAAATTTACCTCTTTACTGAATTAGTATAAGTTTTAGGAACATTTACCCAAGCTCCAGTAGCTGAATCTTTATAGTCACTACCGCCGACAGTAGAGTTATGGGCTGTGGTAAAGGTTGCCATTTCTTCAGGATGAATTCTAAACGTATCTACAGATTTTCTCCACCATTCATCCCCCGGAGTAGTATCATCACATGTAATTTTAGTTTTCCACCAATCATCACATGGATTTACTGTAATTTTATCCCAATTAGAAGTGGGCGAAGGTGAACAATCACATTGTCTTACCCAAGGCGCATTGATGCGGCCGCAGCGAGGACATTCCCATCCTTTCTCACTCTAGTAGCTAGCAGAAGATTTATATGTATAAGAAGTACTTGTACTAGTTCCTGCGGTTGAATCGCTAGTCTAAACTTTATCTGTCGTTTGCATATTACATTACCTCCAATCAGATATAAAATCATCTGTCTTTTCAATAAATTCGTGTTCTTTTTCTTTTATAAAAGCAATGGCATCATCAATATTACTAACAAGAATGCCACCTTGTTTAATTAGACCAGTTACATATAAGTTTTGATAACTGTATTGCTGCTCTCCCAATGAAGCAGCACCACCTTTATCTTTAGCTTCACTATGGGTTAGAAACATTTGTCTATTATCGGTACAAATACCAACAATATACTTATGGTCGCCGCGCTCAATCTTTTCATGAAATTTACCAATTTCAGCGCAAGTTCCTGCGGGAAGAACATCTCCATCTATACAAGCTACAAGAATATCAGTTTTATTTAAGCGAATGTTATCTCCATTAGCTATTTCCTGAGAACCTGCAAATTTCTTCTTTCCTTCAACTCCATTGATATCAGTATTTTCTACAGGAGAATACAGGTCTACTCCCGGAATTGCATCACGAATTTTTTTTGCCCATTCCGTATTGCGAAGTAAGTCACCATAAGTAAAAATAGGGCCTGCTAAATAAATTTTCATATTACTTTGTCTCCTTATGCGTCAAATCCCACATAATATCATACATCTCTAGCTTAAAACCTTCTGGTTGTTCTTTTAACGGTAGCATCCACCATGCAAGTCCTGCATCTGGATGACGATTAAAATATTCGTTAATTAGCTGATCGTACAAGTTTTCCATATCTTTTCTCCTTAATCTAATGTCTTGAAGTAGTAAGTTAAGCTCTCTTTACTACCATTGTTCTCCCTGCCCAATGCCAGCATTTATGATTTATTACCATTATTAATTCAGTTAAGTAACTAACGTTATCTTTCTATTCTTCAAATGCTCGCGCTTGGCAGTATCTCTAAATACGCTTTCTCCAAAGTGCTCTGCGATACTAAAGTCTTTTCACAAGCAATTAATACTTTTATATTTCATTCCTATTTTATTATATTATAATTTAAGAAAGAAGTCAAATAAAAGAATTATTTTTAATCATCCATATTTAATAAATCATTTAAAGTATCTGAAAAAAGTACCTTTTTCTTTTCTACTATTGGCTCTTTTTTAAAATATGTTCTATAAATATAACTTTTTACTACAGAAAAAGTTTTAGAAGAATTTTCACGCGGATTTGCCTCAACATATTCTTTTAATTTTAATTTGTCTTCTTTAGGTAATTTAGCGATAAATTCTTCTATGAAATCACGAGTGAGGTCATTGAATTTTATGTCTTCCATAGTTTCTATACTCCTTAAATTAATTATTTTCTATTTGTAAAAATAAATGAAAATTTTGAGATTCCATTTCATCCCAAGTATCCACTATTTCACATAATTTATTTACAGTTTTAAAGCTGTTATTATTATCACGATGATATATTGCATATTCTAATAATTCTATGACATTATCTTTAGTTAATTCTACATATTTATTTAAACTATAATCTTGTAAGAATGATATCATAGATAACATCGTAGAAGAAAAAGTAGCAAAATATCTTTCTCCCAAAAATATATTTTCTGAATTATAAATATTTATATCTTCTAGCTATTTTTTACTTTTTACTCCTATTAGAAATATATCTATAATTTGATTTTCTATTATAGATATAGGTTCGGACGCATTTTTAACTTCATCTTCAATCAATTTTTCCTTTATCTTTTCTGGCACAGAAATTTTTACTTCATGATTTTTTTTAAATATAAAAATATTTTCTGCATTATTTAGAGGCCCAGATGGAGTTACTCGTTGATTATTTGTCAATAATTCTATATCTGTTAAAGTAAATCCGCATTCTGCAGCTAAAGCTTTTGTATCATCTGCTAACTTATATGCTTTATTATTTTTAATATTTATTGCTAGCTATCCATCATCTATTAGATATCTATAAATATTTAATAGTGTAGGTATTAAATAATTTTCTTGCCACTAGGTATAAGAAGTTTGGGAGGTGTAACTCTAAGCACCAACTACGTAATCTTCCAAATCAAAATAGGGAGGAGAACTAAAAGCTAATCCCATTGTATTTTCCCATTCTGGAATAAATTCTTGACTACCTTGGGTTCTAATATCAGTTAAAGTTGTTAGTCCAATATTTGCTTTATAATCAGATACTAATAAATTTAATTGATCAGTCAATAGATAATTGGGGTCGGTGCCAAAATAATTAACTTTTTCGCTCATAGCACATAACAAACGAACTCCCCATCCGCAGCTAAAATCATACCAATTATCATTTATATTATATTTTTTTATTATATTTCTTGCAGTAGCCATAGGAAACTATGGTGGTAAACTAGCAATGCCATGTCCTCCTAGACGGAAAGCTTTGTCTAGATTTTTAGCTATATCATCACTATCAAAAATACGTGAATTAGTAAAAGTTTTGGCCTTAAAAACTCCTAATAAATCATTAGATTCAAATACTTCTTCTACCGTCCATTTATTACCTTTAATTAAGGTTTTTGCCATAATTTCTTTAAAATAATAACGTGTAACTTTATCCATCATTACACCATCTTTTGATAATTTCTAAAGCTACTTTTTAACTTCAGAAAAGTCTGGTTTTTCAAAGAAACGTGATTTTAGGTCTAGCCGTTCTGAATCAGTTACTGAAGTATAATTTATAGTTTCTAAAGTTTTACCTTTATAATTTACTATCATTATAATCACCCAATCAGTACTTTTTCTTTTATTATACCATAGAATTTAAAAAAAGTCAAATAAAAAGAAAGAGGGACGCAAAATGCGTCCCTATAATTATACTGGAGGAATCATCAAGTCGCACATGCGAGCTACATTTCCCCTTTCCGATTTTACTAATTTTACTGCGCCAAATAATGGCTGGCCGCTCAGATTTTCTAACATTGAGCGAATTCCATTATTTTTTTCAAACTTATGATGATCAATTTGCGCGATATCACCGCAGAAGATCAATTCGCTTCCATCTTCAATACGACTCATTAGTAGTGTTACAAGTTTATCGTTCATATTCTCACATTCATCACAAATGACAATTGCATCTCTAATGGATCTACCACGAATATGAGACAAAGGGAAAATTTCAATAACTCCATCATCTATTAATTGATCTAGTACATCTGGGCCACCTAGATGATCTGCCAATGGGCCACCCCATATAGACATCTTATCCTTTAAATCGCCAGGCAAATATCCTATGTCATTTGTATCTGCAACAATAATATTATTGCGTACAAATATTAGCTTGCGATATTTTCCCTTATGTACTTGTTCTAGCGCATATGAGAGCGCAAGTAAAGTTTTCCCGCTACCCCAAGCACTAGTCAACAGTTTAACTTTTATATCTTGATTTTGTAACAAATCAAATGCCATTTTCTGCTCTAAGTTGCGTGGACTAATTGTCTCTTGAATATAAGGATTACGTATATCTTTATATTTTAAAGGCCGATATTCTTCCCCTGTCCAAAATAATACATCCTTAAGTTCTGCTCCTTCATATATCTTGCAAAACTCATTAGTTTTGGCTTTCAAAATATTCATTTTGGAATCAGTATAAAGCATAGACATCTCTTGCTCATTTGGATAATACTTAGCCCATCCGCACCATTCTTCAGTGGGTGCTTTTCGGGCCGGAGTATAAGTGGCCAAAAGATGTGGCATCTGAAGCGCAAATTGATATTGCGTTGCGTCACAGGTAAGAAAGATTATGTCTGCTTTCTCTTCTTGCGCGAAAATTTCAGCGGCAAGAATAATTCGATGGTCATTGATATTACTTAAAAAACTATATTTCTTTAGTAGCTTATCTATCTTTTTATTATCATCTAATATAACTTCATATTTGATACCTTCCATAATTGTACGAATGGCTTCACGTGCCCGGAACTTAATCTCCGAACTTTCATGTTCATTTCCTTTAATATGTTCTAGCTCACATAAAGTTAAAGGGCTGATGGCGATATGACCTTCAGCCGCTCCATGTAGAATATAAGATGTATCTGCAAAGTGCTTAATCATTTATCATCAACTCCATACAGATGGTCGAGCATTCCCAAATCAATTAGTTCTTTACCTTTTATGAACCATTGCTTTCTTGTGTGTGCATCGTACATCTCTGGAGTTATGTTAGTATTAGCAATAATAAAGTCTCGAATATCTACATCCACGCTCTTATTAAATTCCATAATATCATCTGCTGTACGACTCTCACTGGATTCGAGTGCTACATAGCCATCATGAAGCAGGACATAAGATGCAGGGAAACCATATCGAATTACATTTTCATTTTTTCCACCGCCAGCAAGAATAATTCCTGCCATACTTGCGGCCATGCCTGGCACGATAATATTTAGTGGTTTAGAATATAGCGAAATATATTGCGCGAGGTAGAGGCCATTAGCTACACTACCGCCGCAAGAGTTTAGGATTAGTGTTACCGGATCGGTAGAATAGTCCTCTTCAAATTCTTTTAACGGAAGATATACTTTTTCTACAGTTGCATCAGTAACGTACTCATTTAAAATAATAGTACGCTTATCTAGCAATTGATGAAAGTATTGATACGTAATTGGATCAAATCCAAATTTTTCTACTTCACCGAATAATTCTTCTAAGTCCATAAGTCCTCCTCAGCCACGCTAATATGCGGGCTTATTCAATAATTTTTGCGAGTGTACAATCTTTCGGATCAAGGTCACCTTTTCTCAATGATTTGAGGATTGGGTGGCGGATGGATATACCTTCACCTTCAGCATTAGCACGTCGCTCTGATACCATCATTCCAGTAATTGTAACAGGTGTACCAATCCATTCTTTTGGATGGTCACGTAAAGCAGTCTTAAATTCTTCTGTTAGGCCGCTTACTTTACAAAGAGGAATAATAATATCTTCTTTATTATAAACGCCTACTTGAATTGCAGCAGGCCATTTATTAAAATAATTTTTAGACACTGGTAGATATGTACCACCAACCTGGTACTCTCCAAAGTAATCTCCTTGTACCAATTGACCGGTGCGAGTATTTTCCCAAAGCTGCCAATGTCCAAGGTCATCTCCATGATAGAGTTTTTCACCTTGTACAGTACCAGTAATAATGGCATCAACTTCAGAAGTAATTTCTTGTTTTACTTTAATTGTAGTCCATGCAGAACTGCGCTTACCAGGAGTGTATAGGACTCCTTTCTTATAGCATACTGCACCTTCACCACCACGGCCTAAAATTGTAGCCACATCATCAAAAAAATGTTCGTTCATTTCGTGGAATTCAATCCCTTTAACGAGAGGACTATTAATACGTTTGACAACTTCATTGATGTAAGGTACTCGCTCTTCAATTGGTTTATCTAGAAATTCTACTCCATCTAGCGCAAGTACATCAAATATGCGCCATTCTACAGGAGTTTCTTTTTGGCGCGCAAGTGCCTTTGGAGCTAAACAGCGCAATACAGCTCCTACTGTGGCATCTACGCCGCCAGGAATATATCCTTCTCCAAGTAGAACAGTAGTACCTTTTGTAAATGCTTTGCATACATCTTTCCAGAAAAGTACTTTATCCTGTACTTCACCAAGTTGTCCCGTTGCTTTACTAATTCCACGAGTTTGCAGTACATTATCATCTGGAGTAATAATTCCGCGCAAGAAATTACCGTCAAATTTTTCACTCCAAATATATTGGCCACTCTCTGCGGCGGCTTCAAGCTTCATGCGCTTCATTTCTTTAGAAACCGATGCTGTAGGAGCCCAATATTTTTGAATACCCAATTCGCGCCATTCATTACTGGTCATATAAATTTCTCCTTTAAATTAAATATAAGTCTTTTAAAATTGCTTCTGCGCCAGCTCGCAACTCTTCTAAGTCCCCTTCGTTATGCAACACATAATCAAAACCATAGCAGTCAAGTGAAGTTTCACTTGGATGATTACGTTGATCGTCAGTTAGAGCTGGATTAATCCATTCTGTGCCATCTTCATTTTTACGTTCAATTCTTACTGCTACACAATTTTTAATGCCCTGCAGCGCGATATCAATTTCATTGGGGAATCGCGCATCTGGGACTATAGCTACATCAAAATTATTATACGGCTCAAAAGACTGAATTAATCCTACAACAATGCCGGTCCAGAAATTCGGATGGCAAGCACGCACAATGTCCGTGCCAACTTGCTGTAATAGAGTTCTTCCTACCTCATCTTTCTTACCATCCCAATCCATAAAATCGCGCAGGAACCATTTAAGCGCATCGGCATAATGAATTAATAATACACGCTTTCCTCTCTTTTCAAGGGCCTCGCACATATACTGAGCAGTAACATCTTTTCCAGAGCCGGACTTACCAGATAAAATAATTGTTTGTTTCATTGTTTTAGCACTTCCATTTGTAAGTTAAAATAGAATTGTAAAAAATCCTATTCCTCTTCAGAGTGAGCTTTAGTATATTCAGATAAGAGCCGCGCAGCGCGTTCAGGAGCTAATATAGATGCAAGATTCCAAACATCTGCGGCTTCCTGTTTTAATCTATCATTAATATTGGTAAATAATTCAATCATGTTTCTCACCCTTTTGAATTTTATTAAGAATATCAAAGAAAGCTTGAACTTCTTCTTTGCTTTCTAATTGATATTGGCGAATTTTCTTAGGTGCAAGTCTTTCATTATCCGCTGGTAATTCATATATGTAGTAAGTTTCATTCTAATCTGCATCAATCACTCGCTTAGTAACTACTCGACCTGTACGTTTACTAACCAGTTTAACAACAACGCAGTCATTTTCATACGCTTTTTCCATGTCAAAACAGTTAGTTTTCATTTCTCCTACTAAGCCGGCGTACTCATTACGTCCAACTTCATAAATTTCATCATTCATTGTTTAATCCTCGGAAACTATCCTTTAAGTCCTGGGCTACTTCTTGAGCAAATCTATCACATTCATTATTCCAATAATTATCAGCATGGCCTTTTACTTTTGAAAAGCTGTACCAAAAATTTTCAAAGTATGGAATAATTTGAATCCATAAGTCTTGATTTGCGACATCTTCACCTTTAGAATTAACCCATCCATTAATTTGCCACTTGCTATACCATTGCTGTTTATAACAGTTAATAGCATAAGCTGAGTCACTGTAAATAATGACACGTTCATTAGGATGCCGGTTTAGGCGCGCGTACTCTAAGGCATTACGAATTGCTAATAATTCCATTCGCTGATTTGTGGTGTCCTGTTCGCCGCCGCAAGCCCGGTATTGAAATTCACCTCCACGTAGAGCGACAAAGCTCCAGCCGCCAAAACGTATTTTGGCTAAACTTTTACATGACCCATCTGTATAAATTTCTAAAGCTGCAATTTGTTCTGCGCTACGTTTTTCTTGAACCATTTTACATCCTCCTTTTTAATTTATTATACACTAAATTAAAAAGAATGTCAATTATTTAGGAAGTCATTATTTTTTAAGTGTTTTTTGTATAAAGAATCGATCATAGCGTATTCTGTATCAAATACACCATTTTTATCACCAGTTTTCTTTAAGAGAGCTTTATACTTGTCATGTAAATCGGCAATATGTTGATATTCATCATGCGTATGTTCGCGCCCGTGTCGACAAGAATTAGCAAAGTCAAGAATTTCCCAGCGAATACGATCTTTTTCGTTTGCATCTACGTCACCCTATAAACTTTCTACCTATTCGGCTATGTCTTTTACGCTGTCTTGGATTTCATGTGTTAAAAGTTTTCCAAGCCATTTAATAAAAGATGTAATAGGATTCCATTTAACAGGGGTAATTTGGATGAAAACGGAGCATATTAGGAAGACTTGGACAAAATTATGAATAAGCCAATCTAATATGTGTTCAAGCTATGCTTGATTCATGGGTCTCACCTCCATAAGGAAGTTTTATGATATTAGCCTATATAAGACTATATATCTTTTAAAAAAGAAAAAAAGGAAGATAAAAAAGTAATCTGCGTCTTTGTGCCTGCCATAACTTTTTCAGCTACTTCTTCCCAAGATAAATTTTCTGTGTATGGTACACCATTATTTCTAGCATCAATCCATCCTTGAATAACAGCGTCTGCACCGGACGTATCAATAGTAACTTTTGCGCCATTAACAGCAGAAATCTACTAATATCCATTTCGTAATGCTTCTGAAATGGTTGTTAATACAAGTGATCCAGGTACATATATATCATTTACTAAATATAAGTGTACATTATATGCTGCTCCATTACTATTAACTTGATGAGCAGTTGTTCTTGCGATATCCCATGCCATTGTCTAAATATCATCAAACATGAGTAATCCAGCGAAGATTGATAAATAATTTTCAACAGTTGTAACATGCTCATGTCCAATGGCTAATTTTGATAAATTTAATAAAGCACCATAAAGAATATCTTTATCCATTAGCATGACATTATCTCCTGCAGCATATAAATTATCCATCATATTTAAAGCTTGCATTTCACGGCCATGAAATTGTGCAGTTTTATGTTCTTCAATCTAGGTATATAATTTTAATGATTGATGATAAATAAAAATATCTTCTGGAATTTTATTTCCTTTTAATAAAGTATTGAGCTATGTAATAGAATTCTAAATGTTTTTATTCATAGCTTTTGCCTATTCAATTAAATCATCCTATCTATCCTTTCTCTATAATTTAGCTTGTTCTTCAATAACGGTACGAATACTGCTGGTCTATTGCTGAATAGCTTGCTTAATATCTATATCTATATTAATATTGCCTATATCAATACTAATAACGTCGGTTGCAGCATGTCCTCCAACTTTAAGGGCTTGTTCTAATACTGGTAGAATTAATTCATAAATAGTACCATGTCTATTATTCCGATCTGTAGTTACGTTCCATCGTAAATAATTACTAATTTCTTGTCTACCATTAGCGCGTAATACTTTATTTATGGCCTAGCGGGTACGTGGATTTGTAGAATGACGTTTAGATTTTTTTAAATTGGCTAAAGTATGATTCCTCTACTCGCATTCTTCTTCTTCCTACTATAATTCACGAATACCCATTTCTGTCTAAATGGATTTTAATGTAGTCTTTAATTCCTAATTATCAGTAATTAATTTATCTAAAAATGTATCATGAAGCTGCGTATATTCTTCAAAAATAGCGTCAATATCCATTTCTTCAAGCTTTACCGCATCAGCTATATTTAACTAGTCATATTTATTTTGAAGAAATTTTTCAAAATCAATCATGATACCGATAAGTGCGGCCTCTGGACTATTTAAAAACAAAGATGATGATAAACTAATTTTACTTATGTAATCAGTTAGTAATTTGACTATTCGCGTACTAAGTGCAGTTTCTTTTTCACGTTGAACTGTACCCGTTAAATTTCGCATAAGTGTATCAATATCTCCAGCTATACGTGTAGCAAAAAAATCAGAACGTATATCACTAGTTGAATTTCTATTTTTATCTAATAACTATTGTAAACGTTTATTAAATGATTCAATAGAATTACGTATTGAGTTAATTAATAAGGTTAGTTTGATATAAAAATTTTTTAAGTCAGTACCGCTGGTTGGATTTGCAGAAAAAGTTTCTAAATCATTTATTAAATGTACTAAATCGTTACGATTAGCATTTGGATTATTTAATATATTTACAATCATAGGATTTTGTTTGATTTCATTAATATATTTTTTAATTACTTGTATTTCTTTATTTCGTTCGCTTTGAGCTACATTGATTAAAAATTCAATAGCTTGACCAATTACATCATCTTTACTATGGTTATTATCTATAGTTAATTGATTCTTTATAGGAATAAACATTGAGTCATATGCCCAGTGAGCTAATCGACGTTTTACCTTACTTATCGCAGGCGTGCGTGAATCTGAATTCCATAAATCTAAAAAATAGCAAAAGCGTCCACTTAATTCATACTAATCAAATAAACTAAAGCTCATGTTTGCCTCCTCTATATAAAAATAAAGCCATTCTATTGAATGGCTTTTCCTTAAAAATAAGTCTTAATATTACAATTGAATTACTTCAATTTCTTCAACTTCATCATTTTTTAATTCAAATCCTTGCGCCCGCATTGTTAATACATTAAGAACGTAAGCTTTTCCAGTAAATATTGTACCGGTATCCATATCTAGTTTTTCTCCAGTATATATAGGATAACTAGTGGATGCATATTTTACTGGCTGGGCTTTATCGACTTGAATCTTAATATAGTCTGATAAATATGGTGTAGGCGTATGTCCAAAAATACACATACGATTTGGAGCCCATCCTATGTCTAATGCAGATCTATTCCAAACAATAGCATCAGTGTCCCATAGATTCGGTGCAGTCATTTCATACTCGCATTCAGATACGCGTTGAAACGTTTGATATACGCCACCGCTATGGCAGAAATCTTTATCTTCATAACTAAAGGTACGAGGAAGCTGCTCAATATGCTCAACAAAGTCCATTGGCATACCATCCATTATCCAATCTAATAGCGTGGGCATGCCGCCATTATACAGCGAATCTTGAATTGCTGCATATTTGTAATCAAAGGCTTTACAAGCAGAAAGAACAGTTTTTACTCTATCCCTATCAGTATTCTTAAAATTAAACTTTTCTATAATTTCTCGTGCGGCTCGCGTAAACATATCTTCATGGTTGCCCATTAGATATATTACTTTTGGATTTTCTAAAAGTTCTTTCATAATTGTATAGCCATCTGGACCACGATCGCAAGCATCGCCGCAAAAAATGATTGTAGCCTCATCATCTTGTTTTTTGCAGTAATTCATAATAGCATCAAATAAAGGGCGACATCCATGTATATCAGTAAAACAAAATATATCGTGCATGAGACTCATTTCCTCTCAGGGTTCTGGATGAGTGCTTTCATATTTCCTAATCTTCCTATTTAGCTTACCAATCAGTCCTTTGTTTAGTTCCTCTCCGCGTGCGCGTAGTAGGTCGCGGCGATACCGCCATCGTAGATACTGTGTATACTCACTCATTTTATCCACTCCTTATTCCATTTAGTATTGTCATCTATATCTTCTTGGTTTATGCTCAATAGCGAAATCGCACTATTGTAAGCGTCCAATAGTGTTTCTTGTTCTTGAACCAAATCGCAGTAGCCGCAATTGCGATCACAATCACGGCTAATGCATTCACGTTCGATTTTAAGAATACGAATTACTTTAGCTTTCGTCATCTATATTTTCACCTTTGTAAAAATCATAACCGCCTAAAAATACTTTTCCATCATTCAATACCCCATGATATTGCAGCGGAGCAAGTGCCATATGCAGTGGAGATTGAAGTCCATGTATATCTTCAATCATAATGTTAATTTCTTTATCATCATCATACTTAGAAATAATTTCACGCAATTCCTTAACAGTCATTATTTACTCCTTTCCATACACATCCTCATATTTTCTAGCAGGAGATAATTCTTCTGGAGTAAAAGCCCAAGTCTCTCCATAGTCACTATAATTATATATATTACCATCTGGGCCGGGCCATCCCCAAACATAAATGACACTATCATCAGATACCGTTTTATGAAGCTCAGATTTCTTAATTGGAATAATGATAGCGTTTTCTTTTGTGCATTTTCCGCCATACATAGTACCCCAAATTACGTCTGGAAGCGTATCAAAAGTAATTTTCATTATTTACTCCTTATCCATGATATTTCAGCAAAAAGCTGTTGCTCACTGCCTTAAAAGACTTAGCGCCATCAGTAGAGCGGAATACGATTCCCTCACGAGGCTTATCGTCTTTTACAGAATTACCATCTGCATATGCAAGAATAGCATCAACATTTTCAAACTGATTTATTTTCATACAACTTTCAAGCACGGGTACACAAGGAACGTCATATTCTGCAAGAATTTTGAGCATTTCCAAAGTACCAACCCGTCCTTTAGAAGAGAAAATCAAATTAAAGGCGGCAAAATCATGTCCAGTTAGAGAATAATCACGCCGCTGTACGTCATCACCGTAAGTTTCGCCTTGAATGGTAATCCATTCTTCCTGAGGATACTTTTCAAGCATCTCGGAAAGAACTTCAAAGATATTGTATTTCTTTGCCATTTCCCAATATACGTTGGTATCATAATAGCAAGGCTTATTTTCTTCACCGAAGCAAACATTACGAGAGCATACATAAAAGTTCTTTTTGCCAAATTTTCCACGCTTCATAGTAAAGGTAGTGCTAGTACCATCAATTTTTTCAGTGGCTACCCAGTCGCCGGAATCTTCCAGTATCCAAGGCATGTTCTGTACGCGTTCTTCATCAGTCTTAGATACCCAAGCAGGCCATCCGTTCTTCTTATCTTTCTTCTTCCCAAAGAAGAAAAACATAATTTCGCGGCCAAACTTATGTCGCATCAACCAGCGTACAAAAGGTTTCTTGAAAAGCTTCTGATGCCGCTGAGCCATTTTCTTATACTTATCAACTGGCGCGGCCTTACGAATATTATCTTCTTCATCTGCATAAGTTACACCCAGTTTAGTAGTAAGGAAACGAGATTCTCCAGTGGCAAAATGAATCATATGCTCATCATCCATGATATAAGGAGACTTTTCAATAAATTCAGATCCATCACCAATGGTCCAACCAAAATCATCAGCGTGCATAAGCAAACCCTGAGAAATAGTTTTGCACATCTTCAAAGTCTTAACTTTATAATTGCGCTTCTCAAGGAAGGCAAAACATTCCTTATCAGAAGGAACGCGCGAGTCAATCTCGAAATAAATAGCAGGATCGCCCACTTTAAACTGATCTTTCTGTACAATTACACGCCAGCCGCCAACAATTGCATGTTCTACACGATCATAACCAGGAATCGGTTCAATACCATCAATTAGAACTACATAGGCGAGTTCGCGCTCGGAATTTTTATTCAGCATTTAAATCATCCTTTCTATTAATCTAAAATACTTTTAGGGGAAGGAAAAGAACGCCCACAAAGAGGACAATTATAAAGTCGTTTCATATAACCACCGCTACTAATATAATCACTAGAGGTAGTCTCCCAAAGATAAGGATAATTCACTCTTAGATACAAATCTACATTCTTTTCTGTTACTACCTTAGAAGCATTAGGCCCGCCATTTTCAGAATATAAATAATATAAATCTCTATATGTAATAGAATCACGTTTTTCAAAATAATGATAACCATCTTTTTCACAAATGCAGGCCATTTAAATCATCCTTTCTCTCTTTCTTACATAATAATTATATCATAAATTTAGAAAATGTCAATTACTTTATTTCCATCTTACAATACGCCAATCACTGGCAGCATATGTTACACCATCAATTGTAACTAGTGCCCAGTCACCTGAAATACGACAAAAATTACTACATTCTCCTTTAATAATAGAGCCGTCTGGCATAATAATCATGCCCATGCCATAATCCGTATTCGTGGAAGTTTTTGTTGAAGTACATCCAGCAATTAAAAGACAGGTTAAAATTAATGTAACAACAAGAATAATTTTTTTCATTTATCTGTCTCCCTATGCTCCATTCGCCATTCTTCAAGCTCGTCATCAAACCAAACTTGCAATAAAACTTTTTGCCCATTCTTCCATCCATAGACGTAAGTTTTTGAATAGGAAGGATTTGGTATTTCTTCAATCTTATCCATTATACCAGAATTAAGTACGACGTCGCTTATTGTATTCCATAAATAATCTTTAAATTCGTTGCTCATTACCACAAATCCTCACTAAATAATGATTGCATAGAATTTCCCATAGCATCAGGATTAATCTGGTCATGAAGATAAGCATGTTTCCATGCCTCCACTCTATTATAAAAATTATCATGCTCATCAAGGAAACCCTGATCATTGAGATTGCTTTCAAAATCATCCTTAGAATATCCAAGTTCTCTTAGGATATAGAAAGCATCACAATGACGATGCACGGGCAAAATGATTTCTTTATCTTGCTTCTTATCATAGATGCGAACCGCCGCGCTAGTTATCATTTATTAAATACCTCGCTTTCATCGACAAAACCATGTTCATCTTCTGGATAAGGTAGGTCAAAGTAGAAAAATTCTGTATGGCTGCCTACATCAAATACAGATTCGCCATTCTCATTCCAAATACGAGTATAGTATCTCTTGAATGGCCTCTTATTCGGCCATCTATCATTCGCATCAGCAATAAACTTATCAATTTCAGTCATTACTTCCGCAAAAGTATTACATTCTGCAATTATTCGTCTCTTGCCAAACGAATTACCGAACCACAGCTTCGCCATCTTTTTTCTCCTCTCTTACCAGCCCATCATAATCAAGTTGCATTTTAGTTAAAATTTCAAATTTGCATCGCGGACATGTTACATAAGAATTGTTATGTACATCCTCTGGCTTATATCCGAGTAGTGCGCCGCAGTTATTACAGCGGCATACAAGTCCTTTATAGTAATTACTTAAAACAATCATATAATTTTACAGTACCAAACTACAGTACACTTTTCTCCATTAATTTCTTTATGCGTCTTAACCTTCATTCTCAGCTTAAGAGCCATACCAACTTCAAGATTTTTGGTGCCTGTTTCCCATACATAAGTATTACCTTCGGCATCGCGCATAAAATGCGTATGCTTTTCGCCAAAATGATCTTCACGCGCGAGATTCTCTTTAACAACAACTTCTTTTTCAAGCCAGTCATTTTCTTGTCCTTGGTAGGTACTGCTGCTAATAACATCAGTACCAAGAAGATGGCTGACCAACTTAGCGACTTCTTCATGGGGTTTCATCCTGTCTTCATAATCTTGTACTTGTTCCCACTTTAGCTGAATAGGTTCAATTCCGCTTACGGTTTTGGGCGTGGGAAATTTACTAGGAGTATAATACCCAAAAGTAGTATTACGCCAAATATTAGTACGGTCATTTTCAGCCCACCTCTCTACTACTCGCTTGTCTCCTTTATATAAAGTAATATAGCCTTTTTCGTCAAAGCCAAAAGCATGTTTAGCATTGAAGTCCATTAATTTATTTTCTACTGGCGCATCAGGATACATGCGTCGATACTCAGCATCTGTATACCAGCGGACTTTTTTTGGCCCCTTGGCAGTAAGCACATTAACATACAAACGCTTATTCTCTTTAAAAGGCTCTCCTTGGATTTCTAAACTTTGATAAGTTTTTGCGACCATTCCTCTTACCTCTCTTTCTATAAAAATTATAACATAAATTTAAAAAAAGTCAAATGGTTATTCGACCATTTGACAAAGTTGAAAGGAGATGATTTTTTGGTCTGGTACTGTATCTATATAATCTAATAACGGAATCATATAGATTACAGGATCATTTTCAAGTTGATATACACATCTAAGTTTCTCTACAAGTGGATTTCCTGCTTTAGCCATTGCCATGCCTTGGGAAGCTATCGCTTCGACATCTTCTAATTTTATTTCGCGCTTAATCCACTTCATTGATTAGCCCTCCAAACTTCTTGAATGTAACCAGTTTTAATTAGGGTTTCTGGAGTCATGGTTAATAGTCCAGTAGGACAACCACTCAGCAGATGATTATCCGCGAACTCTAAGTCAGAAAAAATAACATCAAGCATTTTCTTATTTTTCTCGTTCATTGCGCGCGAACCATGATCACGCTCATGAAGCCACCAAAGACGCTCATTACTATATGAAAACATGTCACCACTATAAGCCCGACCAGCCGCGAGAAAATCACAAACCAATTCTACAAAATCATTCATGGGCATCGGATATACTGTCAGCCCTTCGCTAAAATTATCTGCCCAGTATGCCCAATGATGAGGATTGCGGCCGCGATGATGTAGCCATGCGCGCGAATAGCCCTGCTGTTTCTTAGCTTCGTTTATTGGAGAACTAGTCCCAGTCCAATAACGCGCGGATTCAAAAAATTCAGTGGGCGAATATTTCGATAAATCATGTTTTAATCCGCGCCAACGGATACCAGCAAGATTGCAATAATATCTAACCCATTTTCTATGAGTACGAATTGTTTTCCAATGGCCTAGGATATTATGCCATGTTAATTTCGGTTTCATTCTTCCCTCACTATAAAATCAAATGGCTGTTTATTCAACCATTGTTCTGAGTATTTGTTTACATTATAATAATAATATTCACCATCTGATACATACGCACGTTCAACATTCTTATCAAAGTCTTCGCTTTTAATGAAATTAATATAATCTTCTTTTGGCATTAGATAGCCATACTGAGCCATCCAATCTTCTACTGGGACCGCTTCTAGGAACAAATCATTAATTTCTACATCATGCAGATATGGTACTTCTTCTGCATCCATATAGTTTTTAGGAATAACAAATACAAATAATCCCTTTTCAGTAAGCACTGGCGACTCTTGATTTGTAAGTTTTCCAACGCACCATTGCCCATTGTGTTTATATAGGACGCGCATCCCATTGTGAATTTTTAGATCCATTATGTCTCCTCTTATAAAATATATTTAATATAATAATGCATTAATTCATATTGCATTAATTCAATTAATTGTTTTCCTTCTGTTTCAATCGCTTGTTGAATAACTGTTTTTTTAAACTCATTGCGACAATCGTCTAAAAGATTTGCAATACTTTCACAGCCATCATTATAATATGCATTATGAGATTCCAATGTATCTCTCTTAGCATGTAGAGCTTCTTGATAATCACGAGGCAATAATTTAAGCAATTGAGATGTATCTGTAAAATTCAAAAAGTTATCTTTCATACTATATAGACGTAAGGCATGAGAATAGCGTTTTCCGGCAGGCATATTGCGTTTAGTAAGCTGATGTGCCATTCCAGCCATTGCATATAACATATGAGAATAATTGCAATGTACCATTTTATTTAAAATATACTCATTATCTAAATATTTTTCTAAGATAGTAGCATATTTAGGTTCATAATATTTATACGCTCCGACAAAGCATTCAACACTATTTGGAGATGCTTTCTTTAAAAGATTAAGCGCAAGTCGAATATCTTTATACATACATTTTCCATCTTCGACTTCAAATTCACCACTATCCGGTTCGCACGCGGCTGATAAATCGTCAATGGTAGGAAAAATAAAAGTAAAAGTATCAATATCACTATTTTCATTGTCTAAACAATAATTTTGGCTGCCAATTAAGACAGTCATTACTGTTTCATAACCTTTATCTTTTACCCATTGATGATGTCTTTTAACTGCTTCTATAATATCCATCATCTTCCTCCTTATAAATTAATTATATCAAAAAATATGAAAAAAGTCAAGCATTTGATTGCTTGACTTTTCAGAAAGAGAGAATTTATAGAACACTAGAAATTGGCGCATAGCGCTCTCCTTCTAGTACAGTTCGCATCATTTTGATACCATCTTTACCGGAAAGTACTCCTTCAAGCGCGCTCATAGAGAAACCGCTACAATAGGAGAATCCCGGGCCAATAGCGGGAATGTTGGGCTGCCGAGCATTGAGGTTCCAGAAGATTACTCTCGGTGCGGTATATCCTGCCCACATCCATTCTTTAGTCTTAGCCTCAATGAGTGTATCAATCTGCGAGCGATTCATAGAACGCATATTATAGTCCCAACGATCAAGGGAACGCGCGCCGCAAGTCAAACCGTGATCGAATTCCATATCCGAAAATATGTAAATCGTCTTCGGCATTTCGGCATCTGGCACATGATTGCGTAGACCAGTCTCCAGCAGCATATCAAATACTGCTTCAAGGTTCGTATTCTGTCCCCAGTCTGCACGTACCGCACGTTTAAACTTATCATAGATATCTACGCCTTCAAATTCTACTAGCTGCGGATTAGCGCTGAAAGTAATAAAATGATTCTGGAACGGGCCTTTCCCGCGTTCGGCAATATACGCACCCATAGAAACTGCGGCTTCCATAGGAGTGCCACTCATACTGCCACTGACATCAACTACTGCAATGCCAGGCTCTTCGCGGCCATTGTAATAATCTTTCAGATTATCCCAATACTTCTGCCAAGCCTGACGCTCAGTAGCAGAGGGAGTACTCCACGTACCAAGAATCTGGTGCGCGATTTCAACAGGATTCAGTACACTCGCATTTACCTTAGTGTCCTTGCGGGACATAAACTCAGCATAGCGTTCTTTAGTTTCCTCACGGCGCATGAAAGCATTCTTATATAGAAGACCTGCGCGAGAAGGCAGCTTATCAAATGCAATCTGGTTCCACTGATTCTGGCTCATAAGAGTTTCGACCAAGTGACAGGCTTTGCGGCCTTCAGAAAGCATCTGACGATACTGACGCTCAGTCATGCCGAATTCATGCACGAATTTACGTCCACGAATTTTGCTTTCTTTAGAAGATGCATTGATCGAAGGCATCCATTTATAAATAAGATGATCTTCATTCTTATTAAGGACATGGAAAATATATCCTATCATCGCGGCTTCGCAAGGAGTGCCAAATAGCTCAAAAAGGTCGTCGTAGCGGCCATATTCACTAATGAGGGGAATTAGGTGTTCCATCTCTTCCGGACATTCATTAGCAAGCCACTTGATACAAATGCGGAAAAATCGTCTCTCACCTGCACCGCCGCGTACATCGCGCAGATAGAAGAGACACTTTAGCGCAAGAGTCCTATCCTCTTCGTATGCCTGCTTGAACATGTTAATAACATCATCGTCAGAGCGATTACGCATAGAACCGCCCATAGCAAACATATCCAGCACTTTATTTAGCGTAGACTTATGAGTCAGGGCGCCGTTCTCGGTATAACGGTAATTAGTTTCAGTCTTCAGATTCTTTAGTAGTTCGTTCATTTTTTTTCTCCTTTTCATCTTAGTCTTTATCAAGACCGCGGGATATAAGTATTTTCAAAGGCTTTCTTATTCATAGTAAATCCATGCATTTTATCTACTACAATATAATCATAAACCTGTGCGCTATAAAGCGCATTATTACTATTTAGCATTAAAAATAAATGTCCATCTTCCATAATATGGCCATATTTGAAATAATCTTTCAGGAACTGCCGAATTTGCTCTAAATTAGAGCCGTCAAACATGATTGCTTCAACTGTCTCTGACTTCCGGCGATAGATCATTTTCTTTCTCCTTTTTCATCTTGGTTTAAAACTAGATTGTAGAATTATAAATATCCTTCTATACCTTCCATCACATTTGAGGGACGTTCATATAAATCAATAAAAGCTTGCGGATATTCATCTACATCATGCTCTTCATGCCACTCAGCTGTATTACGACCACAAAATGGACAAACTTGAATTCGTTCAGAAAGACCGTGTATAACTTTAAATAAGCGTCCAGGGTGAAACCCAGTAAGTAGGAATACTTTAGGACGAATAAGCTCTTTTTTAAAATCATCGCATGTATAACCGCCACCACAATGATGCCGTTCATAATGATAATTTATTGGAATTTCAACAGTCTCTAGTTCTCCTAGTCCCAGATATTCCACATGTCCGGGGTGCATACATACGCAATCTTTCATTTTCCTTTTTATTCTCCTTTTCATCTTGGTCGTTGTCACGACTGTAAGAGTGTTTATAAAATAAACATACTGAAGGATCACAATGTTTGCATGGTGATCCAATCAAACATTTATTATCTTTTAACATAATTATTATAACTCAATTTTCAAGAGAAGTCAAATATTTCTTTCGAATTTGATCTTTAATATGTTCCAAATTTACTGGATAGCAGTCATGGGCATCCATCTCTACATGATAGCACATTTTGTCCCAGTCAACCCATTTGTCTTGCGTATGACTATGGCCACAAAGATTAGCTACTTTACGCCAAGTTTCGTTATTTCCAGTCAAAGTGGGATAATGCGATAGATAAAAGCTCCATTTTCCGCTCTTAATGACAGTGGCATAAGAAGTCCTTTCAGTGCCAAGAAGCTGGATTTTGGGACATGCAGGCAAGATTTTCTCTATCTTTCCTAAAGTATCGTGGTTCCCGAGAATCCATATTTGGTGTCCCTTAAGCCGCTGTAGATAAGGAATAGCTGCATCAACATCGCTAAGAGCAATATCGCCTAGATTATAAACAAGATCTTCGTCTCTTACAACTGAGTTCCAACGTTCTACAATAGCTTCACACATTTCCTCGGTAGAAGTAAAGCCACGAGGTTCGTATAAGAATGGCTTATTATGCATCAGATGTAAATCTGACGAGAGCCAAATATCACCCATCTTACATCTCCTTCCAGTAGGGGTCTATCAGAAAGGAAAAATCTCCTTTCTTATTTCCTACTTCAATAATTTCTGTGGCGCGACGATCTTCTTCAAGAGTCGGCGCCTTAAAGGAGCGGAACATTCCACGAATAACATCAGGACCTACGTATGCCATGCCTTCGCGCATTGCATCCCGCTCACAGCATTCGGAGTACAAGGTATAGAATACTACATACTTAATTTCATAATCTACGCCAATACGGTCAAGTGCGTTGGTAAGCTTCTTGCGCGAAAACTCATTAAGATGAGTAGCGTCTGCAATTACGTCAAATCCGTCAACAAGAGTCTGCGCCAAGGTGCTAACAAACTTCTTGAAAACTTCTTTCTCATGAGCAAAATAATCTTCGCCTTCTTCAAGCATAGAAAAACGAATTTCGTCACGAGAAACATATCGAATATCCTTATCGCTATGCTCTGCAATAAAAGTGTCGCGCCAAGTGCTTTTACCACAAGCGCTCGGGCCGCAAAGAATATATAAAATCGCCATTAATCATTCCTCCTAAGAATAAACTGTGCATGAGTATGCGCTTCTGGCACAAAGAAATCATATTCATTCTTCCATTTTTCTGTCAAATAAGGAAGCTGATAATGAGATTCAAATACAGTAGTATACTGCCATCGGCACATAGCATTGAGAAAATCCTCAATAGTATAGGAAAAATAGTTTTCTTTCATTTCATCTTCCCATCCATTGTCTTTCCACTGGTACTTCATAAGGAAATGAGTAATAGACTGGGGAGAGTGTATATAATCAAACGTAGCTTCATAATCATTGAGATACTTTTCTTCTACCTGCGCTCGGATCTTATCTTCTGAGCAACGTAGTACATTTACGCTAGAAACCGCGTGCCAATACATATCTCGAATAGTAATGTACTTCGGCTGCAGTTCTTTAACAAGGCGTCGAATAGTTTCTTTACCACTAGGGCTAGAAGAAAAAACTTCATGTAGCACAGAAGAAAAGTTAATACAAATTTCATCAGGCTTGTAATACTGCATTGCCATAGCAATCATATCTTCAAAACTATCATGTCGATCGGCAAAGCTTCTCTCCTTATGAAAGAAGAAAGTATTTTTATCCGCAGGAGATTCAAGTTTGCGCCAAGCCTCAATAATCAAATCATCATTAATGTCATAACCATAGAAAGTGGTGTTGGGAAACAACGGCGCAAGCATACGAATCATAGCGCCGTCAGCGCATCCAAAGTCAATAACAAGCTTCGCACCGATAATTTTATCCATAAAGAAAGCTTTATCCCACACCGATTTACTCATTTCTTCAGTATAAATATCAAAATTCATTTTCTGTCTCCTTTATCTTCTTCAAATTGTTCGCCCCATTTATCTGGTGGATCACCTATGGCCACGATTACAATTATAATAAGCAGGCAAATTAATACAATCCAAGCTTCTGCATCCATATTAATTTTGATACTCCTTCGTATATTCTTCCGGCATTTTTCCATGTAGGATAAATTCAATCGAATTCAGAGGATTAAAATCAGCAGCACGCGAATGTGTTACTTCTGGAAAACCGGTATGCTCGTTATACTCATGAATATGAGCGTCCCACTTATCGTATTCAATGCTATTTTCCATTTCTATCTTCCCTTTCTTACATAAAAATTATACACTAATTTTAAGAAAAAGTCAAATAAAAAAATGGCGACAAGTGTAACTTGCCGCCGATTATGATTGCCAGTCTTAATGGGGCGACTTTTGCTTAAATGCATTATCCCACTGGCGCCGCAGGGTGGCGAGTTTAGGTGCCGCCGCCTACACACCTATGATACACGGTCGTTATTATACAGAGTGACCGGTACCTCTGAGGCCGATTTAACGAGCTGGCCGCGTACTCGAAGTGCCTAGCGTTTCAGACTCTTTTAGCGCGGTTGTGCCTCGAACAGGGCTATTAAGAATTGCAGTTCGATATTTTGACAGTATCGCTTACACGCATAGTCCGATTGAGTCAATAGGGCTTTAGGTCTCAAGACATAACTGTGACCAATTTCAGATTCTTGATTATGTCAAAGATGGTTGATATTTTTATCCCGCATCATCCTTTCTGCGGTATCTTATTAATCTTCTTTAAAAGCACTGTCGACTTCTTCTTTGGAAAGGCAATAATCTTCTTCATCAGTCATTATTTCTTTCAGATACAAGTCAAAAACATTATCATCCCCGTAGCTTTTTACTACATGGTCTGCGGCCTGGCTCCACTCGCGGGCGAATACAATACCCTCATCATAAGTCTCTTTGTCCGCATAACTATCATACCAGCCAACCTTATATTTATAAAACATCATTTACGCTCCTTTCGATAGTCGACGCGGTTTTCGCGCACATTAGGTTCTTCTTCCCAGACTTTGCAATCTTCAATAATAAACTGGTTAAAATCGCGCCAAAATTTCCAATCCATGTCAAGGCCATTATACCATCCAACGCGAACAGTATGGGTTTTTTTATCCCACATAATAAGCTCTGCGGTCATAAGACCGCCGCTACCGTCTTCAAACCATTCCATTTTTGTGCGTTTCTGTTTTACACAGAAACGCCCAAGCCAAAGGTCATCCTCTTCTATGTTCTTGTTGATATAACGCACATACTGATTAAACCAACGCTGATGATTTTTACGCTTATGGGACTTCATGCTATACTTACGCATCTCTATCTCTCCTTTCTGTATTTATATTATACCAGAAATTTTCGATAAAGTCAAATATTTAACCATTTTTGTGGAACTAGCATATGTCCATAAATTTTACATTGCCAATTCATAATATGTTTCGCGCGCTTATAATTCTTTTTTCGCACACGAGCTTTAGGATGATAACAAGCACGCATAAAACTTTTATTAAAAGCTAAGGCTTGCTTTAAGATTTTAGTTTCTGCCATTCTTTAATTTCATATCCATGTTCTTGGAACCAACGTTGTACCATTACTCGCTCACTACAAGGATTAGTTGGTGTTTCATAAAATAAAAAAGCAAAATCTACATCTGGTAGATGTTCATCATGACAAATTTGTGCAGCAAGTTTCCCTAAACTATTTTGAATTGTAATTGGATTAATTTTATCTAGTTGAGCTTTATAGTGTTGGAGGAATAAGCAATCTTCTGGATGTTTTGGATTACACTTCCCATTACATAAACCATCGCAGCTATGTCCTGGTTTAAAAGGAGGGCAATCAACACATATTACTCCACGCGCATCTTTACCCATTTTTCTCCAGCGTGGGTTCCATATAGTTGTTGAAAGGCCGACTAGGTTTTTTGGAAAATTACGCACTTGCGCCCAATAAGATGTATAAAGTTTCAATACCCTGCCTCCCATAATCCAAGCTTAGGCTTTCGCGCGAGTTCAAATTTCTTTTCTTGTTGGTTCCATAGGAAGTACCAATATTCACGCCGAGAGGGAACGGAATAAAGACCAGGTTCTACTTTACAAACCTCTGCGGCTTGAGCATAATAGTCTTGAAGGTCACACCAATTTTCTTCTACTGCGCGAATAGCAGTATCTTTTTCGTAGTAAAAACCTACTCGTTCTCGATGACCACAGCTTGGAAACTTATCAGAATCCAAATGCCAAGGTTCACTCATTACATAGATTTCATAAATTGGAGTTTCATCTTTAGCCATAATAATCCCTCCTAAAAGCAGTCCCTGTTGGAATCGGACCAACACGTGTGGAGTCGTCGGCTCAATAGGGATCGAACCTATTTCTCTTGATATCTCTCAACTAGTTTAAAAGTATTTTGCCAAATAAACTATGAGCCGAAAGTCCACTGCGCTACCATTACGCTAAGGGACTATAAGCGACACTAGCACGGCTCGAACGTGCATACCCTTTTACAAGCAACCTCGACTTAGCAGGTCGGTGCGTTACCATTCCGCCATAGTGTCATTCTCCTTTATAATATCTATATTCCTCTGGTAAAATTGCGTGTAGCATAGCTCTGAAATATTTTGCCATTTCTTGTGTAGATTTAAATGGTATCACGCCATGAGATGGATCATAAGTATAATTACAAAGCATCATATCCATTATTTTTAAACAGCCATAAATTCCTTTTAATTTATCTTCCATAATTCCTCCAATAAGAAAAACGCCGCGGAAGAGTTGCAGATACTACTCTGCCTCTTTCAAATAGGAGCAATCCAACGCGGCAATCTATTAGCTCCAGAACGGAGCGAATATTCAACTAAAACTAGGCCATTTAAATTTGAAGGGATCGAACCTTCTCAGTTATGTTTCTCAAACATTTCTTTCACCATTTATATATAATTTGCTGTAATGGCCTATAAATACTAGACAGTTTCATAATCAATTGCTCTACCAATTGAGCTACTTCTCCAATGGAGAAGATTGGATTTGAACCAATGACACCTTGTATGCAATAATTGCTGTAACCGTCTATTGTGTCGAAAATGTCGGATTTGAACCGCAACTGGTGCTCCCGAAGCACCCGTGTTACCAGATTACACCACATTCTCGTTATAATTCCACGGATAAGGATTTGCACCTTATATGGGTAACACATACGTGCATCCACCGACAGGGTGGCAACCCTACGCTTCTGTCCTGTCGAGCGCCGAGCTTTTCTAGCGTCTACCTATTCCGCCACCGTGGATAAACGCGGCTTTCGCCGCACAAGAAGGAGATGATTACCATGTTACTTTTGCAACAAACTTTTTAGTTGCCTCTTCTTTCTACTATTATCTCCTTTTTACATTATTATTATATCAGAAATTTTATTCATTGTCAAGTATTTGTTCTTTCATTTCTTCAAGTTTTCGTCTATCTGAAATATTATTTTCACCATGTTTAGTCCAGCCGCGACATACATGGCAAGAACAATGTACTTTATTCTTACTATATTGATGTAAGTTATCATACCATCCTTCGGGCCACTGGTAGACTTCTTCAACAATCTTCCGTTTCCGAATTGCTTTCTTCCAATCATTATGACGTTTTTCTGCACGATTTCTCATATACATCAACTCCATCTGATATAATACGCCAAGAGGAAGTGCCGACCTCCATCCCTTTTACAAGACCAATCCGCTTCCAACGGATGCTCAGGGCCGCCTGAGTTCTCTTGACATATGACGACGGGCGATGGACTCGAACCATAAGCTTTACGCTCCCACTGTTTTCGAGACAGGTCCCACGCCTTGCCGGGTTCACCCGCCATATTGAAGTCTATCTATTTTTCTGGGTATATCATTATACCATTTTTTTCGTGCTCCACAATAAGGACAATATAAGTATAGCTTAGTAATTTCTTGCTCAAAACTAACACTTCCATCTGGTTTTCTTTTATTGGAAGAACAAGCATATTCAAATCCGCATTTGCAATGAGCATATAAAGCTATATCGCCTAAATATTTTCTTACTTCCCAATAATGATCTATACCGCGGCCTTTTCTCATTCCATATACCTCACTGGCTTATCATGTAAAATCGCATATTCAATTTCACTACGAGTACTTGCGCCAATATATTTATCTTTATTAATTACAAAGATTTCATCGGCCATATCAATCTTGCGCTTATGAATATCATCAAGCATTACTTTTTGTTCCTCTGTAAAAGTATCACCAGAATGGCCAAAACAACCAACACTGATGACAATATTGCCCGCTAAAGTAAGTTCTCTGTTAACACGCTCAAAATCCTCCTTGAAGCGGGTGCTCCCACATAATGTTATTATTTTATAATTGCCTATCATAAATAATCCTCCAAATTGAGGCTCCGGTCAGAGTCGAACTGACTAAACAAGTTTTGCAGACAAGTATCCGGCCGCCAGATTTCGGAGCCTATAATAATGTGGAGATACGGGGTGACGCTCCCCGGTCTGAAGCTTGCAAAGCTACTGTTTTACTGTTATACTATATCCCCATAATTGCCCAAAGTAGTGGGCATAACAGCACTTCAGGATGGTGTTTAGGCCCCAATTATAGAATTCCGGCCCTTCTAACCCGTGCTATTATTTCGGAATTATTTCTTGTGCTACCGATCGCACATCTTTAATTAAATTGCTCCATTTGTAATGTTTCAATAATATTTTAGTAATATGAGTGGGAGCAGCACTCATTGCGCCATATTTATTTTAATTTGTATCTTTGGCGCGATGTTTATCTTCTCTACGCGAAACCCATGAACTTTATATCGCTTTAGTATACTGGGCCTATCTAAGATAAACATAAGTGCCCAAGGTGGGAGTCGAACCCACAAAACCACGGCTCTGAACCGCGTACATATGCCAATTCTGTTACTCGGGCATATAGGACTAGATGGTGTTATCGCCCCAATTACAGAAATCCGGCTTTTCAAACATTGTCCTATACTTCTCGAAAGTATTTACGGTATTATCGAGTCTCACCATAATCCCTTTCTGCTTCTTCTCAACAGCGGGTGGGAACCCTCAAGCACGTCTAAATAAATTGTATAATAGTAAGGATGACATGTAATCCATGCGCCTAAGTTATATGGCGCGAGTGCCTAACTTGGGATTTGAACCCAAACTGAGCCGATTTTGAGTCGGTTTCCTCTTCCAATTGGGATAGAAAGGCATAAAACAAGACTCGTTTATAGCTAGTCAGATTAAAAGTCAGATGCTTGAAAAATGTTGCTGACGAGTCTTTAAGCAGGAGCGGCTGGATTCGAACCAACACGAGCGGTTTTTGGTGGAGCGCCTCAGTACTGCCCTTCAATTACTAGGCCCTTGCTTTCCTAGCGTGTTCTTTACACTATCGCCCCGGAGACCGCGCGACTACCGTTATCTTACACTCCTAGAAGCTTCCCCTGTGCCAACTTACTAACGTAACGGGCCACAGGGAGACCGACTACACACACATGTATCTAAACTCACGTGATATCTCTATCTTCGCATCATTAAGGCTTTTCATCCCAAGAGTGTATATCGTTTCAACTTACTTGGGCAAGAGATTGCCGCCACCTTTCCGCGCCTTGTAGTCACAGCCATGTCAGGTGGATTATGTAATTACCAATCTTTATTTTGTCTACCTTCTTTTATAATTTCATTCATATAACTTTTAAAGAAAGCAAACAATTCTTCATCTTCAGTATAAAAGAAACCATTAGGGTCTGATACTGCTTGTAGTCTTGCACTAAGCATATTTTCCATCAGTTGCCCAAAGCGCCAATCTGGCACTTGATGCCAAATCGCTTTAAGCTCATCACAAAACTTATCAATACGATTTGGATTTCTCATAATAGAACTCCTTTCCTTCTTACTGAAATAATTATACTATAAATTTTATTTAATGTCAATTATCTGGCACCCAAGGACAAACACTATCCAAATTATCTGGCAACTCTATTTCTTTCTTGCAAACTGGGCAAGTAATAGAATTATACCAATAAATATATGCACCATGTCGTTTATTATTGCCCTTTGTAATCTCGTCGTAATCAAATTCAAATTCAGTGCCACATTCACAAAACGCATGTCCAGGCAATCTATGAGCTCCAGAAATAATTCTCATTTTAATCTCCTTTATAATTAGTGTGCCATCCGGTACTCGAAACCGGGACACCCGCATTAAAAGTGCGGTGCTCTGCCTGCTGAGCTAATGGCGCATATCCCGTGGCTCTTTTACTTCGCCACGGCGAAGGTTATTCTCACTACCGCGAACAACTTTAAAGGGCGTCCCTAGTGTCCATACTATCACTGGCTATTATAGGATTTGGTACCCGCTGACAGACTTGAACTGCCGACCGTCCGGATGTAAGCCGGAAGCTCTGCCAACTGAGCTAAACGGGCATATGGTGCCCAGAGTTGGGGTCGCACCAACCAATAGGAGATTTTGGATTGATTTTGGTTCATCGCCAATGGAGAAGTTCATCTACCGGCTCACCTCCCAATCCATTATGGTGCCAGAGATTGGAGTCGGACCAATCAATAGCGCATTTTCAGTGCGCGGACTTCACCGGTTGTCTACTCTGGCATAAAGGTGATTACTCACCTTTTTGAAATTTAGTAATATTATATTTATCAATTAATTCGTGAGCACGTTCATAGTTTCCGCCGCGACCCGCTAGTCCAACAGAAATTAATGCTTGACGAATACTAGAACTATTTTTAAGTGCTTCTACTAATACTTCGTCTTCTACTTTTTTTGTCACCAGTGTTATTTTTACCCTTAAAATTATCAGTAAGAGCATGACAATTAGGACATAACAGCTGTAAGTTCTCTAATGTATTATTTAATCTGTCACCGTTAATATGATGTACTTCTAATGGAATAGGATTTCCTAACCAAGTTTCTGCACCACAATTCTCACATTTATGTCCTCGTAATTGTACTAAAGCTGGAATTGCAGCGGCACTTTTAATTACTTTACCTGCTTGAAAACGCTCATAATCAAAATTACTTTTATTCCATCCTTGACCTAAAAAATGGTCTATATTAAAACCCTTAGCTTCAATCATTTCACGCGCGGCATCACACCCACCGCCACTACGTTCTGCATATCCTAATTTTTGTGCAACCTCTCTATATGAAATGCTATTTTGAACGATAATTTCTAATTCTTTATCCGAAAATTTTTCCCATTTTTTCATATCGCTCACCTCCATATAAAGAGTATTATTAAAGTAAACAAACTATTTTTTTTTCTTTCAGTTTACTAAATTTTTTTAAACCAGATGGTGTTCACTGGTTCACCATCTGGGCATAACGAGCGGAAATTTCCGCTCAAGGAAAGTTATGGCCACTCGCCAAGCGGCATTCCAAGACCTGCGCGCTCAACATTAGTATTGAAGAATACGCCTTCAGTTGCAGGCCCAGTTAGAAGTTCACTAGCAATTGTCTCATATAGAGTACTAATTACTCCATGACAATCATTTAGGTTATCAGCTGCGAACTGTACAACACAGTTGTTGAATACAACATAAGTAGTGCCAATCCACTGATATCCCTCTTCTGCAGGGCAAACAGAATACGCATAGGCAGGATTCTTGAAAAAAGCAGTATCAAATAGTTCAACCTTACTCTTAAAGGTGCGGTTGCTTGGGGTTCCATCTACCATTACCTTTAGTGTAACATTGCCAAAGTTAATTTCTTCAGGTAGAATCTGCATTAGTGCAGCAACCTTATCTCCATTGTTACAGGAAAGAACAACAGAAGGATGTTCTCCACTAAAGTCAACATTGAAAGCAATCTGAGGATCACCGTCAAATAAGGCTTCTAGCTTCCTTACTAGAATCGTCCATGGGGGAAGAATCTTTAGTCTTGGTTCATTCATATAGTAGGTACCTCCAAAATGAATTTGCGCTTTCGCGCGAAGTCTCCAGCCGACGATTCGAACGCCGATTTTATGGTCCGTAGCCACACGTTCTGTCCCTTAGACTAGCCGGAGATAATGTGCTACCTTCATGGGCCGTGGTCCGCTTGCAAAGCCTAAGCGTGACCCTCTCGCAGTAGTAGCACGGGATGCGTCAAATCCATCCACTGGGTTGTCAGCTGAACAACAGTCGTACCTCTCGTGAGATTCGGACTCACACTGTACACGTTCTTAGCGTGCTATCTCTGCCATTTGGATTAGAGAGGCATAAAACTTTCAGATGAAGCCGATCGCTCTTCACTTTAACGGAACTGTTACCTTCCGGATCTGTCTCGTAGTATCTTGCGCTCACGCCGTTCATTATAGTCCCTGCTTGTGAGATCCTAGGACTATTACCAACCGCTCGCTTATAACGCCCTGCGGTTGGACCGGGCGCCATCTCTTCTTATTTCATCCACGCATGATGGTATGTTGGGAAATATCCTGTAAGCTGGGTTCCTTGCTTACTCTTGAACGGCTCGGACCAAGCGTATAGAGCTTCCAGCAAGACTTGAACTTGCAACCCATCGCTTACGAAGCGATTGCTCTGGCCAATTGAGCTATGGAAGCATATGAGGGGTTTCATCCCCTCGGTACAATAAAATTATAACAAAATTTTTATAATAAGTCAAATATTAATCAAAACAATCTCCAACTTGATTATACATTATATCTAAACCTAATGGTGTTTTATAAAGTTCCAATATCCATAATGGAATTGTACGCATTGGTGGACCAGGAGTATGCTGCGGCATATTCGATGGCCGAGGCGTCGCTGTAGGCTTTGGTTTCTTAGTTATTATAGGCGTCGCTATTGGTGTTGGCGCAGGAGTAATAACTGGTGTAAATGTCGGTGCCAAAGTAGGAGTGGTGTTGGCGTTATAGTTGGAGTTGAAGTTGGAGTTAATGTTGGTGTAGGAGTAGCGGTTGGAGTTGCTGTAGGTATAGAAGTTGGAGTTGGGCTTGGTGTAGGTGTTGCTGTAGCAGTTGATGTAGGAGTTGGGCTTGGAGTTGGTGTAGGAGTGAGTGTCGGAGTAGGAGTTGGTGTCGATGTTGGAGTTGGGGATGGCGTTGCTACAACTATATACTCATCCTTAATTTGAAACTGATCTCCTACAAATGGATTATTTAAAGTTTCTGGAATATTTAATTTATAAATAAACTTTAAAATTGTATCTTTTACATATTCTCCAACTTTGCCATACCAATTTATTTGTTGTTCTTCTCCATCATCAGTAATAACATATACGGTTAATTCATCGGTTAAGATTTCTCGCAGCGCAGCATCAGCGGCCCGTATGATAACAAAATGATATAAGTATCCTGTTGCTGGCATTTTAATAGTCACTTCAAATGAAGTAGTATCTCCCGGCAGTTTATATCCAGTATCTTCTGGCGGGTCAGCATTAATATCATCTTGATTACCGATAGTTACATTTAATGCGAACTTACTGACCGCATTATCAATATTAGTATTTTGCTGTTCAATATTAATACTATTCCAAGGATCATTAGATGTAAAGTCTGGATAGAAGTTATATTTTTGGACTGCTTCACTTGAAGGTAAAGTCTTAATATATGAACTAGTAGCCAAATGTTGATAATTATTAAGCCAACCATAGTAATCAATATAAATAGATTGACCAGATGGAGTCGGCTGTGTCATATATAGGCAATCACCCAATAACACATAATCAGTTGTAGTTGTTAGGAAATTACCATTTTCATCTAATAGTCCTACTTCAACAAGACTCCAGTCAATAGCTTCGTCTTCGCCAGTTGCTTTAACGGTGCGAAATGCATTAAGATATACGCGCAAATACGCATCCATCCCTGTATTTTTCACCGTTGTTTCCATCGGTACAGCATATTTGCGTGTAGTTCTATCGTAAAAATAATTAAAAACTTTTACATCTTGTTGAATGGTAACAATACCCAACATATTAGTTAATTCTACATCAGCAGAAAAAACTACTTCTCCATCATCATAGGAATATGAAATTATTTCAACATTATGCGTATATTCATTAGAATAAATATCTTCTTCTCCACCTTCTTCAGATAAGGCAAGAAAGGGTATTAGTAAAATAAATACCAGTATTATAAGTTTTTTCATATTCCTTCACCTTAATTACCATTTTACATGGACTACGACGCGCCATTTATGATTTACATTATCTTCGTCAATGTTAAAGTCATAGGTGCTACCGGAGCCAACATCGGACCAACCTGAACCATCATTCTCCTGCCAAGTAATTTCCCAAGTATCTACTCCATCACGGAAACCAGATAGGTGAGCAGTTAGAGTGACTTTTGTTCCTGTTTTTACCTTAGACTGCCCATCAAGGGAAGAACTAATAGAAACAGAATAATTGCCACGTTCGACAGGAGTATAAACTTCAACGTGTTCTGTGTGAGTATCTGAAACAACGTCGTCTTCGCCATCAGCATAGGCGAATACAGGAAAACAGAGCATAAGAGTTAGTAATAGTGCGATAAGTTTCTTCATAGTACATTCCTCCTTGTTGTTTAAAAATAAGGGCGCCAATTATGGCGTCCCATACATCACAGCCAAAAGGCGGTAGGTTCCAAGCTCCACCTAATGGAAAGTCCGGGTGGTGGGATTCGAACCCACAAGGAGCTTTGCTCCGACAGATTTTAAGTCTGTTGCCTGGGCCGTTCGGCTACACCCGGATAAAGATAAGAAAATACAGGATTTGTTCGCCATACGTCTATGGTCAAGTAGAGTATTAAGTGAGGTAACTTCTCGTCACTCCCGTATTTGTGATAGTATGTAACCCCGTAACGAACTATCTTTGCACTCTAGAAATGCCTGTTTTACTGTCTCGGGGACCAAATGTCTTGATTTCGAGGAACATCCTCGCGGCCAAGAGAAGCCTTATCTACGGCAAGCGGATTACGCTTTAGCGTAGGATAGCAGAATCCGATTTTTTAACGTACACTTTACTGCTCTATTGCACGGCCAGGTGGTCTATTTTTTACTTGCTACTGCCACTGTGCGTCGAAAGCGCAAGATGCCATTTCATATGGTAGAACGTTAGATGCTGCTGGCAGCTATCTTCGCAATGGCATTTCTACCGAGATACTAGGCACATTTAAAACTTTTTAATAGAAAGTTGTTCCTTATAGGTTTGCTGCGTGTGCCTATTACCGAGGCCCTCGCCTATATGGTGGATACCTCGTGCCTCCTGCTATAGCAGGTCGGTCTGTCTATTCCGTATACATGCTATTTTAGTATCACTCTTTTGGCATAGCTGCCTCACCACGGCTGTCGTCGCTCACGAGACACAAACCAATGTTTCAACAAGTCCGCATCAGTCTGCCGCCAGACCTCAACTGGCCAGTCATATCCTGTCAATTCAGGCTTTATGTGGTTGAATGGTACCCAATGGGAGATTTGAACTCCACGTCTGCACCTTGAAAGGGTGCTGTGCTAACCTATTACACCAATCGGGCATAAATAGCAGATTATTGCGAACTTGCCATCTGCTAGGGCGCCACCTTTCATTTCAGGTCATGCCTTCCGCCACGGGTCTGTATCCGTGGAGTAATAGTACCAAACTCCTTGTGAGAAGCTCCTATTATTGCTTTTTACGCTGCCAACAAGGTGTGGAACTGGACCAGAGTTTCTATTGCTGGCATATTAGTGGGCACGTTTTATAGTGCGGTGCCCAAGCACTAACATTTTTCCACCAAATGCTACAGAGGTGAAAGGAATGTTGAAGTAGCGCGGCCCGACCAGGCTTTGCTCCTGGGACTTTCTGATTAACGGTCAGACGCTCTACTGGACTGAGCTACCGGGCCAAAACTAGACGTACTATAACCGCGCTTCTACCAATTGAGCGACCTCCCATCAGTTGGGAGGGTTGGAATCGAACCAACACTTGACGGGCTCCCAAAGCGAAGAATATTGCTGATACGTCTAAAGCGACCTTACAGAGAATCGAACTCTGGTTTTCCGGTAGACAGCCGGATGTAATAACCTCTATACGATAAGGCCAAGTAGCAAGCGAGTATTACGGCCCTCGCTTACGGCTTACGAACACTCTTATGTTGGCTCAGGTGGGATTCCCTTACCAAAGTGGCACAGACAAGAATCGAACTTGTATTTGTTGGGTATGAGCCAACCGTCCTAAGCCTTTAGACGACCGTGCGATATAAAAAGTTAGTTTGTAGCTATCAAACTAACCGAGGTAATTTTTGCTTCAAAAACCTTATCCATAAGCGCACCCTCTGCCTAGTCACCGATATTGGCGACCCGCTGGACTCGAACCAGTTCTCTATGTATAGGCTGTCCCTCTTCTCAGAACGACCCTGAGATACAGTCACAACTGCTTAATACCAGTGCCAGTTATTTAACACTCTTAGAAAACCATCTTATCTAATATAATTTGCCCTACTCCCAACCTAATTTGGGTACGCCGCAGATGGAATCGAACCATCTATTCTAGCTTGCGGCCAGCGAGGAGATCCACTCCTCCCTACGGTTTTCGGGCATACCAAGTCTCTGCTTGGCTTACGTGTAATTATCCTCAGTGTCACTGAGTCTCGTTTTACATCCGCCGATGCCATGTACATGTAGGTTGTCCTTTTGTTTACGCGCAGTTGGATCACCGTAAACCCCAATCCGCGTCCTAGCCGAATATTCCTTTATTGAGCGTTTACACTGCTCAGGGTGGAGAGTCTAGGAATACCGCCTCCCTCTTCGCGTCGTTACCTGCTTATACTTGAGCGCCGACTAACGATTGACTGCGCCTTGCACCCTTTGATACTTTCACCGGCTAGGTGCTCCGCCCGCGTCCGCCACCAGGGGCTCGAACCCTGAACCAACCGGATATAAGCCGGGTGCTCAACCAATTGAGCTTGTGGCGGTTATAATGCAAGTTATTAGGATTTTATTTCTGCACTTAAACGTTTTTATTGAGGTATCTCTAGCGGAACTCTTGGCACTTGCTCCCCATTCCCAGTCCAAACTGTCATCTTCCCTCATTCAACATAATTATTATACAATAATTTTTATTGGAAGTCAAATATTAATTAATCAAAGAGTTTAGAGAGTCCTTCTGTAGAAAAACCTATGGATGCAAGAAATCTTGTAAAAACTTCGCATACCTCACCGCGCGGAATACGATTCTCATTCTCTACACTAACCTGAATGTCATTATTTGAAACCTTGCCGTCTTTGTCTTCAAACTCATACCAGAAACTAATTCTTTCCATCCTTCATTCTCCTTCCCTTTCTTCATTAATTATAACATAAATTTCTTCTCTAGTCAAATACTCATCTTCCAATTCATCATAAGAAAAATTCATAATAAAATCGTCTAACATAGCTTCTCTCACCCTCCTTACATATATATTATACATGAAATTTGGGATAAAGTCAAATAAAAAATTCCGTAAATTCGATTAGCTAGTGGCGCTAGCACTCAAAGATACGGAAAATTATGGCGCCGAGGCTCGCTATTCCTCTGCCATCGGGCGATGTGTCGTGTCGCCTTACGCCTCTCTTCGCACCTCAAGGATTGGTGAATGCACATCCGTAGCATTAGTACGGTTATATCACCTTTTACGAACGTTATAACTCGTCGGATACTTTACTTTCCTAGGCAAGCTAAGACATAGTATCAGTGCCTGAAGTACTTATACGGCGCTTTCATACCGCTTCTCTATTGTCGCGATAGGCTAGAGAAGAACCTAAGAGCACCATACCCGAATCGGACGGGCATCAGATGCTTGGAAGGCACCTGTGTTACCTTTACACCAATGGTGCAAATACTCGACACACTGATAATCTCCAATTATCTAAAATGCTGGAAATATATTTGCTGTATGTGTCGATAGTTTAACTGCCCGCCTGGGAGTCGAACCCAGTCCGTTCGCTTCAGAGGCCGCGGTTTTAGAGACCGCCCGTGCAGCCGCACACCTACGGGCATCGAAAGGACTGATTATGGCTCAGTCCTAAGCCATATTAGCCATTATACCAAGAATCATCAATTATAGTACTACCTGCTGTGACAGTACTTTTTCCATATGTATTAGCTACACTAGCTTTAGCGGTATCATACTATGTAACTGCAGTTGGGCTTTTTCCACGGTGTGTCTAATAGTCTTTTAGCGTGTCCATCTAAGTTTTAGTAATTATCGAGCCTGCGGATACAGTAGGTTTTGTCACAGTTTTAATAGTTACTGTAACCATAGGAGTAGATGTGGTACCTAGGATAAAACCCCATCCTTCACCAGAAGTAATACTAGTATCTTTATACAAAGCTAAAGTTTTACCATTAAGTTTAGTCATATCTTTAGTTAAGTTAAATCGTGACATATTGCCACTCGTAGCAGTATCTTCCCGTAAAGTGCCTAAATCATATCGATTATTTGAATAATCATTTGCATCCGCAAACCATAGTCTAACTGCTGCATTCTACTAAGTTCTCCATTTACCGCTAAAACTAATAGAAATAGGAAATTCACCAGCAGCAAGTTTTAATACTTCAGATGAAGTCTTGGGTTTTGTAGCGACATCAGAACTATAAGTATTTGCGCCACGATTTACAGTGGCAAAAGAAGTACATACTGACTAAATATATCGCCAAAAATAACCATCTCTACCAATATAAACTGTATAAGTAGCCATTAGATAGTCAAGAACTTATCAAAAATATCGAACAAAGTAGGAATATCTGCTGGATCCGAGCTAGAAAAATGATATGTTCCATATTTATTGATAAACTCACGAAGTGCTTTACTATATTCATGCTGGGCTTTGGTCATTTCTTTGCGCGCAGTTTCAACCTTTTCTGCAGCAACTTTACGTTCGGCGACTTCCTTTTCCTTCTTTTCTTTTAACTCACGTTCTTTACGCTCCTTTTCAATCTTTGCTAAATTTTCCTTTTCCTTTAGTTCAAATTCAGCGCGATTGGCTTCCTCTACTGTGTTATAAAAACTACCAGTTTTGTCAGAATAAATTTTAATCATATCTCATTACCTCCTCATGTAATGAAAAAATATTTTAAAAGATTAGTTCCTTTCCTAATCTTTTATTTATTATAACATAAAAATTGAAAAAAGTCAAATATTTAAGTTAATAATAATAACTTATTATATTCTTTTAATGTAATTATTTGCATTGCCAGACCTACCGGTAAATGTAATTTTTTACGCTATGGTAAATTATGTTTCCTATAATAGTTGTTCCAGTAGTATACACCCGCGAGTGCTTCAGCACGGTGCATCCAGCATATGTTAGTACTACGCTTATTATAGGTACCAAATTCATTATAATTTTCAGCACTACACCACTAGCAGCCTGAAGCCACTGGACATTCTAAACACTCTTGCGTTGATTGCGATTGGCGTGTAACTGTTTGCATATCATCATATATTGCACGATATTCTGGAGTATTATAAATACCATCTGTATTGCCAATAATTAAAGGCTTTCGATTAGTATCTAATGAACTAGCCATATAACGTAAACATGGATATGCCAATCCTTGTGGGTCAAAAGCTAGCATTGCAGAAGTACCGCCACAATAGTTATTAGTGTCTGATTCTGGAAGTGGATTTCCTTTGAACTCAGAGAATAAGGAGCTTTCTGCGCCGTCTACTTCCAATAGCTTGTCAGCTAATTTAATTAATATTTTATAATATAAACTAGCTTCTTCTGTGGTCCATTTATGCTCAAAAATAGGGTTGGCATGAATAGATTTGCATCCTTTTGATAAAAAGAAATTAAATATTTCTCCCATTTTAGGTAAATTTTCAGGAGCAATTGTTATTTTAGTATCTGGTATATTATTATGTTTAATTATATACCAGTCCTCCCATGCGGCGATAGCACGATCAAAGCTACCATTGTTAGAAAAATCTACTCGACAAAGGTCATGTATCTCTTTTGGCCCATCAATTGTGACATTCATACTAATTAAATTTGCATATTTTTTTAAAAATGCCTATACCTATGGCTCAAAATAAAGTAGACCATTAGTACTAATACTAATTCTAAAATTAGTAAGCCAAATATGATCACGACGATAACATTCTTTAATAAAATAATCTACAATATAATCCATGACTTCTACGTTCATGAAGGGTTCGCCGCCGATCATATCTAATACAATGCCATAAGTATGATGATTTATTACCATATCTTCATTATTTTCATCATACAATCTAAATAATAAATCAACAATTGATTTAGCCACTTCAGTGGTCATCATAGCATGACCTTTATGAGTCTAATAACAATAAGAACATTTTAAACAACAATCATCTGTTACCTAAAATGTAATATTACGACATACTGCCTTTGGGTCTTCGTCACGATAACGTTCGATAATTTCGGTGGAATAATCATGAGTTCTCATCTTTAATAAACACCACCTGCGAATCATCAAAATTAAATTCGTATCTGTCCCAATCACCGGCAGGCTTATATTTCTTTTCAACAGCGACTTTTGCGCGATCTAGTTCAATCCAAATATTTGCGGCTTCTTCCCATTTCTTTTCATAAATAGTACTATCAGTAATACGTGCTGCAAGGTATTCTAACATATTCATATAAGCGTTATATTTATAAAATAGACGCGATATGTTTTCGCTTTCGGCGTTGGTAATTGTAATAGCTTTTTTCATATCTTTCTCCTTAAAAATAATTATTATAGGATAAAGATCTTTCTTCCTTATCCTATAATAATTATATCATATACAAATAAAAAAGTCAAATATTTACTTCCTACCACCCAGCTGGATAAGCACTTGGTGACCAGATATTATTATCAATTGCACTTTCATATACTTTACCTTCGAACATAACACGATCGCCACGCATATAGGGGTTAGTGCTATCTGGCTGCTCCCACTCTGGAATTACATTCGCATCTGGAATTAGTACCTTAGCCCATAAACTTGGAGCGGCGGTAGGAGTCCATGCTTCTTGCGCCGCATGGGACTAGAGACATTTGTACAATATATTCTCGTATTGTACCTTGTCTCCCTGTAAATATGCGGCAGTAGCATTCCAAGTAGGAAATAACTGAACTGCTTCAAGTGAATCTTCATCAGATAAAGATAAAGCTGCTTTTTCTATATAAGGGCGTAGCTTGCGCGCTAATTCAAGTAATGTCAATTACTCCACCCCCAATAGTATCTTTGCGGCGGCAAGCTCCTCCTTTAAGGAGGAGATACTTGTGGCCTACTGTAATAGATATTCATCCTTGCCATATTCTTTGTAGTTATATTTATAACCAGAAACGGTATGTTCGCCAACTTCTTCTTCATATGGTTCAACATTAGAAGCGATGAAGACAGAAGTAGCTGTAATTTCAATTGGCTGTGGTTCAACCGTACCATAAATAGTTCCGTAATCTTTCATCTTTTATCAACCTCCATAATGTTGCCGCCATTTATTAATGTTGGCTTCATAGGTTGCATTTTTAGTAGGAATATACATAATACGCCCATTGAAGTAGCGTAGTGTTGCATTCACAGCCACATCCGCGCTATAGTTAAATAGACCTGCTCCATCGCCAGAGCTATAAAGACCGCCAATACCGAATAGATTGGTACCATTTAGAGCGCTATTAGTCCAAAGTGCATCGCCAACTGGGAAGGCACTATTGGCATTATTGGCACACTCAATCGGTAAATAAGCCCAAGTATAGTCTGGATTTTGATAGCCCATAGCAGAAATCCAGTTCGGCGCCGCACCGGGAAGCTGGAATCCTAATGGCGTTTCATCATGATATACTATGCCGCCTTCAGAGTTGCTACCGCCGCGAGTTGTAATATTAGCAATAAGTCGCCACATACTACCCCATGGATTTTCCATACCACGATAGCTAATCGCGCGTAAGCCTGCGGTTGTAACGGTTTCTTTAGTGCCGTCGCGGTCAATAATGGTTTGAGGCGCAGCGCCGGTGCCATTACCAATACTGGAAGTGGAACCAGTAATAATAGCGCAACTAGTGGCATTATTACGGGCAACATTGACCGCACCTTTTTCTAATGCAGATTGTCCATTCATAGTACCAAATTCAACCATCTCTAGCATCTGATTAGCAGATTCAAATTCAAAATTAGTAAGTTGCCAACCTTCACCGCGGTTAGATGCCATTGTTTTAATTTGGGTTAGATTTAGATTTTTTCCAACGCCAGTAAAGATTTTTGCGCCCGCAATAGAGCTGAGTTTATCTTCAGAGAAAGTAACATTCTCATCGTTTAGAAGATATTCGTCTGCGCTAGTGTCATAGACACTACCTTCAAAGGCGGGGAGAAGTACATAATCAAGTTCTTCATTTCCAAGTTTAAAGAGAGGATGAAGTTCAAAGCCTGCACGCTCATCAGCACTTAGAATTAGATTCTCCTTTTGAATAGTAACTCCGCGACTGCCTGCACTATCTTTAATAAAGGTGCGAGAGTAGTAGAATTTGGGTTGATAAATCATTACCTAACCATTAGAACCATCTTCACGATAATTAGTATCTCCATAGAAGGCAGTAATTGTGCCGTCATCGTCTACATTACAACGCATGCGGCCGCCGTACATAGTGTATCCATTAAAGTCACTTCCAGCCCTACGACTTGCGGCATCCTGAGTACGCTCAAAGGACTTATTTTCATAGTCGATTAATAGACCAAGTGTGCCATCAGCGCTGTAAGTCCCGGCTTTTACTAGTGCCTGAATGATTGCTTCTTGTGTTGCATCACCGGCTTTGATGTTACCGTCGGAGCCGACAATAACAATTTTACCGGCATTCTGTGCGCCAAGATTACTGACTCCGCCAGAGCCGGAACCACCGCCAGATGGGATGCGTGTGATTGCATTATCAACATAAGCTTTAGTTGCAGTTGTGGATGTGTCGGCTTTCTGCGCGAGTGCGGCTGTAATAGCTTTTTGCGTCATACTGCCATCTTCGTTATTGCCCGTAGATTTGTATAATTTAACCACTTCGGGCATAGTAAAGGTTGTAGCATTGTCTGGATATAGAACTTTATAGCCACGACCATTATAAGTATTAGATGAGGTTTGAGTTAGTTCGAAAGCTAACTTAGAAATCTCATCATCTATGTCTTCTGTTGTGATTGTATTAGCTTGTGCTTCTTGTACTGTCTCTAAAGCTTCTTGCGCAGTTGCTAGCAAAGTTTCGGCCTCTGCTTGCTTTTGCGTGATAGTATCCGCCGCGGCGGTAACGGAAGCGATTGCTGTGTCTGCATCTTGTCTTGCTTGTTCTGCCTTCGCAGCGGCTGCATTAGCTTTAGCTACGTAAGCTTCGGTTTTTCCTTGTGGTGTCATTGCTCTTGCGAGCATTACGTCTAATATATCCATTAACCCTCACCCCCATTTTCTTCCTCTGTAACAGGAGTCATACTTTTCCATTGTTTTTGGCTGTTAGCAATAAATACTTCCATAGTATCTACTACTATTGCAATAGATCCCAACGTAATATACTTTGGATCAATAGTTGCTAAATCCGCGGCAGTGTCGCAGAAATGTTCATAAGTAATTATATTATCAGAATTACCTCTTTTACTCATTATTGCCGCCATTTTTATTCGCCTCCATTAACATCATTTGACCCGAATGATGTTTTTTTAATTGTCACAATATATGTAATAAATAAGCAACTTATTTTAAGTATACTGTTTAAAAATAATAATAATAAGGGCCAGCACGGCTGAGCCCTTATTAGTTTTATAAAAAATCGGCGCAAAGCAGCGATTATTTATATCAAAAATTATGGATTAATTGGTGTAAAATAATTTGCCATATCATCTGGTGTGTATGTCTTACCACGACTGGTAATAACATATCCTTCTACTTGACCAGAAGTCAAAGTGCTACATTGTAATTGTATTTTGCCTAATCTATTTCCTTGTGGATCATAACTACTCCATGTGAGAGGAGCATTTAAATTCTCTATTCCATAAGTAATTACAATTTGAAGAACATAAGTATCGGCTGTTAATGCTTCATGAGTAAGAGTTACTCCATTTGTATTAGCATTAATAGTAAAGGCATATTGCTATACTGGCGCGACTACCTTAGGAGCTCCATCATTCCAATAAATTGGAGTATAGTCATCTCCATAAATATCATTATCACCAATATACACTTTACTCCAACGATTTGTTGACAAGCCTAAATAGCCGCTATTATTTACAGCAGGATAAAAGCTTGGATCGCTATAATTAATATATGCTGTATCATTATCATCAAATGCAATTGCAATAGTAGAATGTAGTCGACCATTTGTATTAGAGATTTGCGATTTAGAATGTAATACTAATTTACCCGCTTCATCACTCTAACTTGCAGAAAAATAAATCTCTGCATCATGGTATGCGCTTTTCCAGATAATTTTATTTGCAGTGTTAGTTGCGCCAAGATTAGGCGTACTGACATTCTACATATATATATTACCCTAAAAATATGCATCTTTCCATCTAAATAAATCGGCGCCTAAATCATTTGTATTGGTTTCTTCCGGAAGCAAGTGTCCATTAAATTTAAATATTGGATCCTAGGTTAATAGATTTTGTGGATCGGTAGCAGATGCACCGTTATCCTCTAGAGTACACCGATGGAAGAGCATACCGGTATTCGTGCCCTATATGTATCCTAATAATAAACGCGACTAATTAGTATTTTCTTGTTCAGATGAAGATATATTATTTGCATTTACATGTGAATAAAAATTAATATAGTCTTCGTCTAACTAAATTTTATCCACTCGTAAATCTGGTAAATATCCAGTTGCAGTTGCGTCAATATAATAATCGGTGGCATTTCCAAAATAGACATTACTTTTATGATAAACATTACCGTTAAAACTCGTTGTGCCCGTTACATATAATGTATCTGTACAATTTTCTGGCCAATTACTAGCCCCCAAGCCAATATGGCTGTCATCGGCATAATGAATAGTAGCCGTAAAAGAATCTGATGATTCTGTTGCAGGGGTTGCCGCAGCAATGCTATAATATAAACGATTAGGAACATAAGTAAGAGGGGTAATAACGCCATTAGCGGCGACAAATACTGGCTATGTAGGAGATCCTACGGCTGCTGCGGATGAAACTTGAGCTATATGGCCATCACTATTAGGTAAAATATGTATATACTGGGTAGTAGTACTATCTCCTTTTAAAATATGAGAACTGGTCGCGGCGGAGTATAATTCAATCTGACCTTCGGAATGAGCTATTTCATTTGAAACATCAATATTATTACCTAATGTAAGAGTAGTAAATGCCTACTAATCACTAACTGCGCTTTCTGCGCTACTGATAAAAGCATGAGTAGCCCAAAGAGGCGCCGTAGTACTACTAGAGGATACTAATATCTAATATTGTAATCCTCCTGTAATTGGCGCGAATATATCATTATCTGATGTATAATTATGAAGATTATTTATTTTAGGTAATCCATAATAAACATCCTATTCTGTTACAAAATTTGTACTAATACTTAATGCTTCTGCACTTATACTATTTGAATACGGGCGTGAAGTAAAAGTTACTGCCTATCCTTCTGAAGGATTTGTGCTTAAAATAACCTAATTTGGCGCAAAAAAATCTGTTCCTGTGCCGCCAGATCGTACTTCTAATATGCCATCTATACCAATTATTTCGGCAATATCTTTACCACCTTGAATTGTCGTAATTTGATCTTGAGGATTAGCCGCGGTTGGCTCATGAAATCTAGTAGTTAAATCTACATATATCTTTTGCCCTGTAGCAAATTGAGTTGCAGTCGCTGCATTGCCGCTCCAAAGACCATCAGTCTCTAATCCACTATAGTGAACCGTGATTTCACCATTTTCATTCTAACTAATAGAAGATACCCATTTATTTGTCTCAATAATTGATGGCGCGGCAACGGCGGTTTGAATAATTTTATAGGCTCCGTCTCCGCCTATACGTTCCCATAGTCCACTTGCAGTTAGTACATACTCATATTCTCCTGTATAATCAAGAATAACATCACCAACTTGTGGAACATAGGAATTTATTCCATTAATAAGGGGATTTCCCTATGTCCCATCACTAGGCTAATATGGAGATTGTTGAGTAACTTTTCCAATAAGCTATAATGGATTTTTTAATCCAATGTCTTCAGCTGTAAGTCGAATTTCTGAACCACTTTTATCATTTACTGTTATAATAGGTGTAATGCTAGTATTACCTAAAGTAATTACATTATCTCTAATATAAGCATCCGTAATACCATAACCTTCTAAGGTATGGGGTAAATTTTGAATAGCATTCCAATCACTTACACTAGATCCTTCCCATGGGACATGAACATACATTTGCTCATTATCAAGCTCAACTGCATATTTGCGACTAGCATTATCTGATACATATCCTAGTTGAGCGCCGCCACGAACTCCATTAGCTGCAAGAGGAATTTGTAATAAATCACCTACAATTTGCCATTGCTAACTTAGATATATTAAATGATAAGTTCTGCCACTCTAGAGCATCCCTTCGTCTAAAACCGTTCCTTCATATGATATAACTTTATCTCCGCTATTGTTAATATTAAGTGTCGGATTTGCAGCATTAGTAGAAGGCATTTCCATTGAGATTTTGACGCCTTCAACTAGTTCAAAATTAGGTATATTAGCAGTATATTTATTACCATCAATAGTTGGCAAAATATGTAATATCGGTTCAAGTAAATAAGTAGCGTCATTTTCGATTTCTATTGCATGAATATGTGCCATTTACTCTCACCACCTTAAGGTACAACTACTACTGTAGACGTGACATTTAAAGAAGGAGTTGTGCCTACATTAGTTATATTAGGAATTTTGCGTGATTCATATGATAATGAAGGAGTAGTACTGTTTTTTATTTTTAATATGCCATTCCGCACAGTAGCTTCTGAAGCGCTACCCGCCTGCCAATTTGTAATATCATCTGCATCTATGTCCGTGCCTAATGATGGTACTGTACCTGCATTCCAAGTAATAGCAGACTAGATATCGGTTGTGTGAGATTTTAATGCATAAGAACTTTCATCCCCAATTTCATGCCAAGCTTGTCCAGTCCATATAAATTCTTTAGCGCCATAAACTACTAAATCTCCTACTTCCGGCTCTAATAAACTTTCATTTATAATAGCCGTTTCTGTACCTCCGTTTGTAAGTGCATATGCAGAAATACCTCTATAATGTACCGTACCGCTAGAATCTCCGCCTTGAACAATATCATCTACATATCGTCTAGTAACCAAATTAACACTTTGTCCTGCAATTTTAGTTACAATATCGTTATCTGTTTCAATTTTTACGCTATGATGTGAGCGCCATACAGCTGTGCTACCAGTACGGTCTAAAGTAAAAGCTATAACTTCGTTTGGCGCGCATACACAATTACCACTAACTGGTATTGAAGCCGTGTTACCAACTTCTAAATTAACACCATTTAAAATATTATTACCATATGAAAATCTAACATGAATTGTAATTCCATCTACCATATTATCAAAATTATTGAAAATTACTGTTTTATTAACCAAGTTTGCTGGGCTATTACAAATACCATAAAGAGTAGAGCCAAGCAGAACTGGTGCATCTGAATCAATTTGAAGTGAACCTATATATGTTGCCATGCTCAAACCTCCTTAATGATATTTGTTACTACTTCTTTATCTTGAGTTAATAAAGAAGGAAGTTCTCCTGTTTTAATTTTTAATATATTATTATCAACCTATAAGCTAGTTATAACTCCTGGCATCCATTGTAAGACACTATGAACTGTTGTTGTATCAGTTGTATAAGTAAAATTAGATAACTATGAATATCCTATACTATTAGTATAATGATAAATGCTATTTGTAGATAAGTCAACATATAATTTATCAGATGAGCCCACCGTGGGAAATAATTCTGCATTAGCTAATTTTACTATTTCCGTTTCATGTCCGTTTAATGTTCCGGCATCTACAAAAGGCAGAGAATTCACATTGGTTGAACCATCTCCTACCTTTAAACGAGCATAATTATGTTCATTATCTGCCGCATATATAATAAGTTCATTAGCTAAAGGAACGATAGGATGAGCTATCCAATTGGCTTCTGTATCGGCTTTTAGCTAAATACGCATACGCAATGTACCATTATTTGTCATCTTATCCCTCCTTATACTACGTCAGTACTACTGCCGCAATTTATTGTTATATATGTATTATCTGTCTGTAATAAATCATGAACATTACCAGTTACAGAAATGCGAGCAAGCTATAGTTTTTTATTAATCTATTCAACCTCCTAAAGCGTATTACCATTAGGAATCTGTGCGCCCGCGAGAACGTCTAAATCTAATGCAACTTGGTCTAATATAATATTAACCTACTTATTTTCTGGAGTCTAGACTATTCCATTTATAGCAATAGATTCAATTACATTTTCATGCTCAGTATGTGGATTGGTTGTGATATTTACAGTTTTAGCATTATCAAGCGGCTATTCCACACCATCAACTACAATATGCTCAATAACATTAACTTGTGCTTCTGCCTCAATGCCGGCTAGTTTTTCACTCTGTTCAGGCGTAATACCGACAATTTGAAGATCTACTGATTTGTCAAGCCCTTGTATTTTAGCGGGTGTTATTTCAGAATCATTTAAAAATACATGCTCAATGACATTTACCTACGCGCCATTTTCAATATCTTCGAGTTTTTGCTTAGCATCGTCGGTAAAATCATTAGTAGATAAATCCTTACCTTCTACTTTTGTGACTTTTGTATCTAAAGTCACATCTAATCCATCAATTTTTGATTGAGCAATTGCTGCATTTTCTGCAATATCAACATTAGTTATACTGCCTTTAATAGCATAGCTACCTTCATCGCCAAGTAAACGCCAAGAATCTCCAGTCCATACATATTCTTGTGAATTATTAGCTAAGATAACATCACCTGGCTATGCATTGGCAAAAATATACCCATTTATTTGTGGATTGACGGCAGATCCATTATTGATGGTAACTTGTGCCTCACCCACAAAATGCATCGCGCCAGTTAAACCTGCAGTAGCATTATTAATATAATCAATAATCGCGCCAGAAGTGGCGAAAGTATTGCGATCTGATGATTCTAATGTGGTTACAAATCGCTTAGTAGTAATATCGCCTTCTTCACTACCTATAAGTACTTCATCATCTCGTACACTAGTTAAACCAGTTCCACCTTGTTCTGTTTTAAAAACACCACTTGTAATATCTGCGGCAGAGATAGCAGAACGATCAACCTAAATTTTACCATCAACCTATTTAACAGAAGTAACAAACTAATGCTGTTCAGCTTGATCATTATAATCAAGCTAATTCATATAAGCAATAACTTCTTCATAAATATAAGCAGAAATTGGCGTTTCAATATTACCAAGATTATACTATGCACCATTGGCCCATCGTTCAATTGTATTGATGCGGTTTAGTATAGCAGATAAGTCAATTTCACTGGTAGTATTTACCCAACTATCTGTATCAGCATCATACATTTGTAAAATATATTTAGAAGTTGCGCTATCATATACAATACGATAGCCGCTGCTTGCACTGCCACCACTTCCACCACCACCGGACTACTAATTTATAAACTCCGCAAGTCCTGTGATTTCAGTTGCTGTATATGTCGGCTTAGTTGAACTTTTGGCCCATGAATATACATCCGCGGCAATGGCCTATACCCAGGGTAACTCGTAGAAATAGCGTGTGCCATCTCCTATCTTAATGCCAAAGGCAGGAGGCGTATTGTCCGGCTCATCATCTGTAACATTATCTATTACTTTACTACGAGGGAAAATACATACTGCGGCTTCCCCCGGTAGCAAAATAATTTCACTATTCATCCACTGGGAATAAGTACCATAGCGTAACTATATTCGTGTTTCAAGAACATTTTCCGCCATTTAGCTCACCCCGTTAAGCCGTGCCGCCATATAAGATAAGAGTATCTCCTGTCGGCACATATAATTTACTAGTGGAAACACGATTAAGTGTCATAAAGCCTTCTTGTGTTACATTAATGCGGTCATCTGCGCTTGAAGCTCTGACGCCGCCAAGGCGCGCCTCGGTAGCAACTGGTAATTCATAGCTACCACTACCGCCGCCATCATTTGTTACGCCTACTAAATCCCAAATACCGTTGATGATCATATACTCATCATAGCCAATGCCGCTTTCAGATGGCATTAGATAAATAGTATTTTCATCAGCATCTTCAAGTTGAGGTAGTTCTTCTACAACTTGGCGCTTTAAATGCCCTGCGTGCGCGATTGCATCTGCAATAAAGCGCTGTAGGAAGCTATAATTAACAGGATCGGTATCTTCAGTAGGATCATCATTAATAACAAGATGCGCATCGCCGCCCGCTTGAGCAATTAGATTATTAATTTGCTCTGCAAAGGTGTCACTAAAAGTTAAAGAGCCATCTTGCATATGCTTAAAGTATGTAGTATTTAATTTATTTAAGTATGGTAGATGCGCCCAATCGCGTATGCCATCGCCTACTTTAATTAAAAAGGTATCGGTTTCTAGTCCAAATTCACCCTCGAAAAGAATTGGATTCCTAGTGGTCCAATTTTCCGCGATACTCTGCCTAATTTGAAATGTAACTTGCAAATTATGCGCTGCCATTAAGCGTCACCTCCATGTAGAATTGTATTTGCAATAAGCATTGCATTAACTGGAATATATTCATTATCCCAATAATATAAGATTTTATCATTAAGGTCAAAATATAACATATCTTCCGTTCCAACAGAAGGAAAATTATCGAAAGTTTCAAATAGAATTTCTTGTCTGTTGGTTTCAAGGTATGTACCAAAATACTTGTAAAATTCTTCGCGCGTGCCTTTGTAGCCGCTATTCGCTGCAAAATTGAATAGCCAATCGCCCATGATGGCAAGATTTTGCATCTCCCAAGGATAGATAGAGCTAATTGCGGAAGGATTTGGGAATGGCGGCATTACACTGCCGCTATCGTTATTATTGCCCCAAGGATATAATACTGCTAAACCTCCGGCGCGAGGATGCAATGGCATTATTGTTGGCTCGTATTCCAACAATAAATCCCGGGTTCGATGTCTTGTATCTATATATCTCATGCAAACTCCCTAATTTCACAGATAGGAAGACTAAAGGCAGAATAATAGGAATCAATAGATGCGCCAGTAGTTGGAATTGTTTTAGGATCGGATGTATCGGCACCATCTGCGTATACGGGTGTTTTATAAATCTTAACATCCCATTCATACCTATTACTTGGCTCTATTTCTAGTGTGTCCTCATGCTCAAAAGGAATATTAAGTTCTTCCTCTGTGATTGGATATTGTCTTTGATAAATTACTTCCTTCTTTAGCGGATCATAGATAGAGAAGACCGCTATGTCTCCTTGCTCTGTCCCAGGAAGTAAAGGTAGAGTAAAAGTCCCCGTATCGCCGCGAGGAATAATTAAGCGTCGCTATATTACTCTAATCATATTACCACCACCTTATTTATATTTCTTATGTAAAGCGTCTGAACATTGTATTATAGCGCCAATGTCATAGCCTAATGTTTCAAATTTAATTTGCTTCTTCTGCGCCCAAGCCAGTTCTTCATCTACATCACAGATGAAGCATTCAAGGTATAGGGCCGCCGCAACTTCACCAATTGCGCAAAGTTCTTGGCGCATAGCTTGATAAAGTACTTTTGTTTCGGTTTCCCAAGCTACCCATTTCTCCATTAGCTCTTTAACCGCACTACGCTTGGTCGCAATATCAACATCGGTTGTTTTGTATTTATACCAACTTTCTGGGACAATTTGCGGCTGCTTGAGTGGTTCAAGTTTAAGAAGTTTATGAAAATGGGTTGCATAGTAATGGGAGAGTTTACGATAAGATTTTGTCTCACAAATATGATGATAATCATGACAACGCGCAAAGCCGCTGAGGGCTAAGAAATCATATGCCTTCGCCATATCATCATGATACATTATTCCTTCTACCATGTGAGAAGCTAGTTTATTAAAAATCTCTTCTACTGTCATGATATATCCTCCTTAAAAAGAAAAGGGCGGTATTACCCGCCCTATATATTAACGAATCTGTGTTACTACTACATTAATATGCGCATCAGTTAGCGCTGTCGTACCATTTATAAACTGAAGAGTGGTTGGGCTTGTGAGACAATTGCAGTTGCAGTTGTTTTCAAGTACACGAACAAAAGTCTTGAAGCCGAAGGTGCGAGTATCGGTTACTGCGGCAGGAACGAAAGTAGAGATTGCTTGTGGCTGTGCTACATTATTGACGTAGAGCTGAACGGAAACTTCTGTCGCGGCATCTGGAGTAGCAAAGCCATCCATTTCTACTAAATAAACGCCACGTTTATTTAGCTGGATAGTGCTTGGAGCGCTCAGGCTTTCGCCGCAACCCTTATCTACAACTACATTGTTGAATACAAATGGGGCATTGGCTTCGACTGCTAGGTTGCTTGAATAGGTTTGTAACATTTCAATTACCTCCGTATAATAAAAAATAAGGGCGTACATAAGTACGCCCATTAGTTTACATATTATGGTGTACTGAATACACTCTTAATTACATGTTGCATCCTCCACAGAATGGAGAATTTCCGGCATTATAAGTCCAACCATTTGGATATCTTACAACGCCCTGTAGTTGATTCTGGAGTTCTAGTTGGTTGATACGATTCTGCATCGCTTCCATCTTGTCATCCTTAATCATGTCTTTTAGACCCTGAATCTGAGCAGTAAAGTTGGCATTGGTTGCAGCATCGCGCATTGCGGCATCATAATTGACCTGAGCGATGGCTTGCTTTGTTTCACAACAACATTCGTTGAAACGAGCGAGCTGATTAGCCTGACCAATAGCTAGGCCAGCGATATCGCGCTGTAGCTCATTGTACTTATCAGATAGACCATTCATTAGGTCATGATAGACCTGATTAGTAGTTGCTATGGACTGAGAAGCACCATAATTGATAGCCTGCATAATGTCACGATTCTAATCCTATAAGTCGTTGAAGTTAAAACCGTTCTGTACAAAGTCTTGGGTTGCATACTGTGGACGATAGCCACCGCCGCCCCAATTGAAGCCGCCACCCATCATGGCTAGAATAGCGAAAAGCCAAATCATTCCGCCCCATCCATTGCCGCCGAAACCGTCGCCGTCGCGAGACATTAGAGCAACATCAGATGCACTTAATCCGTTTTCTCCCATATTAATTCCTCCTTTTAGCTCATAAATTTTATCAAATGGATGATAATGAGAGAAAAGATTGGATTACTCCAATCATATGATAGGTGGTAAAAAAACAACTTAATTTTGGTAATTATTACCAGAGAATAAAAAAAAGTTGCCCTGAACTTTCAGTTCAGGGCAATCCTTTATCATAAAAGAATTCAAAACTCATGTATCTCGTCACATGTTGAATTCTTTATAAATATATTATATTAAATATTTGAGAAAAAGTCATGTGTTAGCGAACATAAATCCAGATACGACCGTTGACTTCAATATTTGTATGATTCTATTCTCCAACTTCTCCATCATCTTTTTTATTAGTATGTATCTAATCCCAAATTTCATAATCAGGAACTTCATCTACAATACCAATAATTCTATCCGGATACTATATAATTTCCTCACGTGTCATAATATCTGCAGTACCATCTGGCGCTGCGCATAGTGCATCTCCAACCTTATAGTTTTCGCGTGGCTAGTATGGATACACAAGTACGCGGCCAGCAACTCCGATAGGCGTTTTCGCATTATCAGACATACCAACACTACAACCAAATGTATCCGATATGACACGAGCACTTGGCTATAAACGCTCCGTACTAAGGACTAGATGGCCTTTGCCATCTGATATAAGGACTCGGCCGCCTTCGGTTATATCAGAAACACGGTATTCTGCGAAGTCATTCCAGACTGCATTGTAAACTTTGGAGCCATAAATTGGCGCCAAACCACCATTACCATTACCAAAGCGCCATCCATTTATAACTGCGACTTTACCTTCTGCGAAAGCCCAGCCTTGCCATAAATCATTTGCAGATGTCATATTGCCATTGCGTGCATAGCGGATTTCATTGCCGGCTACGCAATTTTGATAGTTTGCAGTATTTGCATTACCAGTGCAACTTGCACTACTTCCGGTTACTGATATTGCCCATGACCCGCTAGCTGCACCACGCACTGCGGCCATGGTTTCTGCTTTACTAATTGCTCGCAATTCATACCCATTCCAACATGTAAGCCATGATATTGCTGAAGCTGCCAATCCAGCTGCACCATAATTTAAATAAGTTGCTGTCCCATTTGTTCTATCTGCGTATCCACCAGTCGCAGTCACTTTACCAGCAGTCCAAATATTCTATCCTAAAGCGACTTTTACTGTACCATTTTCACACCAAAGGAATTGATGGCCTCCTGCATATGTATTGCTACCTATATAAGCCTATCCTGCATATCCATATGCAGCACCGTATAAACTACCTAGTCCTGAGCCGTCTGCTTTTATCTAATAAGAAGCGCCCATAGACCATATTGCCCCGGCTTTCTAATAATTATATTCACCAACAATACCATTATCACGATGTGCTGCAGGCTATTGAATAGTAATCTTCCCCGTATATGCTCTATCTACATATAAATACTTCCAATACCAACTAGAAGTACCAATATATGAATGGCCATTTTCCGCGCCGCCAGATACCGCAGGTAAAATGCCATACCCATCAGTAGTGCCAAATTTATACCATCCATTTGTTGTACCATCGGCTGGCATAATAGTATTATATGAATCAGATATTAATGCCCATGTACTAAGTTTACTTCTAAAACTCGCAGCATTAGTTACGCCAGTACCATCGCCTATAACCAAGTTTCCTGAATATAATGATGTTCCATCAGACTTATAACATCTATAGTTCGGCGCGAAAATGCTAGTACCGCCACTACCCATCCATATTCTAGCCTATTCTTGTTCTTTATCTGCATACCACCACACGATATCAGGACTATCGGCGCTACTAGTATATAAATTAATGTCGCTTTTTAAATCAAGCGCACCATTAAAAAGACTTGTCCCATTTACATATAAAGTATAATTTGTATCTTGCCCATTAACTCCAAATCGAGTATTTGCATATGCTCCATTACTATTAATAGTAAAAAACTATGTGCGAGTGGAATCATCTGTAGAGTAATACATATTAATGCCTATGGTATTCTTATGCCCAATATCTAATATACCAGTTGCCGCATTTAAAATTATATTTGAATCATCGCTATTTTCTAATATAGGATAATCTATACCATTATAGTTCATATAAATATTTTTAGCTGCCGCAAAATATAGATGGCCATCACTATGTATATCATCACCTACATATAATTTTTTGGTAATACCTGCACCGCCACCAACACGTAAAGCTCCTGTACTCGTACTACTTGCATCTTGCTCAGAACGAATATTGACATAATAGTCATCATCGTCGACGCCTAGTAGAATATTTCCGCCTTCAGAGTTCAATAATAGATTAGCCGCAGCTGAATTATTTCTAGCATGAACTTTGCAATTATCTATTCCGATATTTAATCCGGCTTTATCGCCTATTACTAAGGCTCCATTATCGTCTTCCATAGCAACTGCTGTTGAATTATTAATATATACTGGAGCATTAGCATATGTTGTTCCATTTATATATAATTTATATGGATTATTATTTACTGTTGGATCCTAGCCAATTCCTACTCTTCCTAAAATATAGGTATCTCCAGCGTCTAACTAAATCCAAGCAGTCTCAATATCATTAGTATTATTAAGGCCGCCAATAAATTTAATTTTATCCGCGCCATTATTGTCATAATGATATAAAATCCCATAATTAGGTCTATTTGTTCTATTTAATATCCATGTATCAGTTGTAATACCATAACCTGTCTATAATAATGCTTGATCCGCAGTACTCGCCGCATTATCGCCCATAATTCTTTTGGCATAATAAGTTGTCATCAATTGTGAGCCACTTGCCATCCGTTGCTCACCTCCAATATTATTTCTATATATATTATATCACATAGCATGATGAACTGTCAAATATTAGATAGTAAAAAAAGAGGGTGTCTAAACACCCTCTTATGTATCGTTCATAATAAAATTTTATATGAATGTAAAACTTATATTAATATTCATGCGATCCATAGACAAATATTCATTAATATTGTCAATTTTTGCTTGAATATTTTGTGAATCATAAATTAATTCATCATTATGACGAATTTGAATAGAGGTAATAGTATCATGCATTAAATCATATAATGCATTTATATCATTACATACAACTTGACAAGTTGCCGTACTTTGCATTGACTCTCCATTAAAAAAAGTATTCTTATTATATTCTTCTACCTAAACTTCTAGGTTATTGAATTTAATCTTATTCATATCAAACTCCTCCCAATTGCTTTATCAGATCATTCAAATCTATTCCATTTTCTTGTGCCATTTGTCTAGCAATTCCCTCCAATCCATTCGGATTAGCCTTCATCATTTGAGCAATCTGAGCAAACTATGGATTCTGTTGTATCATCCCCATTAATGCCTATTGCCGGTTAGATGCCATTTTAAGCTGTTGCATCATTCCTTTAACTTGCTGTATAGAATTATCAAGCGATTGCGTCCGTCCCGGCTGTCCCGGTTGACCGTTTCGCATTTGACTTATTAGACTTGGCATTTATCCATTCCTCCACTGCGGCTAAACGGGCCGCTAAATCATTAGTATCTACTTGCACTGGCGCTTGATGTGGTTTTACATCAAACCCTTGCACATTCTTGTTCCCATTAGCATCTGTTCTAATCCACCATATAATATCCTAATCTGCATCTGGCAAATAAATCTCACTATTTGCTCCCATAGGGAATTGCCAAGCGGCATTTTCACCATGAATTGGCGCGGCAGTATACACGGGCAAACGCTATTGCTGCATAGGAAAATAAGGATTATTATATGGAGTAAAAGATGCGCCGCCATTTACTAATGGCTGCTAATTCTGAGCCTGAAAATAATTACTCATTTTAGTCCTCCAATTGATCCAGTAGCGCCAAAACTTCCTTTAACTTAGTTTTTAATTCAGATAAATTTGATTTTGGCGCTTGATCATATAAAAACTTATTCATCATCCATCCCGTTATGCCATTTATCAATACTTTACTCCAATCACCTTCAGTCTCAAGTACATCGGCAACTGCACCTTGCGGGATAGAAGTAATAATTTGCCCGTTAGGCTCTTTACGGAGCCTAACGGGGGCTGTATTGCCATCAACCTTCACTATTTTCATTCTTAGGTTCCTTTTCTTTGTTCATTTCATAAACTCGTTCCTCAATTGCAGCACTAATAATCTCTTCATCGAAGGTTAGATTATACTTAGATAGAAGCTGTTTTACTAAATCCATAGCATAAGCTTTCTTATCCTTACCAGTAGTGATAGTAAGAATCTGCTCCGCGGCAGTAACTGCTACCTAAGAGAACTGGCGCAAAAGGTTTAGCTGCTCTGGAGTTAGCTTAGAACTAATCCATGGACGAACAAAACTTGCGTAAACACCAACTAGGATGAGAATTACGCCAATAAGAATCTGAGTTACATCTGTCATACTCATATCCTCCTTTTTCTTTTATTATATCATAAAAATTTGTAAATGTCAAGTATTTAAGAATTTAGTCATCATATAGCCAGTTTTACCCTAATAACTAACTTTTGTCCAAGTTTTATCATCTAAAACTTGAACACGTTCACCCTTATCAACGCGAGTTAATACTGTCGCACTAGTAGATGGCGCAGAGCGCAACGCTACTCTTGTATCATTAACTACTGCACTACCAACAGTTGGCATTGGTGCTGGGTCAGGTGCAGGGCTGGATGCCGAAACGGATGCATCAGAGTAATCCACTCCTTTAAGTTCGCCCCATTCGGCCCATTTCTTATGAGTTATACTAGACTAAATAACACCCTACTGGGTGCTTGCGGCCTCAATAACTTTACCATCCCCAATGTAAAGTCCAACATGTGAACGGTCATGGCCATCTTTAAGAACAAATACTGCGGTACCTGGCTTCAACTCCTGTCCATCAGTACGCTTCCCGCCGCTAAGATCTCCCTTAGCAGTACAGTATTTATTCCACATTGTGTTACTGCCATGATACATATAGCCGCCAAGTTGCTTAAAAGCCCAAGAGAATAAGCCACTGCAATCGGCAACATAATGGCCAACCCATTTTTGTCCATAAAGTTTAGCATTTTCAATCTTTGTGGCATTCTACTTCGCTTGAGTCCATTTTTCTCCTGCTGTATTAAGTATATAGCCCCAATGATCGTTTAAAGCATATTGAAATTTTGCAATCAAATCAGCCGTTTTCACTGTCGCCATCTTCTTCACCTCCATCTTCCTCGGTTAGCTTATTAGCGACCTTAGTAATTAAAGTTTTAAAACCACCTTTATCTATCCATTTAAGTAAAAACTTATCACTATAAAGGTATTTTTCGCCAAGTGAATTAATTAAATATGTAGATACATTAGCCATCATAATGGTATCCATACCAACAATTGAAGAAGCAAATGCTTCTGCGGCAGAAGGTACAATTGCAATTGCTATTAATGCAGCAAACCGATAAATAGCCCATATCCAGCAAATAAATTTGCTAAGTTTTTTACTATATTGTAGAGCCGCTGCGGCTACTTTATTAGCCATTCACATCACCTCAACCTATAGTGGGGCTTTTCTTCTCCAAATAATTTCCACCGCAGTACATCATCTAAAACGATACACGCAGAAGCAAGTATAAACCATATAACACAGAAAGGCACACTACATTGATTCCAGAAGAAAGATAGACGTGTATAATGCCAGACATTAAGTTTTAATATAATGTTAAGGATAATGCCCGCGAATGCTTCGCTAAAGATAGCAACGCCCATACCAATTGTGCATTGCTGAAAGAATGGCATATCCCATTCTATTTTTTCATTAATACCGCCAATTAGTACGCCAACTAATCCTCCTAGGACAAACATTGTCCAATGTGACAGGCCACCTTTCCACATGCATTCACATGCATAATAAATTGCGCCAAAGATTAAAAACAAAATAATATTTTTAAGAAGCCGTTTCATTTTCAATCACCCTTAATACTTCAGACTTATATTCGTCTGGAATTGAAGTTCCATAAGTAATTGCGGCAATTGCTTCTATTGTCTCAAGCGCATTGATATATTCTTTAAGCGCATTGTAATATGTCGTGTGGTATATCTTATGCGCTGTCGCCGCTGAGACAATCTAATTAATTTCTTCTGCGGTAAAGAAAACGCAAGTTTCTCCATCTGCATGATATGGGATTATATCTTGAGTTTGTGCCATAACACCTAAACTCATTAGGTTAAGCTAGTCTTGCGTGGTAAGAGAGAAATGACGCATTTCACCATGTACATCCAAATCAATTCCTCCTTCAATCGCATGGCGGCAAGCCGCGGACATTTCTGCAATCTTAGAAGCCCTAACGAACTCCAGACCTTCATCTATTTCTTCCTGTGTTGGCGGAATTACGATTGGCTCATCATCATCTGGTTCTTCTTCATCATCAATTTCTTCATTATTATGAATTGCGTCCATATATGTGTTATACTCTTCTTCTGTAATTTCGAGTATTTGGGCATTAGTGAATTCAAAAGTGTTAGTAAATATTGGCTGCATCCAGTAGTCTCTGTATAGAATACCATTATAATTTACATATTGCCCTTTTTCTTCGGTACAAAAGTATAACTTATGATTTTTGGTATTCTCGACAACAAACTATCCAGAATAAACAGCACCAATAAAGGTCTTATCAATAATTATCTTATAATATTTCATTTATCTTCCCTCCAAAGAGAGGGAGGGCTGAAGCCCTCCCTCGTTATTAGACTGTAAATTCTGGACATAATAGACGTCCTTCTGAATCAAGAGTGCTGACGGTTGGATTAGTGTTAATCGCTCCATTATAATCTACATGCATAAAGAAGTTTTCATTAATAGTTGGAGTAGGAACGGTCATATTGTATGTTCTTAATTGCCATACTTTCGCGCGTTTCCAAGCTCCACCCGTAGTAAGTAGATCATAAGTTACTCCGCGTGATATATCTTCATTTGAGATATAAATGAAAGCAGTTGAAGTCTATAGATTAACCCATACATCTCCGGGCTAAATTGTAACAGCGGTAGTTGTGCCATCACTTGCACGATACCGTAATCCAATTTGAGCAGCAGGGTCAGACTTTGTATTAAAGATACGGTTGTTTTCAGATATATACATACCAGAGAAACGATAACGAAAAAATGCGATAGATGAGGCAGCTTTAGACTCTAGTATATCTTCTGAACCAGTAGATGCTTGTAATACTGTTAAATTCGCTGGGGCCATCCAATGCCATGGATTTAACCAACGGCTATTTACTTCAGAAGTACCACTAACTGTGCCCTCCTCTACCTCACGATAAGCAGGTAAGAACAGATAATCATTTACAGGCTCATAAATTGTTTGTCCTGTTTCACTGCTACGTCTATTGAAATTAACAGGTGTAGAACGAATGATTGATTTATAATTTTCTGGCATTCCTGCATAAATTAAGTTATTACAAATCTAGCGCATAACTGACATATGCCAGCCATACATGTTATTGTCATCCGGAGTTCCTGCCTGGCGAGCGTAAAAATATCTATCTCCCATACCTTGTGCAGCAACGAATGAAAGCGCGCTACTAGTATAAATTTGTTCTGTTGAACCTGTACTACCGTTATTATAACCGCTTAGTAAGAATGGTACTGTTTCATGTATCCAACTTGCTAATTTAGTGCAATTGGCTTCGCCTAAATCTGTATCCCAGAATTTGGCCCAATATACAACACCCTATGCGGGACGACGAGAATAGCTTTGCTCTTCGATAGTCGTAGTAGTTCCTGCGTAGTTGCCGCCAATAATTAATGGTGCTGAAATAGGTACATTACTATTCCAAGTTAAACGCTCATTATTGACATATAAGCCAAAATTAGCATTAATTGGAGCTCGGCTATTTGCTGTATTTGGAAGAACATATGAGACACGTAATGCATTTGGTAGATTAGAATTATGACTAAGGACAACAACATTTCTATATGATGTAAAGTACTAATCATCTGTAGTAGAAGTAAGCGCATAATCAATGGTGGTAGACGCGGTACCCCAAGTAACCTATATTGCATGTTGAGAAGAGGTTTCGCTATGTACTAATGAAATCTTAAATCCTTGAATAGAAGAATTCGCATTTTGATAGCAAGATGCTAATACAAATTCTAAGCCATCATTAAAGGATTGTGCGCTATCCATTAGTAATTTATAGTCAATAGCAATAGTCCAGTCAGAATTTATAGCTAACGGTTTAATATCATTATAAACATGTACTGTATCAATAGTACCATCTAACAGAATTTCATCGCTATTACCAAGTAAATTAACCATCTATACGCCTTCAGTATAATTAAAGTCTTGTCCCATTTTAATGAAAATTGGGGTGCCTAATTTATCATCAAGCAATTCGGCTTTATGGGCGCTATCTACTAAAGATAGAGCATAAACATCTGCAGCAGTAAGAGTCTCCATAGTAATAGATGGTGTAGTATCATTAATAGTACTTGTCTCCCACAATGCGTATACATCAACATTAGAAGTAATTTTTCCTAATGGACGACTCCATCCAGAGAAAACTTTTTTAATATTACCATCAATCATTGTGCGAGTAAGTGTTCCTAATTCTATAGGAGAAGCCTCTGCAGATAAATCATCATTATACTGAACAGATACACTACGCAATTCTGTTCCATTGCGGTCGCTAAGCCATCTAACAGTATATTGCTATTTTTCCAAAGTTGGGAAATAAGCAACATAAGTAATATTACCATTTGGTTTAGTGCTACTAGTAGGATTAGTAGTAGTACCCTTTACTACCCAGCCGCTAAAGCGCTTAAATCCACGTGGACTATTACTATCTGGAGTACCAAATTTATATTTATACTGTGCATCTTCAGGCTTAGTTGGAATATCAATATAATAAGTATTAGTAATTGGATTTGTATCATAGGCAGGGTCAATTACATTTTCACTACTTAAGCGATAATCAACATAGAGAGGATGTTCTTCGTCCATATCATAATTTAGATATGTAATAGTAAATTCTGTTTCAACATTATTATTTGGTTTTCCTTCTGCATCTATAGTATTATATACTATTAAATCTGGATACATTTCATTTACTTTTGCTAATAAAGAAGCTCTAATTGAACTAATATGAATCTTACCACTAATATATGGTGGTTGATTATTACCTTCGACATGTCCGCCTTGTGCAGTTAAATAAGTTCCTAATACTAAATCACTTGTAATTAACTATAAGAAATTTTGATCTTCTCCTAAGTCAAGATCAATACCTACAATACGTAAACCACCGGCCCTTAGACCTTGATCCTCTGAAGAACGAGAAGTTAATCTTGCAGTAATAATTTCACGTACTGGTACATTAGGAGTATTTTCAATCCAAAGACGAGTTACATTTCCATAATTATTAGTGCTAGAATTTTCATAGCTAAAGTTAATTAAGCGACTCTAATTAATAATTGTAATATCAGTAGTATTTTCGCCGTATGCAATTGTATCAAGCACGCCGCCGCGTGGTAGCGCAAGAGTTCTTAAACCACTACCAGTTGCATAGACCTTTTTGATAAAACCATTATTACTCAATTGCAATGAACTTAAATTCTTTAGGTTGCATACATTAATTTCTTCCAATAATACACAAGTATCTAGTCCATTAATTTTATCTGTAGATGTATTGGAATAGCCTGAGGTGGCAGAACCAATGATTAATTTCTTTAAGTTAACTGCATTACCAACTTTTACCTGCCAAGGATGGAAACGAGAAATATCACCAATATCGTTTAATACAGATGCGCCATAAATTTCAATACCATCAGTATTATTCATGTTACCAGAATGCTGTATTTGACATGGTGTAAATTCAGGTACCCAATCTTCTTCATTAATATCTACCCATTCCCCTGATGTAGAATCATATACTTTATTTGCACGACGAGTTACTTTAGTGGTATCATTGACATCACCAAACTATGCGCCAGGATATAATTTCTAATTAGCAGTTAAAGTTAGAATTGAATTTTCGTGATTTACTTGCGTACCTGCGCGGAAAGTAATTTTATCTTGAGTAAATTCATTTCCATCATATTTACTAGCTAAGAACAAAGAACGCTGTTTCATAAAAATAGCTTTTTGACCGGTACGAGTACCGCGTTGTAGATATTTATATTCATCAGTACTTGGTGCTGGTGGATTTTTACTATAATCTAAGAATCCTTCAGTCCAAGGTTTATCATATTTAAGAATCATATCCTAGTTAGTAATTGCAGGACATAAAGAAGCCAAATTATCAGTAATCTATTGACGATAGAATGTAGAATAATTTAGACCAACGACACGATTATATAGTCTCTTAGCCGTGGCTTTTAAATCATCTTGGAAACAATCTTCTACTTGTAACCATAAGATAGAGTCATAGCCTGCAAACTTCAATTTATTATATAGACTATAATCCCAATCAGCATCATAACGAATCTTTAGATATCCTACGTTATCCGCGCTAAAACAAGAGTCAAGGTCGTAGAGTACTGGCGCCCAAATGGCAAAATTAGAATGTCCCTCACCTTGCTCCCAGTCAATGCTATTAATAATACTATCTTTAACGAATACGTGAGATACATTACCTAATTGCATATTACCATTTTCATCAAATTGGTAATCACCATTTTCGTCCATAATAGGTTCTTGCATTGTACGAGTTTCTAGGTTAGTAGCAATTGTCCAAGGGCCAGAATTTGGATTGCTATTACCTTCAAAATAATATTCATCACTATTAGCAATCTTAATTCTTTCTTCTCCGGCATTATCAGTTCTCATGTGAATATTCTTTACACGGTTATCGCATAAAGCAGTATATTCCATAAATAGATAATAGATAAGAATATGATTAAAGTTAAAATGGTTTCTAAATTCATCAATAAAGATTTTTTTCTTCGCGGCTTTCTTGTTGGAATCACTTTCATACCAGTAATTCGCGCGATTGCCTAACCAAGAAGATAGAATCTAAAAATGATTGTAATTAGGAGTGATTCCAATATCAGCTAAATCGCCTTCATCTGGATAAATACACTCTAATTCTCTAGCTATCGCCGGTTTGCCGTCAATAGTTTCAAATAAACCATCATGCTTAAAGTATAATAAGCTACCAGTATTATTACGGAAATCCCACTTTTGGCACATAGTGTTATCATCTGTATCGCCAGGTGTCTCTAAACCAAATGTAGCATGATTGCCTTTATCATTATTTAAGCAGCCATCACCAACAAATTCAGGTTGCCCATCACCATTTTTCTGAAATAGTAAGCATTTAATGCCATAAACTGTAAATTGAGTCTAATCTGTCCAACGATCAGATAATCTATCATCTGCACTATATAGAGTATTAGCGATATTCGCATTAAAAGTATTAGCATGATCAGTAGACATGTAATCTGCTTTCCAGCATAAAGTACTTTCACCGATACCATTATCACGTAAAGCATATTTAACCTTTTTACTCTTTTTATATGCCTTAATTGGATGAATTATTAACTCATCGCCAGTGCTATAGGTAGAGTAAGCTGCTCCAACATCGGTATCTTCATTATTTAAGTATTCTACAATTTTATCTACTACTTCCGCTTGTGTGGGCACTTCTTCTAGATTTTTTACAATAGTAGCAATATTAGCTCCGCAATCTTTAATATAGTCTGGTAAAGATGTTTCACTACCATGTACACTTGTATATGCTGCTGCCGCGGCGGTATTGATGCTATATTTATATACCTATTTCACAGAAATAGTTTCATTTTCATCAAATACCATTATATTACTATCGTCGCCCTTTGCTAAATATACTTTTAAGTTCTTTACGGGGAATTTCTAAGAAGATGTTCCTTGTACGTTATTAGAACTAGCATAGCCATATAGATTATTAGGATCAATAAGTTTATCCTATAAATCAAACTCAACTGTATAACCATCAGTATTTTCAGTTGTTGGTTTAGTTAATAATAAACCAGATTCAGTCTTACCGACTATTTCATTATCTTTTTCACGCCCAACAACAGAAGGATAACCCTTATATGGAGCCATAGTTGGTACTGCATGTCCATTTACAGTTCCCATACCTGTTAATAATAAACAAGTATATTTTCTGCGCGCTCTTTCATAATCTACTAGGCCCTAATCATTTAAAATATCATTTTCTTCTAGTCGAATAAGTTTGTCACGAGTTGCTACAGGAGCAACTTCATAATTATGCAACACTTGGGCTTCTGTGAGGCCACGATTATATAATTTAATACTATAAAGCTTAATTAAGCATGTATCGCTTCCAATTGTAATCGTAGCATTATTATCAAAATCACTGCCAATTATATTATATGGGCATGCATTAGCAAATTCACCATTAACATAAATATTTACTGATTGATGATCACTACCATCTGTAGACATGGGCTCAATGACGAAAGTTAAGTGTGTGCGCATGCCCGGATTTAAATATGCAGCAGCCACATTTTCTTCATTCTTAATAAAGCCTGTTTCATCAATATCAATATTAGAACCACTATTTAATAAATAACAGTTCTGCGGAGTGACTCTGAAACCTTTTGGACTTGCACCAGTTGTCATACAATCAATGATTGTCGCGCCTAAATTGGTTGTTGAGAGTACTTCATAATCAATTTCAATAGTGCGACCATTTGTAGTAATTTTTCCTATACTAGTATTTTCTTCAATGCTAATATCATTAAATTTACTATTAAATATAGGAACATTGATGTTTAAAGTAGCTCCGCCGCCAATAATAAGACTTTCACCATCAACATATCCGTCAGTAGCCCAGTTAAAATTATTAAACGTACCAGTAAAATTAATAGTTTCGCCACTAACACTGGTAAAAGGATAAATAAATGTATCTTTATTGGCGCTGTTGTTAGAACGGCCATAAGCACTATAACTAAATAATAAGTTATTTGTTACTGGCAGTAAATTATAGGTAGTATTTAAATAACGAACTTGAACAGCTATAGTCTAAGAATCACTCAAACCATTATGAGTTGCTGTTAATTTAACATATACAGTAATTGGGTCTGGATCTGGATCTGTTGGATTATCTTTCTTTAAACTAGGATAATCGAAAGTACGATAAGGAGGACTTGCTAATTTATTATTATCTACATTCGTTAATAGAGTTGTGGAATGAACTTTTTTAGTTCCGTCTTCCATAGTATATAATTCAATTTCTACGCTATCAGTTGTTTCACTACCAATTGTATTAACAGAATAATTTACTACTAATTCATCACCATCTACTATACTACTATTTTCCGCGGCTGCACCGATTAGAGGCGCTTGACGTTCAGCATCAGTATTATATAGTATGAAATAATTTAATCTATTAGATTCTAAACCAGTATTAGTAACAAAATAAACCTAGAATGTATGCATTCCATTTGTTTTTCCATTCATTGGAATATTTTGTGGTAATACTGTAGAACTAAGCACGTTCCCAGGTACTGTAACTGGTGTTACTACATCTTCATTATCAATTAAGAAATGAACTGTTTTTACAATACCTGAGCCAAAGCAACGATAGTTGAATTGGAAATTACTACTCTTAACAGAACCATAATCAAATGCCTCGGCAGCAATAGCAATATTAACTTTAGAAATACTAAAAGTTTGATTACGAATAACTTCAGTGCCTTCACCACCGGGATAAGCAGTAATAGCTAGACGAATTTGCATTGTTTTATCTTCTACTAGATATTTGGTTACATCTACAGTAAAATTCGTATTGTTAGGAATGACATAACGCATAGCCGGATCATCTGCATCTACTTCAATACGATCTCCATTCTACCAAGTAGAAGCTCCATACTAACGATACTGAATCTAACCTTCTGCAGTTGCTCCAGAGCCTAATAATTCATTTCCTTGTTTCATTACTACTTTAGCTTGAATTGTTACAGGATCAGTACTATTAGATGGAATACTACGAGATGCAGGAGTAGAAGATTCAATATTAACGCTATATACAGTGCCACTACCTCCACCGCCACCAACTATAACAATTGGATCGAGCTGTTGTCCGTCGGTGCCTGTAAATTGTAGCGTCTGAGATACTAATACAGAAGCATCATTTGGATCATAATTAGGAGTATAAGTTACACCATTTAATGCATAAAAATTACTTAATAAATTGGTTTGATCATCATTAATTGTATGAGCCACAAGACCGCCATATTGATCTACAGAGATATCTCCAATTAAATTATTAGGTAGAATTCTAATAAAATGTCCTTCGGATTCATCTGCTGATGCCGCAATAAAACGATAGTGTGTATAACCATCGGTACTATTGCCTACATAGTAATCAATATTTACATCCGCCGCAGAAGGCTCTGGTAATGCAGCAACAATTAGCGCAGAAGAACTTCCGCTGCCAGAATCACCACTAATCAGTTGCCATTCATTTGCAATCCATTTATAATAGAAGTATTTGTCATCCTCATTTGGGCCAACTAAATAGTCTTTAGTTGCATCTCCAGTCTACGGCAATTCAGCAACAACTTCTGTGGCAGACTTAGGTTCAGTTTCTAATGCAACAATACGCTCAGTTAGGCCACCTGGGTCATTACCTTCGGCCGCATGAGAAATTGCATTTGCCATATTAGAAGCTTGCGTTTCTAATGTATCAACGCGTGTACTTGTCTCAACCAAACGCCCATTTTCATCACGCGCCATAGCTAGTTCGCGCGCAAAACTTTGAATATCGGCTTCTAAGTTATCAATCTTAGTATTGGTATCTTTAATTGCATCCTAATCATCTAGCATTGCTAGCTCAGTTGCAATTGTGTGCAGGTCTGCCGCAATCGCCGTCGCATCAGATTCAAGAGTAGTTAAGCGAGTATTTAAACTTGCGTTGTCTGCATGCGCCGTAGTAACCTCAGTTTGAAGTGCAGTAATATCTTCTTCAGCATCACGGAACCGCTTATTGAGAGAATCAACTATTACTTCTTCCGTCTCTGGGTCTATGCCTAGATTACGATGTGCCGCATTAATTTCTGCAACATTATAATAAGTATTTTTCTCATCTGTATACGCTTTCGCGCTTGCTTCTGCGGCGTCAATAGCATCAGTAACAGTATTGTTTTCATCATAAACTCCGCCAACTAAATCACGTAAAGCTTTACCCATATTGGCGCTTAGTGGCTTATTAGTGTTATTGCTAGTTAAATTATTAACAATATCACTAATATTTACTTTATTACTGCTCAAACTATTAATATCGTTTTGTATTGCTTGAATCTGAGAATCAATAGATGCAAATCGTTTTGCTAATGTATCCGGATCTTCGCCTTCTGCCACTGCACGACGTGCTGCGTCTACTTCATCTTGCAATTGTGTTAACTATGCCATACGAGAAGCTAATGTTTGATTTTCACCTGCTGCATTTTCAATAGTTAGAATGTCTGCTTGCGCGTTATTAATACTAATATCTATGTTTCTTAGGTGTAAATATAAAGAATCATAGTTTTTATTAGCAACGCTATCAACTCTTGCATTTCGCACTTCTGCATTTACAAGATTCGCAGTTGTTGTTACAGCATCGACGGCATTGTATACAGTGCTGGTGCCAGAATATGCTGGTTCAGATTCCTCTGTAACAGGATTAGTTTTAGTTCCTAGCATATCCTTGATAGCAGCAATGTTGGTTTCATCTGTGATAAATCTGTCGGTAAGAGAAGAATATACATCGCCGTCATGCGCGTCTACGACTTCTCTATATGCCTGCGTGCCATAACCAACTTGCTAATCTACATATGCCTGCATACCTGCAGTTGTTGGACGCTAATTAATTTGGTCCTTCATGACGTCTACATCGCCATCTATTGTCATTAAAGCTGCACGATTTATAGATACACCTTCTTCTATAGTATTCATACGTGTAGCTGTAATTGGCATTCCGTCTGTCCAATTATTGCGATCATATAACTATAAGTTCTAAGCCATTCATTTTACCTCCTTTTTCTCAAAATTAAAATAGCGCCATCATTTGATGGCGCCGAAACATTTTTCCTCATAATAGAGAGGATAAGGTAAAAATAATATTTAGGTTTTTATTACGAAGGTTAAAATTATTTTAGATGCTCTGTAGCATATCCATCCTCGGTAGTATAAGAAATCTTAGTGATGCCATATTCGCGCAGCATAGCCATGCACGAGGGACAGGGCCGAGACGGCGCCAGCGAACCATCGGCATATTCGCGATACAGATAGATATGTACCTTATTCCACTGTAATGAGTCGCCAAATTTCCACCGCAATCTCTGCAAAAGAATTGTTTCGGCATGAGCCTTGGGCAATGTGTTATTGCCGCTATATCTGTATACGTTATATTTAGCCTGAAGCGGCGAAGTTTTATTAGAATTACAGGCGCTTGCTACAATACTGCCCTTGTATACGCAAACCGCTCCGATCGCAGGAGAAAAGTTATGAGAACCATGATATGTAGATTCTTTCGCGGCTTCGCGCGCAAACTTAAAATAACGTTCGTTCATTTTTCTGTCTCCAATACTTCTGTTTTAACCTCAAAACCTTCATCTTGAATTAAAAGATACACTGACTTGCCCTCAAGAGACATTTTAACTATTTGTTCAAGCGCATGTGTGCTATGAAAGTTATCATATACCCAATATTTATAATATTTTTCATTTTCAATTGGAATTAAATTAAATTCATATAGATTATGTTCCCATTCTATAGTTTTAAGATATCTGTCATGGAATAACATAAGTATTTGTTCAGTTGTAATTTCTGCTGAAGATACGCCGTCTTTACTTTTAATCTTTTCAACTATTTCTTGATAAGTTAAACTCATTTAAATTACTTCCTTTCTATAAGAATATTATAGCACAATTTTGCTATAAGTCAAATACTTATAGTTGGAGGTGATATATATGAAAGTTAAAATTACGACCAAAACTAATATGGAGTATTATGGGTGCGCGAAAAATACCATTGTGGATGTTGACCTTGAGGATTACGTAACTTGCGTTGTCGCTTCTGAAGTTGGCAATGCACCGCTTGAGACTTGCAAAGCTTAGGCTGTTGCGGCGAGAAGTTTTGCAATCGCGAGAGGGGTACTTTCGGGAAAAGTAATATCTGATAGTAGTTCAACTGCGCAAGCCTATAGAGCAAATAGAATTGGATATGCTACTTGCGCGAAAGCTGCATGGGAAACTAAGGGATAGGTACTTACTTATAATGGCAATGTTATTAGCGCCAATTATTGCGAAGCAAATGGTGGCTACACTTACTCCAGTGAAGAAGTATGGGGCACTAAGAAACCATACCTAATCGCGCAGCCAGATCCGTGGGACTCTAGCGCGAAAAGTGGTCATGGAGTAGGAATGAGTTAGAAAGGCGCTATTGCCGCAGCACGGGCCGGAAAAACGTACAAAGAAATACTAGGTTTTTATTATCCGGGCGCAAAAATATCTTTGAGTCGTTCCGCAATATTACATATAATACGCGGTCTAATACAAAAAATAATGGCGAGACTTTGAGTCTCGCCCTTTATTTTTTTAACCATTATCATCAGGTAGCGGAATAATAAGATTCTTATCATCAAGCTGCTTATCAATAGCATTCATATTATTCTCAATCTTAAGCCCCAACTGCCCGAACGCTTCTACCATATCATCTAGACGGCTGTCAAGCGCCCGCATTAGGATGTTTGCACGCTTGAAGAAACTATTGTAAAACTTAGTCTTCGCACGCTTAAAAGCCAGAAGCTTACCGGCCTCCTCGTCCCACTCATCGTCTTCTGAGCAAACTGCCTTGCCCATAAAAGACTTAGGCATCTTTAGCTGTTTGTAAAAACGCGGCTTAAGGGCCCAATCTATGCAGATATCATTGAAATCGAAGTTTTCACTAATAAAACCAATTAGTATATCCTCCACTTCTTCACCCGCAATAACGCATACAACAGTCCGCGCTCCCTCGTCTGTGTAAAACCGACAATCTGACATCTTAATACCGTTCATTTTTTATCTCCTTTTTTCTTTTATTATACTATAATTTTTATTGGTTGTCAAGTTTCTGCTGCAACATATAAATTTGATTATATAAATTGTCTAAATCGGAACGTAATAGAACATTCTCATTTTGAAGCGATTTTATTTTAGCCTCAAGCTCGCCAATCTTATCATTATGAAAGGCTAGCTAACCATTCGTGTCCTTACGCATATTATCTAAGAATTCAATATCTTCTTCTAGTTCATCCAAATGCTTATCAGTAGAGCTACAATATTCTTTTAATTTATCTTCCCACGGATTACGCATAATAGTACATGCGTTTGAATTTAATGTCATAGATGGCCATAATGATGTTTGTGGTAACGTTGATATATCGTTTGCATTTATATATATGGTATCGTTTGCTTGTTCCATTGCGCCCTCCTTATGTTAGTGAAAGATAGGCCGCTCTACAATATGAATAGTATCATCTGTCATTATCTTAACATTCGGTGGTTCATGTGCTGACATTTCTACCTCAACACTTGCACCTTTTATAGTAAGTTTTCGCTCTTGTGAGCTGCCATCTGAATTATATTCCATGCCTGTTATTTCTAAGTCCCATGATCCATCTTTATTACGAGTTCCAAAAATTTCGTCGCCAGTAAACATTCTAATTTTCACCGTCCAATATTATTACTCCTGAATAATTTTAAGCTGTGTTTGCATAGTAATGGTATTAGTAGATAAATCTCTATCCATATCTATCTTAATCAAATCCTCATCCATAATAAAATCAACAAGCTGTTGCGCCAAATCTTGTCGCACATACATATCTATTTCTTGAGGGTCCATTTTGTGCCATTGCCAATCACTTAGACTTGTAAAAGCATGAAGAGTTGTTGTATTCATAATCTACTCCTTTCTATATACATATTATATTATAAATTTAGATAAAAGTCAAATAAAAAAAGAGGCGGCATTTCTGCCGCCATATGTTATTCTTTTGTCCACGATTCTGTTTTATGTATAATGCCGCTGCCGCCAGTAATTTTACTAGCAACGAATGTGACGTTTGGGAATTTGGAATTATTATAGCCAAATTCAAGTTGAGTATGGAAAGAGCGGCAAGCCGCGCCATACCAAGGCTGTACTTCAATTCCTTTTGTATAAGTGTCTCCATCATGACGAATAGAATGAACAAAGAAATCAGATATATTTGCTTTAGACCAAGTTTCATTGTATTTGCCTACTACTTGGTCTTGCTCATCTGTTACCATACATGATACGAAAGTCATGTTAGGGTAGCTTGGATTGTTATAGGCCATTTTCATTTGTGCATGAAAGGACTAAATTGCGGAGTCGAGAGTATCATGTACTTCGATTCCTGTATTATAAGCGTCTCCATCTTTACGAATACGATGGAGAAAGAATTTGTTTTCCATTTAAATTACCTCCATTAGGTATTTAATAAAGCAAGTAATTGCTATAATTGAGATTCAGTTATGGTAGTATTACCAACTTTTAATACTGGCCCCATTTCTACACTGCCATCCCAATTAACTGTAAATGCATTGGAACGAGTTTGAGAACTTCCGTTACCTATTACAAAGGCATGGGGTTCTTCCCAATTATCTCTATCTTGAGTATAAGTTTCTGCACTAGTATGCGCGGTGATACATCTATAAATTATATATGTATCACCTGTTGTAATTTTAATTAAATCTCCTACTGCATATTCTGTGCCAGCAGCATATTCTGAAATAGAATCATACGATATATTATATTTACCAATAACAAACGTATTATGACCATAAGCAACAGTAGATTGACCGCAGGCATGAGAATAGTCATGCATAGCAATGGTATCTGTACCTGCACTATGCGAATAAGATCCAACCGCTCTGGTGTTTTCGCCTTCTGCATGTGAACATAGCCCTTGTGCAATAGTACTTTGTCCTTCTGCATGGCTCGCGCGTCCAGATGCGGCTGTTTGTATTCCTTCAGCATGTGAAGCATTGGATGAGGCAGTTGAAGAGGTGCCTTCCGCATGTGCATTTTCCGCAAACGCTTTTGTATATGAACCTTCTGCATGTGACGATGAACCCATTGCCCAGGTTGATATTCCCTCAGAGTGTGATGCCGTTCCATATGCGCCCGAACCAGAATAAGAAGAGTTACCCCATGTTATTGCAGCTGATCCACTTCCCTATCCTTCGGCATGTGCATAACTTCCAGCGGTTTTGGCATCATATCCTTCAGCATGTGAACTATATCCTGAGGCTTCTGCACTATACCCTTCCGCATGCGCGTAACTATTAGAAGCAACAGAGTAATAGCCTTCAGCGTGCGACTGTTGTCCAGATGCAGTTGTATAACTTCCTTCTGCATGTGCAGCAGAGCCAGATGCGGTAGTACTTTCACCTTCTGCATGCGCACCAGCACTTGAAGCTACTGTTGCTTGACCTTCTGTATGTGAATAATTAGCAATTGCTAGAGTGTTTCTTCCTTCACTATGAGAGCTTATTCCATATGCTCCTGCGGCGGGGTATGTAATTCCATTAACAGTTTTAATAGAAAGACTATCACCTTCAGCATGAGCGTATGAATTTCCTGCCACAACAGAAGATCCTTCCGCATGAGAGTGTGGAGCAATTGCCCAGGTTCCGTAACCTTCTGTATGTGAACTCTAACCATGGGCGCCAGTATTAGAATAAGTTACGTCTTTATATGTAATTGAATAATTTTTATAACCTGTCCCTTCTGCATGTGAGTATACTCCTGATGCAGTTGTATTATCACCTTCGGCATGTGAGTATGACCCTATTGCAGTTGTACCATTACCTTCCGAATGTGACCCCGTACCACTCGTAATAGTTACATTACCCTCTGCGTGTGAAAAATCACCATTCGCCCGTGAAGTATTGCCTTCAGCATGTGAATATATCGCATTTGCCTATGTTGAATAGCCTTGAGCATGAGAGAAACTATTAGAAGCAGTAGCATATTTACCCTGCTCGATACTACCATCATATTTTACAGTAAAAGCATTATTGCGGTCATACTCACTTGTTCCTGTACCAACTACAAATAGGTATTTTCCTCCAAGTTCCCATTTACTTGAATCAAAAGAAGATCCACTGGTGTGTTCGGTTTTACAGCGATAAATCACGTCAATATTATTTTCGTGTCTTGTAATTAAAGCACCAACTTTATATTCGTTATTGGCTCTCCAATCCGAAAAAGTAGTAACTAAGTTATAACGCCCAACTACAGTTTCATATGCGCCTTGAGCAATTGTATTATCACCACTAGCATGAGAATAGTTACCGCGCGCGATAGTAGAATTTCCTTCTGCATGTGCTGCTGTTCCTTCAGTAGTGGTGTTAAATCCTTCTGCGTGAGAAAAATATCCTTTTGCCTAAGTGTTCTATCCTTCTGAGTGCGATGCAGTTCCGCAAGCTTTAGTATCCATACCTTCAGCATGAGCGACATGGCTCATTGCCCATGTATTTTGGCCTTCTGCATGGGAGAAGGTGCCATACGCGCCGGTACCAGTATAAGTTTGATGATTATAAGTAAAAGTTCCACTAAGATTACCTATTCCTTCCGCATGAGTCGCTGTGTTATTTGCAGTGGTATTCATACCTTCAGCATGAGCATACATATAACTCGCAATCGTCCCGCTTCCTGTTGCAATTGATTTATATGCAGAAGCAGTAGTATTCATTCCAATAGTAACACTATCTTGTCCAACGGTAGTATTTGATTTTCTTCCCATACTAATACTTCCAGTGAAGACAGGATTCGCAATTGGTGCGTAGCCGCTGAGGTCAATATCGGCGCTGCCAAATAGTTCCCAATTATCATTTACATATACATATTCTTTATATAAGTTACCAGTTTCTTCACCCGAAGGCACAAGATATAATGTAGATTCAAGCGGCTATTCAATTGCGGGCACGCCTTCGTTAATTTCTTCGGGAGTACAAATATGCAGTGTAAGACCCGAGGTACTTTGTCCTGCTTCACTTACGGCAGTCATAATATTATGCCACTATTTCTATGAATCTGCCATGTAAACCTACATGCCACTTTCGCCGCCAAGTACTAGACAGACAGAGCCTAGAGTTATATAGTGTGATTCTATTGCTGGCATATCAGCAACAGTATCACATATATGTTCATAAGTAACCACATTATCTCGGTTACCTATTTTTGATAAAATGTGCATTTAATCACCTCATTAATAAATATGTTTATATTCTTGCTGAAGTCCGTTTTTACGAATATGATGTAGAAAGAATTTGTTTTCCATTGTGTTTTACCTTCTTTTAGGTAACTGGAGCTTCCCAGCGCTCTTCTAATGGCTCACGTATATTATCTGCTGCGGTTAAGCAACAATATACAAAATCAATTTCCGGCGCGTGGCCATAGGCATATGCGCCAAGATATGAGTGATACACTTGTAGGGCTTCTGCCTCATTATCTTTTTCGGGGTCACTCTTAACTACCATACCTTTTGTCCAAGTATCATTGGTTTTATTGTGGTAAGCTTGGCTTATAAAATATACATTTCGCATTTTATCACCTCAAATTATGCTAAACTAATAGTTGCTTTGTTACTAGACCAGGATACGCTTATACCCGTTCCCGCAACTATTTGTTTTAGACTTGCTTCACGAGTGGTGACAGACCACCCACTATTTTTATTTAATTTATATACAAATACCTAGTCACCCATCTATGTTGCGCTATGACTAGATACTGAACGATAGTATTGAAACTCTACTTCTGTAGGATTAGTTTCATCATTTACATATGCCATAAAAGCCATTCTTAGCTAGTTGCCGCTCGCAGGATTAGAATTAGAAGAAGCACGACAATATACTATTACATTATTATTGTAAGCTGCCATAAAATCATCCCAAGTAGAAGAGCCATATTTTAATATAACCATAGGTAATCCACCTGATTTCCAAGTGCCATCGCCCGATAAGAACTTATTTACATCCGCAGTGGTAGGCGCGGGTACTAAGCCAGATGTTCCATCTGTTGAACTGTCCGCGCCCGACATTACAGCTAGCGGCAAAACGGCCCAATCTCCATTTTGTACCTATAGAACGCTATTGTTATTTAAGATTGAAATAGGCGGTAGAGAAGTCGGCGCTTCGCCAACAGTCCAGACGCCATTATCAACCTTTAGAATTTGTCCATTATTGTCAGAAGTAACTGACGGAAGGAAGGCATTAGTTAATGCTGTGCCATTAATAGAATTAGCGAATATATTCCATTTGTAATTTGCGGTTCCTAGCGTGTAAAGGCTATCGCTCTTAGGAACTAGGTTTACGCCAAAATTTATGTCTGCCATTTAAATCACCTTCCTTATGCTACTGTCCAGCCTTTGTTAGTTGCGACTGCGATATCTTCGGCGGTTACTTTGAGAAGATTTTCTGCGCCGAGAGTAATTGTTAGTGAGTTAGAGATAGTTGGTAGACGATTGAAGATAGACCTAATAGAGTCGGCAGTTAGTTTGGTACTCGAAAGGTTATGATTAGCATTAATACCATATCCTGAATAATATATTAACGCTATGTTGTTAGGATATGAAAAGTTAGAAGTTACTGGAAGCCCCAATGGAAGCCGACAAATCTATAGTGTCCATGTGCCATCGAAAACGCCTTGAAAATTAATATTGCTCCAATTTGTTGTATCCCAGTCTTCAATATCAAAGATTTTTAAATTATAACAATTACTAATTATATGACGCATATCATGTATTTCCCAATTTTGTGTATCCCATGCATTAATATTTAATTCTTGTAATGAATAACAAGAATCCCAAGTGTAGTATAATGATGTTAATATCCAATTATTAGTATCCCAATCATTTAAATTTAACTTCTATAAACTATAACAATATCTCCAAGTAGAACTTAAAGTGGTTAATGACCAATTACTAGTGTCCCATTCATTAATATTTAATTGTTCTAATCCATTACATCCGTCCCAAGTATTTGATAAAGATGTTAATTCCCAATTCTAAGTATCCCATTTATTTAAATTTAATTGTTTTAATGATCGGCAATTGGTCCAAGCCTACTATAGAGAAGTTATCGGCCAATTACTAACATCCCAGTCATCTATATTTAATTTTTTTAAACTGTAACAGTAACCCCAAGTATTCTGTAATGATGATACTCGCCAATTGGAAGTATCCCAATTATTTAAATCTAGCTTTTCTAAAGACTCGCATTGCTACCAGCAGTCCTGTATCGTTGTAACCGCCCAATTCGAAGTATCCCAAGTACTAATATCTAATTCTTGTAAGCTATAACAACGATACCAAGTAGACCCGAGATTTGCTACAGACCACTTACTTGTGTCCCATTTACTCAAATCCAATTGTCGTAGTGAAAAGCATTCATTCCATGCGCTCACCATATTATTTACTTCCCAATGACTTGTATCTAAATTATTTAATTCCAAATCTATTAAAGAATAACAATGTACCCATGTATTATTTAAACTTGTAACTGCCCAGCCACTTGTATTCCAATTACTTGTATCTATTACGGCTAGTCGTCTCGCATCATACCAAAAATTGCGTAAACTAGTAACGCTTGCTTTTGTTCCAAATGTTAAAGCGTCATGTTCTAGCCATAATGTTGCGCCGATATAACTACTTGGGCTTGTATAACTAAGGCCACTAGCAGGGCCTAACTGTACACACCAAGGTAATATTCCCGCACGGTCAACGCAAGGCTATGAGTTATTAGCAAAGTTTTCTGCTTCTACAGTACTGTTTGGTACATAACCAAACCAGCTAATATGCCCGTTAGAAGTCAACCGCCAAACCTATACTGTACTATTATCAGGTTCATTTGTTAAATCATATCTTATTCTATTATTTTTTGACGCAGATAGATGTGTATGAGTAAATTCACCCTCATCATATCTATCTAAATACCAAGTATCTCCTTCCGACATATTTACATATATTCCAATCCAATGATAATCTGGATGAACAGTTAAATCATATGTAAGATACAGACAGTCTTCTTCTCCATTGCATTCCGCAGCGAGAGCATCTATATCTGGCCAAGTTTCAGGACGCTCCCATTTTCCAGTAACTGGATTAATATGTGAATTATTATTCATTTGTATATTAACTGAGCCAGTTTCTTTTATATTTAATTTTTCAATCATTTCCAACGGCGTAAAGGTATCTGTTGTATCAAAATGCTTACGCATAGCATTTCCCAATCCTTGTAGGGTTGATTCCTATAAAACATACATATTACTCATTAAAAAGATACCTCCTCAGCCGCGATTAAATTCATCTAACTGTCCGTTACCGTTGAATTCCCCTCATCATCTACACTAAAAACAATGCGCGACCAATCACTAGCAGATGCGGGTGCGATAGTATCAGGAAAATCAATATAAAAATCATGTGTATTACTTTCTGGGACAGTTAACTATATCCCATCTATATTTTTATTAACAGCTGGATAATATCCCGCTATTACATTAACTTCGGTTCCCTCAATAGTCACATCATTCTATGTTTTTGCCTAAATAGCACCAGTAATTATCGCGCCGGAAGCGTTATGTGCGGTATACCCACTCAATAATGCGCCTGCCGCTACTGTATCCGCAGTCAAATCAATTAAGGTCTAATCCCCATAATTTATTTTATTTATATAAGGATTATTTGCCATTACGTTTCACCACCTCACGCGGGCGCAACAGTACCAATTGTAACTGTAACGCCACCCGCCGCATTGTCACTTTCTGTATAAGCAATTGCGGCAACATTGATTTGACTTATGCTATTAAAATCACCTAAACTCGAAGGCGTAATTGTTTGTGCTGTAGTATATGGAGTAACAGACGCAGCGGTCGCTTTCATGCCTTCACTGCCGCTCATAGTACCAGTGACTCCTAATACAGTAATACCTTCACGAATATTTGCGGCTACAAGTTTTGCCTACTCTGTCGCCGCAATAGCAACCTTGCCGCTACCATCGTGGTAACCTTGCGGCACAGTATATTCGCCCGCGACAGTAGATATAGTGCCAGCAACTGCGCCCCTATTAGGCATAGTACCTGTTATTTTTTCGCCATTCTTATATGCGGTTTTACTATTAAGAATTTCCGCAGCAACCGCAGTCGCATCGGAAGTATCAGCATCATAGGTATTAGTGCCTGTTGCTGTCGCGCCAGAAGGTAAATGAAATTTTTTACCAGAAGTTACATCTGCGGCGGTTACATCGTCCTATGTTAAGTCGATAAGGACATCGCCGCCATATATAATTTTATTTTTGTATAAATTCGCCATTTAAAGTTCCTCCTTTATCCTATTACGACGGTGTATCCACCCGCATCGTTAGTTGTTTCATAATATGGGATTTGTTCAATAGTTACATTGTCTTCCATAACAGTGCCGCGCGTGCGTAAAATTTGATCTACGTTAGCCATAGGTGTAACATTGTAGTTACCTGAATACGGCGGCAAGTCAGTCTGAATTATATCAGTAGGAATTGGGTCAATAACGATATTCGCACCGAGCATACGATTCTTTGTATCTAATACTTGCTCAAGGCCAAGACGTGGCGTAATATGGTATGGCCCATCGTATCCTTCAATAAGTGGCACCATATCTTCATATGCTTGTTTAAAGTCATCGTAGTCACCCGCATATCCAACGCGACGAAGCTGCGCGAAAAGCCATTGCAAACTATGTTCATCCCATGGATAGATTTGCTTAAGCTCATGTGTAGCTTTAGGCGCAGGTGGTAATTTATTTGCCATGGCCATTCCTCCTTGATATAATCTTACTTCATGTAATATGTAATAGAAATTAAAGGAAACTTATCTGTTTTATCCAATACTACGAATTTTTTTCACAAAATTATAGGCATCAGAGTATGTATCGTAAAGAAAGAATTGCTCATTAATATTATCAGGTTCTTCTAAGCCGATCGGCCGCTGTAACTAGCCATTTTCATACTAAAACTCCTTAATTGCCCACCACTAATCATTATGCAAAAAGACAAGACGAGAATTCGCCTTGTCGATTGCATCATATTTATTATATGTATCTATTATAAACTTAGTCATTGTAGCGCCTTGACGATGTAGTCAATAACTTCCTTGACTTGCTCAACCGTCCAACTTACATTATCATATGTGGCTGTTCGCGCGACAAGCATTTCAATACTTGTCTGTACATCAGGGAGGAAGATTGCGGCAAGAAGGCATAGAAAGCCTGGGATTCCTAGTATAAAGGTTAGACGCCGACTAAGCATGTAATAGCGCTTATATCTATTAAGTTCACAGTCTACAAATTCAAAATAATTATAAATCCAACAGCAAACTGCAACAGCTGCGCCGATTATCAAGAAAACAGTTAGCACGATTGATAGCGTTTTTAAATCGCTAAGAGCGTGAATCCAATAAAAAACGGATGGGTCAATAATGTAATTAGTAGTCATTATTATTTCTCCTTATGATATACAATATCATTGATATAGTCTGGATGTTCATGGAAAATTGGAATATTCTCGTCCAGTTTCCATTTCATACGATACACATCTCCATTAACTAGAGTTGGTTCTTGTTTTGCACAAACGCCACGTTTGAGACTCAGTGGATAATTATTCCAATTAATACTTATTTGCGTAAAAAGCATATTCTGAATATCGTTACAAGATTTATGATCGAGTTCTTTATGAGAAAAATAAGCTTGGCCTACAGACTGGATAGAATTGCGCGTGCAGTCCTGCTGGCGCCATTCAAAAACGTTAAGAACTTCCTCACGCGGCACAATAAAAGTGCGCGCATCAAAAATAGCAAGACGCTCTTCGTCATAGGCATGATTCAGACCCTGAGAAGCCGGACCTCCGTATACTATTTCCATCATTTCGTTGTGGAAAAAGTTGGTAGCCATTGCGGCGGAAACGCTTACAATTTTCTGTAGATTCTTCCCAAACCAAGCATCGGTTTCAAGGGTATCATCGTCAGTGACAAGGATAGTGATTTCATCAGATTGCGTGTAAGCAAGCTTGGCGCCCATAATATTTTCGCATAGGCGCAGCATCGTATTACGCATACAAGTAAGAAAGCTTATGTCGAATGGGCGATCGAATCCTTTGGTAAAGCTATGGAAATGCACTCCGTCCAGTCGAATAATGAGGGGCTCGCGCCGAGTAAAGTATCTCCGCTCGATGTTTTCATAGGCTTTCATGCGGTCGCCCAGTGAGGTTTTATCCATTACAATATACTCCTTTACTTAGTAGATAAACAAATCAAGATAATCGGGCTCAAGGCCAAGGTCGCTTCTTAGAATGTCCTCGGCAAGGGACAAATCCCCTTCATAAAAAGCCTGTTCCATCTCTGCGGCCGCGAAGTGAATTGCGGCAAGCTCTTCCTCATAACTAATACCGTCCCGCTCAGCAAGCATCTGCGCGAGTTCCTCGATAGTATGCGGCATATTCATTAAATTTCACTCCCTTTAATTACAAAATAATTAGTGCGTCGTTCTTCCTTGCGCTTGGCCTTTAGTTCTTTTAGTGATGTAGCTTCTATAGCATGTCCATAGGTATTGTCATCAAGAGAGATACAATCAAAATGGATTTTATCCTTATATACATAAGTTATTAGATAACAACAAGAAAGCGGGCCTTCTATTACATCTCCTAATAGAACTTGTTGCGCCAATAGTTGTTCTTTTTTGTTTAAAATGTCTATCATTTCTTTAGGAGTATATCTACCGATAATGGTTAGAAAATTTTTACTGCCAAATAGAAATTCACGCTTGTCGTCTCCTAAAATATATATATCATGAAGGGCTTTGATAGAGTCTTTCATGCCATCCTGATATGCATTATCTGCGCGAATTTCATCAATTGTAAGTTGTTGTTCTGATGCCATTTGTAATTCATCTCCTTTATATAAATAGTATAGCATAAATTTGGAAGTATGTCAAGTTTTTAAAAGTGTGATTGTGTAACCATATTTTTCGCTACCTTCGACTTTGAAGCCATTACCATCTAAAAAATCTGCTACTTCATCATATGGATTAAAGAATATACCTTTATGCATTTCTGGATGTATAATTAGATTAACAAGTGCTAGTAAATAGTCTGATGATATGTTAGAAAATGCTTCATCAAAACCAGTAGTGTTTGGAATATATAGTTTAAGCACAGTTAGGTATTCTGATTTCCAATCTTTTAAGCTCATTGTGGTTCCTCTTTGTATAAATATTGTAATATATACAAATTATCCATGAATTTTTTTACAGAGAAGCCATTGCCATCGAGAAAGTCAATATACTCCTCATAAGGAGTAAGTATTGGCCTGTGTTCTTCTATCATATAAAAGAGATTATTAAGAATTGTCGTGTCTGCGCGCGCAAAAGCCTCATCAAAACCTACAGTAGTGAGACAGTGGCGTTTAAGATAATTAAGTAATAGTGGACGAGTTAAATAAGTCATTGCGGTATTTCCTCATGCAAGTGTAATAACATATCCATTAGTTTCGTTTCCTTCTACTTTAAAACCATTCCCATCAAGGAAGTCAACTGTTTCATCATAGGTGGACCTATCAAATGGTATATGATTGATAATACAATTCATTATCTCTGAGAGAAAAAATATAGTAGTTTGCTCGAAAGCATCGTCAAAACCAAATTTATTAGGACAGTAATGCCATATCACATTAAGCATTACACTGCGTGTTACATAGTCCATTCATCTTCCTCCTTTCGCGCGAAGGCGCGGCAAAAGGTTCGCCACAGGTAACGAACTAGTAAAACAGAGAAACCAATTAGAGACATAATAAGGGTAGTGGGTAGCGTTACTAGAGACAAAAGAAGGAGCAGTAACGCCAATCCGTTACCATTGATGCGGTCGCACAGGTTTTCGTACATAACGGCATGTGGTAGCAGGAAGTGTGTAAAGAACCAATTAAGTTCGCGGTTTTTGGTTATCCAAATTACATCCGTGCCCGAGTTTGTATAGGTGTCAAGGTCGAAGTACCAGGGGAGCCATACGAGAAGAAAAAGTATAAAACTAAACAAACAAGTCGTTGCGATAGTACAGCCAATTGTCATTTATCTGCCTCCTCGCGCGGGAATACCTCAGTGCATTCGGAAAGATTAGTAAACTTGGCGCCGCAGAACCAACAAAATTTAGGCGCCGCCGCGAAGTGAATAAGGCATTCGGGGCATTCATAATAGTCGGATTTCTTGATTAGCTTGGTCTTGATATTGGTAGGTTCAGTTACATGGGTTAGCATTTTTATTTCCTCCATTCCGCGGCGGCCCTTGCGCCAGCAAGGGCATGCGCCGCATTATATTGTTTATATTTATTTTGTTATTATATGTTATGTGTACGGTGAACGTTTATTTTTTGTACGCTCAACGTACACTTTTCTCTAATATTTTTGTACGTTCACCGTACAGGTGTACGTTCAACGTACACCTTTAATTTTATTATAAAAATGTGTACGTTCACCGTACAGTACGTTCAACGTACTGGTTATTCCATAATATTTTTATAATTAATTTGAATTTTTTCATTAGGAATATAAGTAATATACCCCTTTTCATTTAATGCTTTTCGCGCTTCATTATAGCGGGCATGTGGCATAGCACAGTATCTACAAATAGTTTCTTCTGCTGGCCTAAATGTTCCATTCTGTTGTTGAAAAATAAGATACAGTAGTAATGTACGTTGATTTCCAGATTTTCCATCTATCTTTTCGTTAATTTTTTGAAATAAATCTGGATATATAATCCATATTTGTTTACTTGTATTATAAGTTTCTTTATCTATATCGCTTGTTAATGCGATAGCTTTTTTACTTTCAGTGCTAATATTTGATGCCATAATAATGCTCCTCCTTGCTTACACCTTCTTTGTAAGCTTTTCAATAGCTTGCCGTAACTCAGGTGTATCTTCAAAAAGGATAACCTTACGCGTTGGGTCTTTATAATTTAATCGCTGACCGATGGGTCGAAAACCCAAGTCGCTAAGCTTGTTAGCAAGCTTCCATGTAAACACTTTGTAACAATTACGCTCTTCCATGCTATTCACTCCTTAATAATTTGTATTATAGCGTTAAGTATATGACTCAATCCATCTTTAATAGCCATTTGTTTACTTCCAGATGGAACACTTTTACCTATTAAATAGTTTTGAATACTTGCGGGTGTACAATGGCATTCGCGCGCAAGTACTGTTACAGGAATACCTAAATCAATTAATTGTTTTAATTTTAGGATATCATCCACTGTCATCACCTCCATTATAATTGTGTTAAGATTAAAATGAAATTATAATAATTTCTCTAAATATTAAAAATTTTTTTAATAATATAACAAATAAATGGGTAGACCTTTCCTATCTACCCATATTATACACCAAATTTATTTAATTGTCAAATCATAGCACTTCCGTAAGAATCCTAAACTGCGCGAACATATTCTCTTCAATGGTAACTTCAACAGGCTTGCTCTTCAATTCACTAATATTATCTACTTTCGCATCCTTCATAATACTAGCAATTTCATCTATCAACTTTGTAATAGTCTTTTCGCGCTCATCGGGCGTATCCCATTTACATGTATCCGATATATTAACAGTATACCTAGCGCCAGTGCCAACACCAGTACCATCGCTAAGACTAAAAGTTAATTGTAGCCCAAATAGAAAAGGGTAATCGCGCACAAAGCCAAACTGTACACTATCTATCTTACCTAAAAGCTTTCCGTCCATTTCTTACCTCAAGTCTGCAATACTTTCAACAAAACAATTATAGTAGATGTATCGCTTCCCATCGAAGTCAAACTTAACGTAGCCGCCGTCGTTCTGCTCAATATCAATGCGGCCTTCGTACTGCGCTAATACCTTGCCATCTGCTGTATAAACAGTTACCGTGCGCTCAAGCCCATTAGAAAGGTTCGCATACTGATCCGTCATTGCACGCTTGCCATCTGCGGTATTATTACAATACCAAAAACCAATTCCAAATATTAGCACTATTGCTACGATGCCTGCTGCCACAGCAAGCGCTGGTCTGTCAGTCATTTCACATAGTCCCCACGCACCCAAACCTGCCATAAGACTAAACATAATACATACAATCCAACCTGTAATAGTCATTTAGTTTCCTCCTCTTCTGTAAACTTCCAATGCCGCAGTAAGCCAGGAATACTAGTATATCCAATAATTAGTTTCTTACCGCGCTTAACATAAATACAATCCTTGTGAACCCATATCTTTATCTTATATAAATGTCCAGTAACCAACTTGTAGTTTCCGTTAGGCCCAATATATTTTGCTTCTATTTTCACTTAATAATGCGCCTCCCCATCTCTACGAACCCTTCAGGATAGAAAGTTTCGGTACTTTCATCTTCGGTATGAACGTTCGCGCGCACTAACTCATCCTCGAAGTTCGTAAACAGACTGCCGCAAAAGACACACGTTTCCCTCAAGCATGGTTGTCTTACCATACATTCACTACAATACCAAACTCCATCGTTACGCCACTTAATTTTCGCAGTCAACATTCCAACTTACCTCCTTTTCTATTCTTATTATACTCTAAATTCTATCCAAAGTCAAATAAAAAAGTGCCCTATCTTTCGATAGGGCGCCAAGGAGGTATTAATAAATGTTAGAAAACCCCCAAGATTTGTACAGAATCGTTCAATCCCAGAGCCAGCCTCTTGCGGCTAAAGCTCCGAGTTCAGTATAACAAAACTTAATAAGGGGTACTGTCCAATGATCAGGGTCATCTTCTATTGCGGCTTTCGCACGTGCGTATAGTCGCTCCACGCTAGAAAATTTCTCGTCATGTAACTTCAACAAAGAAGTTCGCGCGCCCTCATAATCTTCGCAAAACTCGTATATACCTGTAAGTTCAAATAAATGCGCCAGCGCTATTAAGTATTCCCTATATTCTTCTTCCTCAATACCACAGGGAGCGCCGCAACTTCTTTCTGCCAATTCTCGAAGCATTGAGGGTATGAGCTGCCCTAAAAAGGAATCCATGTTCCAAAGAGAGGGCCAATCCCACGAATATAATAGGCGATGTTTTACGTTACTAATAAGTGTTCGTATTTCTCCCAAGAACTTTAATGGATGGAATAGGTAATAGGATTTCTTATATGAAAACGCATAAAAAGGTATCTTCATAACAAATTAGTCTCCTTTAACTGTTCTATAAATCTCAAGCGCCAATTCTTCCAGTCCCTTCCGAACCTGCGCTTGCTTCTCTTCACTAATGCCGCTCCCAGTCCGCATAAACTAATTAAGTTGCGGCTATGTAATACCGCAATAGACAGCAAGTGTGCGCTATGGAATATTTGGGCCATCGTTAGCATTTAAATCTAATAAAATACTCTATAATGACATTCTATCACCCCGATAGATTTGTAGTGGGATGACGCCAAGTTTTGGGTTTCTAGTGTGGACATCTTCACCCGAAATAAAAGAGAAGAAAAAGAAATGAAATTACGAAATTTTCCGGTATGGGAAAGGGGTCGGGGTAGTAAATTTTTACGAGTTGCAACAAAATTTTGTAAGAAAATAGGTATTTTTTGGGTGTGTGCGTCAAATTTTCGCAAAAGTCAAATATTTTTCTTATTTTTTCTCTCTTTTTTTCTATTATATCATATAAATTGAGAAAAGTCAAGTATTTGACAAATTATAAGTTTGACTGTTAGTCGCGCCTGCGGCGCGTAAATAATAAATTAACTTCCGCTCGCTACGCTCGCTCCAGTTAATTTATTATTTATATATAAATTATATATAGTAAATAAAATGTAGTATTTTTTTTACTACCTATATAGGGGGGGAGGGGGTAGTAAAAAAAATACTACGATTTATTTATTACAAAAAGTTGTTAAAATAAAATGAAATATACAAGTTTTGGGATTACTTTTTTCTCATATTATATAACAGAAAAATACTTGACTTTAAAATGAAATTCTGATATAATAAAATAGAGGTGAAGTAAATGACAACAGTATCAGATTTAGCAGCTTAGAATAAATTATTTTTTCGCCGCGGCATGTATAATATTTTGGATTGCGGCACACGTACAGGCAAAACATACTGGGCTGTAAATCATTTATAGGATTATACGCGAGACGGGGCCCTGAATCGAGTATTATATCTAGTAGATACAAACGCACTCAAGGATTCCATTTTAGAATCATATTCGGATGTCTGCGCAGATGCGGACATATTCTGGGAGACTCCCTCTATTTGGGGAGAAACAACAAATAAGATTGGCGTAATGTGCTACTAGGGTTTCGGAATGAAATTACTAAAAGGCTAGGGATAGTTTTTGGAAAATGTAGATGTAATTTGTTGGGATGAATGCGATTCTATTTTTGATTTTGCAACTTCGGCTTTTAAACTCGCGCGCACTCGGGACTATAATAGAAAGGATAAAGAGTTTTCAAATGCTGAAATCCTTTCTGTTATTCAAACATATTCTAGTACGAAAGAGTATCTTCCACTTATTTTATTAGGTAAATGGGAAGAAATTATTAATGCTGGAAGAATATTGTGTATTGGCTTATCTGCTACTCCTGAGCGTGCGAGGAAGTATTATTCCAGCTTGGTAAGCGCTAGTAATACAGGTAAACTAGAAGCAGGTTATCGTATTGCCGCAGATATTTATTTTACAAATATTGTAACTCATATTAAAAAACTCACGCCCGAGCCAGGTCGTGGTTATTGGTGCTATTCGCCTTTTATAGAGCCCAATCAAGGAATAGTTAATGCGGCGAACGAGCGTGGCTTTAACGCTATCGAATTACATTCGTTAAGTAATACTGATAAGCCGATGGACGCCGAGCAAAAACGTGTATATGATATTATTGTTACTACAGGAATGGTGCCTATGGAATATGATTTTGTAGTAGTGAATAAAGCTTTGGCGCGCGGAATCAATATTATAGACAAACGTTTTGATAATGTTATTATAGATTCATACGATGCTGATGATAGAATACAAGCGCCGCGATAGACATTTTAGTACTAGCGTCATTTAAAAACATTATGTTCTCAAATTCCAGAGGAGTATTTAAATAGGTGGCTTACTATTCCCGAATGCCGTGAATTAGCTGAACTTATGGCCGTCCCCAGCTTGGATAAAGCGAATAAAAATAATTCAAAGATTATGACTTGGAATAGTCTGCGCGATTGCCTTCCAGCTATTGGTTATACAGTAACATAGAAGAAACGTACTATCAAAGGAAAATAGCAACAGGTGTGTTATATCACTGGTGAATGGCATGACGCAGAAATAAAAGATAATGATTTTCTTGCTTTAGTAGAAGCTAAGGAGGATACAAATGTACTATAATATTGATTAGTTTAACTCTTAATATTAGTTAATAAATAAAAGGGGTAGGCATTGCGCCTACCCCTTTCTTTTTATTCGTATGTCGCCACTACCTTCATATCCACAGTCTCCAGCTTGCTAGTATCCAGCAAATCAATATTCCCATTCTATAAATATGATACCATAAATTTGGAAAAAAGTCAAATATGTATACTGTATACAATCGACGTATTAAAAAAAATAGGACTGCTCGCGCAGTCCCATAAACGGATTAAGCCTTGGTGTAGTAAGACTTCTTGTCGCCATCCTTGGTAGAAACGGTCAGCACGCCAGCCTTTACAAGGCGCTTAGCAGCAGAACCGATCTGCATGACCAGCATATTCTCAGGCAGCTGACCAGCCAGCGCGTTGAAAATATCGGTCGCAGTATACTCAGTGAAAGCAGGTAGCGCAGTAATCTTGGCATCCAGTTCATCACGCTTGGCCTGAGCTTCAGGGTTCGGGCCCTTTACAACCTTGGGCTTTGCGGCACGCTCAGCGGCACGGAGGGCACCTTCAGCTTCCCAAGCCTTATATTCTGCGATAGCAGCTTCCAGATTAAAAGCGGTATGATTCTTGGTATCCTTGGCGAGTGCAACCTGCATATTCACCTTGGCAATACCATCTTCACAGGGGACAACGATAAAGTTAGTCTTGTTAGCACGAGCGTTCTGAGCGCCTTCGATACCGGACAGGATAGTTTTCAGTTCATTAATAGTCATTTTTACTCCTTTTACTCTTGGGTTTAGTTACGGCAGACCCACCTGCACAAATTTTTATTCTTGTTCCCTTGGAACACTTATATTATAACAGAAAATTTTGAAAAAGTCAAGTATTAGGCGAGGTCATATCGTTCCAAAATTTTAATTACTTTAATTTCATCTTTCGCGGCAAAAGTCATAGGCACTGCCAGCGTTTCCTGGTGGCATTTAATGTCGCCAATAGAGCAGCCAACGCGCTCGTAGATATAATTGATGAGATAGCGGCCGATCTGATTGCGGGGAAAGTAATACGTTCTCGTTACCATAATTACCAGCTCCTTTTCTCTTTTTCTATAATAATTATACACGAAATTTGCGCGAAAGTCAAATATTTGACTTGTAATAAATTTTCTTTTCTGGCGGAGCCCCGAATTTTCACTCCGACGGAATTCCAGCTTGTGGAGGGCCGCGTTGTTCCAATATGTGAGCCGAACATCACAGCTTGCCGCGGGCCGAAAATCGGCGGATTTAATTTTTCGAGGCTCCAGCTCGTATAAGGTTTCCAGCTCGCAGCTGGCGGCGCATAATCTCGAGGCATCGACGGAATTCCAGCTTGTCCAGCTTGCAGCTTCTCAGCCGCAACTCACCAACATGAATTCCAGCTTTTCCAGCTTATGCAGCTTGTCAAGTACTTGACAGCGGAAATGTAGCTTATGGGATAAGGCGCCGACATGTCAAGTAATAAACATTAGTAGAGATTTAGGGCGAAATGTTCGGAAGCACATGAACATTTGATTTGTCAAGAGGAAAAGTTAGATGTAATACATCTAAAGTGGCCATTGACTTTTTTCTATTTTCGAGTATAATATAGATATCAACCGAGAGGGGATGAAGAAATGGAATTTAGACAGGCAACTCGCACCGACTTGATAAAGGTTGTGAAAGCTCTTTATTGTAAAGACTTATCTTATATTACTCCCGAGTTGGTAAAAGCAGATTATTGTAATGAGAAATTATACGTCGTTGCGGAAGGGGAAAAGGTGCTGGCTACAGTATCTCTTGTGCCAGAGGAACAGTATGGATATACCGCTATCAAAAGATTATGTATTTGTAATAAGAAAAATCAGGGAAAAGGTATAGCTCGTTTTGCGCTACACGAATGTGCAAAAATAGCGCATGGAAATATTGGAGCTACGCCATGGAGCGACAATATGGGGATGCGGCATTTATTAGAGACTGAAGGATTTGAATTGAAATATGTTTTTGATATTAAATGGTGTTTCTACTGCAAGACTGTCTGACGGTCTTGAGAAGTTAGATGTAATACATCTAAAAGCGTTGCTTGACTTTTTCTATACTTGTGATATAATACAGACATGAAGTGAAGGAAAACACTGAGAAACCGAAAGGAGCTATAAAATGACGAAGTATCTGATTGTAAAGTGCGTAGAACTTGGTGACCAGTATGAATGTGATGCTGATCGTGAACCGATGTTTCTGGTGAATGATTGGGAAGATTGGTTTAATAAGAATCATCCGACTTATCGGTTTGAAGTATATAAGTTTGTAGATAATGAAGAAGCGGAACTGGTAAAGCAGTACGAAGATTCTATGAATGAGGGAATGGCGCTGTATTATTGGGATAATGATTGTGAAGACCATGAAGACGTAGCGCCAACCGTAATCGCTCATTATAAGGGCTATGGTCGTCACAATCTTGTACCGGAAGAGGTCTGGAAAGTTTTCCGGCAGGGTGCGTATTGGGCAGACGGAGATGAATTTACTGAAGAAGAATTTAAGGATGATTTGAAAAATTGTGGATATGTTTCTTGGTTCGATACGGAGTATAAGAAATACTGGGTATATGGACATTATGAAGACGGGCGCTATGACTTAGGATATTAAGGAGAAGAGGAGTTTTGCTCCTCTTATTAAAGTTAGATGTAATACATCTAAAGAGGGTGCTTGACTTTTCTTTATATTCTGTTATAATGTATCTGTACTCAGAAAGGAGTTGAAAGAAATGTTTGGAAGAAAGAAAGAGCAGGAAATTTGGAGCGGTGAAGATATTCACATGAAAGAGCTGTTAAACAATCTGTGTGAGCATAAGCAATTGATGAGAAACTATTGTCACAAGATTATTGTGTGTAAAGGAAGTGCAGAAATGCTTCCTGATGGGCCGGACAAAAATGTAGAACTTCAAGAGATTGAAACCTATCAGAAGCGTATTTTGAATCTGATTGCCGCATACGATGATGATTTGAGAAAGTATAGACAAATAGATAAATCTCTTCTGTCTTATTATACTGGGAATATTCCGCAACCTACGAGTCATGAAGCATTGCACGCGGCTTGGAAAATGGCGTATAGGGAGGTGTCGGGAACGTGAAAAAGATTAAGAAAAAGCGTATCATTCTCTATTGTCCGTGGACTGATGAGGAAATTATTGGAGCAGAAGAGTATGAAGGTTATCTTAGCGATGAGAATATTATTGGAATCTATTATGAAGTAGGAAAAGCGCAATGGTATCCTACGCATCCTGACTATGATGAACTGTGGTATTTGAAAGAACAGAATGGTATAAAAATACCGTATTATAAAGTTGGTGTATCTGATTTCTATATTGAAGTACCATCGTTTTGGGATAAAGTAAAAAATGCCTTGCGGTAAGCAGGGCATTTTATTATTAGATGTAATACATCTAATTCTCTTTAGAGAAAATGCGCCCATAAGGGCGCATTTAATTGTTTTCAGTCGGGCGAGCAGAAGCCTATAAATTTACCTTCGGAATTGAAATATAAACTTGCCCAACAATAAGAATCATCAGTGGCAAAATAAATAATATGCCCTTTACGGATTTTCTTTATTTTATACTGGTCTTCGCCATATTCATTCCGAGGAGGGAACTTGGTAATCATACGGCACATAGTTTCAAACTCACTCATTTATTTTGCCTCCATTTCATCCACAAATAAATCTTTGAGAGCGCAATTAGTAAAAGCAATATAAGTACAATATTCATTATAATCGGCGTCGAAGAACTTAAAGTAATCTTGGTCAAACTTAAACTCATCATGCGTTTTGCCCTCTTCTTGTAATTCAATGAAGCGGGCGAGCGCGTGTTTCATCTGAAAGTAACGCTCTTCATAAGTTTCGCCATGATAATTATAAAGACTGATTGTATAGACTCTTGTTTCCATATCCATTATATTTTTCCTTCCTTTCCGTTCTCTTCAGAACAATTATAATATACCACAAATTTAGGAAAAGTCAATCGCTTAATTTAGATGTTAAACATCTAAATATGAAATGGCGGTTTAACCGCCATAAAGGAGGGAAAGGAAATAAAGATTGAGAACTACGCTTGAGAGATGCATTAAAACATCATTGATGTGTCGATGCTGGGACAAGTCTTTACATACGCCGAAGAGAGCAACGGCAAGGCCGAACCATGATACCTGCAAACCGAAGAGCATAATCAGAATCACGTTGAGAATGGTAATTCCACACCGAACGTCATTCCATTCAAAGCGGTAAGCGGTTTCGATACCGAACCAATTCTTAATTGTCTGCATTCTCAACACATCCTTCCCGTTCACTGCGGTTAATGAGGGCGTGAAGGCGATCACACCACCCGCTTGCTTCTTCGTCATGATAAAAGCGCCACATCGTAAAGGGATTTCTGATATGATAAAAGTTCCAACCATACTTAATACGATACCACTTCATTTTCAATTCTCCTCCCATTTATTCAGTTCATATTCTCTAATATAATATTCGGTATAGTTATAATCATCATTGCCTTCGTAAACAATTCCTGCGTCAATATCATTCATCTCAATGGTAGGAGTATCAGTACGAAAACTATTACGATGAATAGTTTCACTGATAGCAAGATTCATCGTAGAAAAAAGCCCACAAGGCCCCATTACTTCACCACTGATACATTCAACAGCGTAGATTTTCATTTTCGCTCCATCCTTTCTGTTCCTCTTGGAACAATCTTATTATATCAGAATTATAAGAAAAGTCAATATTGTACTTTAGATGTAATACATCTAATAGTTGTAAAATAAAAATGCTCTCAGGGAGCATTTTCTTCTTTTTCTTTTTTTATCAATACGCTAAGCATTTTAGCAAATTGGTAAGGGTCAATGGTAAAAATACTTTCCGTTGAAACTTCATCGCGTGCAATTTCCAAATTATCAAGCAAGAGAGAAACTATACCGCCCGGATAGCTCTTTGCATCTTGAAGTAATTCTTCCTGCCGTTTCTCGCTAAAGTCAAAGTCAAATACGCCGTGAACATTAAATTCAATCTTCATTCTCGTCCTATCCCTTTCTATTCCTTAAAATGATTCATAGCCTTTATCTTCAAAAGCATTGCATAGTAAACTTAGAATTTCTGGATTAATTTCATACATTTTATGTAAGGCTTTACCATCTGCTTTAGTAAGTGTAGAGCCATCCATTCCTGATACATATTGCGCAAGCGTTTTAATTATATCTTCATAATCATAAGTAATACTATGTTCTTTGCACCATTTTCCAATCATTTTCAATCCATCCTTTCTATCCTCTTGGAACAATGCCATTATACCACATTATGGGAGAATGTCAATATGAGAAATTAGATGTAACACATCTAATAATTTGAAATAAAAGAAACCCTCCCGTAAGGGAGGGTGTTCGGTGGTATTACGTCTTGCGAGCGTAGGTGTTGACCTTGCCCTCGGTCTTTTCAACCTCGTCCTTCCACAGACGAGTCACCGCATACTGGAGATTGCCCTTCGTGAAGCCATCGGGCAGAGTCTCCTTCACCGCTTCGAAAATCTCGGTAATCGTGGCAGGAGCGTCCATCGCACCCAGAACAATGGGCTTAGCTTCGGCGTACAGGGTTTCCTTCGCCTGCTTCGCTTCAGCGTTGCGATTCAGTTCCTTCTCGAACTCAGCGAGAATCTCAGCATTGTCGAAACCATTAGCAGTCAGGAAGGAGTAAACGGTGGCGTAGGTGGTGATCTTCATTTTCAAAATTCCTTTCTGGTTTTTTAAGAGTTTTCCTTCTCTTCATCTTTCGTAGTTATTATATCATGGATTTTTGCTTTTGTCAAGCATTTTTTTCGGGGAATTTTGTGTGGCGAACTGCAGAAGTCCACACGCTCGGGCCAGATAATACCCATTGAGCACTTGGTCTGTTCCTTCATCTCCTCGGAACAATTATTATTATACTCAAATTTCAGAAAAACGCAAGTGTTTCTATTAGATGTATTACATCTAAATATGATACGGGCGCAGATGCGCCCATATGTTACAGAGTTGTGAAGGAATAAGTACCATTACGTACATATTTCTTAACATATTTCCCCTGATACAATTCTTCGCCATTGACTTTAATTGTAAACGGTGTTTCTTGTACTCTGGGGAGAATTTTATTTACTTTCAAATCTTCGCCCCAGTTAGCGCCCATCTGCATACAAGCGTACAGAATCTGTGCTTCAATTTCACTGTCAAACAGTCCCATATGCTCTTCAATGAAATCGGGGTTATTTGTAAGATACTGGTATACTACTTCTGCACTACCTTTATAGTTGCCGGTATCAGTAAAACGAGAATACTTTTCACAAAATGCTTTATATGTTTTTGTGCCTGTTACATAAGCACTCGCATATCCCCAAATATCATGAATAGCTACAGTTTCAAGGGGATTATTACATTTATACCAATCGCAATTAAAAATAATTACTTTATCATCGAAGTCGCTGTTATAAGCATAAACATCAGTGATATTATACTGGCGAATAGCTCTTGCTAATTTCTTCATAACATAGCCCCATTTATCCATACAAGCGGAATGATTGCGCATCATAGTGATATATTTGGGGCGCTTTTCCTTATAATAGGAGGATTCAAACAGGGGAAGATTATGCCATACCTGTTCAATAACATTAGCAGAAAAATCAACCAATTCGCCGGAATCGGTATTCATGATAACCCATGAACAGTCATAACAAAAGGGCTTGTCAAGAGAGGTGGTTTCCGTATCCAGTACCAGTACATTCATATTAATTGCCTTTCTGGTTTTATAGTGTTATTCCTTCACTTCATGCTAATAGTATATCATATTACGGGAAAAGCGCAAGAGATATATTTAGATGTAATACATCTAAATTTATTTGAAAAAAAATACCGCCCGAAGGCGGTTGGCGGTATCTTTGATACCCGTCAGAGAGCAGTTTTGTTTTTCGCCCAAGAGAACTGTACTCCCGAAAACTCTTCTGGTGGAAAGTGGGAGATTTGAACTCCAGTGGGCGTCATCGCGTTTCCACTCATTCACTCTGTTTCTTCCGAAACTTGGTGGCTACAACCCTGAAGTAGCTTGCACTTCCCATATAGAAGGGCTTATGTTGTTTAGCCACACTGAAAGCCCTTAGAAATCCTCGTGGGAGGGAAAGTTTACGCCTTGAGAGCGTAGGAATTAACCTTACCCTCGATCTTCTTGATCTCTTCGTTCCAGTAGTGAGACAGACCATATACGATCTTACCCTTCGGGTAACCAGTCTCATCGGCCAGTTCCTGAGCGGTAACGGGATTTTCCGCAGAAGCCAGGGCTTCGATCACGGCATCATGAATCTCGGCGTAAATCGCCTGATTAGCTTCCTTCTGCGCTTTGCCCTTGTTCAGTTCGGCTTCCAGTTCAGCCTTGATTTCATCCAGATTGGTCACAGTCTCACCGTTCAGATAGGCAACCAGAGTCTCGATAGTAACTTTCTTCATCGTCAAATTCCTTTCTGGTTTGTAGGGTGTCCTTCCCTTTGTTCGTGATTAGTATATCATAGATTTGGGATTTTGTCAAGGGGAAAGGGAAAGTTTTTTCAACTTTGTGAGTCCCCGCACCCTATCTCACATTAGGTGCTTCATCTCCCAGCAGGAGGATTCCCTTTCCCCTCGGAACAATTATAGTATATCACAATTTTAGAAAAAGTCAACAATTGGTTTTAGATGTAATACATCTAATAGAGAAACTCTGGCTTACTGCCAGAGTGTGATATTATACGCATAATCAATTAATACAATATGGCCATCTTCCCAACCATAATTTTCATAGTGAGTATCTCCAATATTACTGTCAATATAATCGTACTCTTCGCCATTCAAGAACTCTTCGGCATTTTCATCGCACTTGCCAATATCATGAATTTTAGGCATAATATAGAAAGTACGATTATATCCTTTGCGGACAGGAACAATGGGAGCAAACAAATATCCGAAACCGTCTTTGACTGCTTTACGGTACATACGCACTTCACTGGCACCATTTCCAAAACGGCCGGAACCCCAACCGTTATAGTTAAATTTAATGACGAAATCATTGCAAATGAGCGCGATACGGGTAGAACCATATTTCAATTCAATTTGAGTTTCATTCTTATAATTAAACTCCGTAATAGCATTGTCAATGCTCCAAACATCAGTCAGATGCTCAATGTAAGGATAAAGTTTCTGAAGCAACGTTCTGGCCTGAATTTCGTAATCTTTCATCGCTCCTACCTCCTCTTTGATGATACAAGTATACTATAGGAAGGAAAAATAGTCAAGAGATATAGTTAGATGTAATACATCTAATATTTCGGGAGAAAAAAGGAGTACCTCACATGGGGAGGTACTCTGTCAGGCAAGAAACGATATTCTGAATATGAGCAGTATATGCGGACGGTTCTTTAGTAGTCAGATAATGCGCCATAGCATCAATCACGATTTTAATTTCTTCCTGCTTCGGCTTTTTCAGTCTCAGAACAAATTCATCCGTTGTTCCAAGTTCCCTGAAAGGGAAGAAGATAATCCCAAGAGTAATTGCGCTTTTCTTTGCAATCTGGCTCAGAATATAAGTTTCAATAGTAGCATCATCGAGAGCGGTATGCGCTTCGTTGAAGTCATACTTATCCATCAGATACCGGAAAGTTGCTTCTGCGCTCGTCTTAAAGAAAGTTCCGCTTGCCGTGAGCATCTCATTAGTCAGACACTGCTTCTTATAAGAAACATTGTTCAGAAGATGTTTAGTAGCAAGTCCCCAGAGATCGAACAGAGGGTATTCATTACCACGGAATTTGAACGTTTCGCTATCAAATTCCTTGTCTTCATTCTTCTGATATCGTTCATTCATAATCTTATAGCACAGATTGCGCTGAGTACGCTCCCAAGCCTGATATTCGGGACTGTACAGTTTATTTATATAAAGCTCCGTGAAAGGGATAGCCTTTTTGAAATCAAACATGGAATTGTAAGCGCCGACAGCATTAACTTTTTGCATATCCTGTTCCAACAGACTGGCAACTTCATACCATGTCTTAATACTGGTTTCTTTGCGCTGAAGCATTTCCAGATAGATCGGCCGCTTTTCGGCGTAATATGCGGTATTGAATACAGACGGAACAGAGAAAGTTTCTGCAATCAGAAACTGCTTGCTATCCAGAATTTCGCCCTTGCGATTGGTAATGGTCCATCCGATATCATAAATCAGAGGGCGGGCAATAGCAATTTTCTTCTTCTTTTCTGCATCACCATTTGCAAGTTCAGACGCAAAGGGAAGAGTCGCAGTTTCGCAATCGAGAACCAGATACCGCATTTCCTTACGAGCCATATAGAGTCCTTTCTGCCGTGGGTTTCATTACGGGAGTTTTCCTTCTCCTCACTTTGTGCCCCTCATCAGGAACAAGTATATTATAACAGAAATATGGGAAAATGCAAGAGTAGATTTTAGATGTATTACATCTAAGCATAAAAAAATGAAGTTAGCTCGCGCTAACTTACTGTAATTCTCGTACATTCGTATGTATAGGTAATCTCATATTGTCTGTGGCAATTGGAACAGGTACACGCCCATACTCGCTCACCGCTCTCTTCATCGAAGTTATCCCAGTAGTCGTCAACCTTGTAGTCTTCACAACCGCAAAAGGGGCACTTTTCTTCATCAAACATTTTCTTCTTCCTCCTTCAAATCCCACAGTAAACAAGTATGTTCTTCTGGTATAAGGTCATTGGTCTGCTGACAGAGGTGGCAAGTATTCCACTTATCGGAAATGTCACGGCAAAATTTACAGACAAAGCAATCTCTATTATCTTTCCACGATTGTATAATCTTGTTTAGATTCTGCTGAAAAATTTGCTGTTGGGCAGGGTTGAAGTCTGCCCATAAATCACGCATTTTCTTTTGCCTCCTTTTCCTTTGCTCTGCGCTCCTTATCCTTCTTCGCCTTTTCGGCGCGAGCCTGCGCCTTGGCTTCCTTGTCTGCCTGCTTCGCTTCGTAAGCGGCAATTTCGTTCTGCATAAGCTCTTCGGCGGTCATATCCTCACGCTCTTCGGCAACGATAGCGCCGATACGCACATACCGCTGGACGCCATTCAAATCCTGAATGAGAACGCCCCACTGACGATCATTGATTTTGGTATAACCATCTTCCTTTAATCCATCAGTAAAGAGGTCAGAGAACACAGTATCACGCAGAGCCTTATCAACCACGGTCTTAGAAATCTTAGCCATTTCAAATTCCTTTCTGGTTTTCTGGTGTTTTCCTTCACCTTTCACGCATAGTATAGCATGAAATTTAAAAAGTGTCAATAAGAAGAATTAGATGTATTACATCTAATAACCTTTCAGAAAAAGAAGGGGATTATTCCCCTTCAGTTTTAATCTTGCGGAGTTCCTTCAAGCCCTTATTCGCTTCGGCGAGGGCTTTCTTCTCTTCCCTTGCTTTCTGGTCTTTTGCAATTTTCGCCTGTTTCTTTTCTTCGGCTTTGGCTTTCTTTTCGGCCTTGTCCGCCTGTTCGATCTGGTAATCTTCGGCGGCGGAATAACCATCATAGGGGTCATAACCACCTTCACCGTTGCGAGTACCACGAGGAATAGAAACCTTAATCAGTACCCATTTTTCGTTGCCCATAGCATCAAGGCAAGGAACAGCGAGTTCGCTTGTGCTAACAGAAAGTACATCGGTGTCTCGGCTTTCGGAAATAAAAGTAGAAATAGCGGTCAGGAAGTCATTACGGATTGCGGTTTCAAGCTGTGCTTTCGTCATTTCAAATCTCTCCTTCCGGTTTTAGGAGTATCCTTCTCCTGATTTCCAAGGAAATTATATCATAAATTTTATTTTTTGTCAACAATGTATACTGTATACAATTTTAGATGTAATACATCTAAAACTACTCTAAAATAAAAGGGCGCCGAAGCGCCCGAGAGGAAAGGAATTACGCCTTGAGAACGTAAGTGTTAGTCTTGCCTTCGATCTTCTCGACTTCATCAGTCCAGTAATTGGTCAGACCGTAGACGACCTTGCCCTTGGCATACCCCGTCTCGTCAGCCAGCTCCTGGGCAGTCACGGGAGCAATAGCGGACTTCAGAACTTTGATCACGGCATCGTGAATCTCGCCATAGATAGTCCGATTGGCTTCAGCTTTGGCCTTTCCGCGGTTCAGTTCAGCGGTCAGCTCAGTCCGAACAGCTTCGGCTTCGGGAGTGTCGATGGTGGCAATCAGAGACAGGATGGTGTTCATGGTGGTCTTCTTCATAATCAGTTCCCTTTCTGGTTTGTGGGGGTTTTCCTTCCCCTGTTTTCGTAGTTATTATACCATAGGTTTTCGAGCTTGTCAAGTGTTTTTTTGAAATTTCTTTTTGTTCTTTAGGGACTTGCAAGTGAGGTTTTCGTATTGCGCCTGTCCTATCGCATAAATGCGTGTCTGTGCATGGCACTTCATTTTCCTCTCCCCTTGGAACAATTACAGTATATCACAAATTTGGGAAAATGCAAGTATTTGATTTAGATGTATTACATCTAATTCCCAGAAATGAAATTGGGTTACTCCTGATGGAGTAACCCAGAGAGAATAGAAAGGATTTCGGAAGGGTCATATGCTTCGCCTGTCCAGTCATTTCTGATTTCTTCATTATCATCAAACAGAATGTCATCTTCATCGGCGAAATCCTGCTTCGGAGTACCATACTCTACAATATAAATTTCATCGAAGGAAACGCTACGCAGGTGGGCACGAAGCCAGCTCAGCTTAGCGGCTTCAACCGCTCGATTATACTGCTCAGTACCGCCCTTGGAAGTCCAGCTAATGATTCCGATTTCATAGCCGAGCTTCTGGAGCTTATTCAGGTATCGAGCAAGCAAGCTCATATTGAGCATCACCTCAGCTTCTTCATAAGGAGAAGCGTCAGAAGCCCTCAGTTTCGGGAGCCAATTTTCCACGGCATACAGATCAGCAATTGTCCCGTCCATGTCGAAATAAATCTTCATTCTCATTTCCTCTCTTTCTGTTCCCCTCGGAACAAGTATATATTAGCATAGATTAAGGAAAATGTCAAACGATTGTTTTAGATGTATTACATCTAATATAGAAAATGAAATGCGGTTTCCCGCATTAGAAGTACCTGTCACGGATGAAGGTAACGAGACATACAATTCCAAGAATAATAAAGATAAGTCCCCAAGCAATCCACAGAGGGGCGAGTACCCAGACCCAACTCCAGTTAATAACACCACACAGTTTCAGGACAATGAAGGCGATAGTGAGCAGACCGCAGAAGCCAATACCGTTTTTATTGTAAGTCTTATTTTCCATTTTTTCTTCCTCCCTTACCAGTTCTTAATCTCTTCCCGGATATTGCGATTAGAGTCAAAATCTACATACATTTTGTATGTGCCCTCGTCACTATACCAACGGATAGCGGCATAGTTACAAGTATTCGCATTACTCACCAGCTCATTGAACAGATGATATGCTTCTACTTCATCCAGATTATCGAACAGTTCATCTCCATCTTCATTCTTGCCGTACAGTACCATGATGGTATTCGTCATTCTCATTTCTCCTTTCTACCCTTCCGGCAAGAGTATAATAACATATTCGGGAAGAAAAAGCAAGTCTTGGTTTTAGATGTATTACATCTAATAACTAAAGGAGGAATTACTCCTCCTCGCAAAGATAGGACCAAAAGATAAAGCCTGGGTTTTCGGATTCCAACTTATAGCAAAGTTCCTCGGCGCGCTCCTCTGAATCAACAATCAAATAAGGATTCGCGCAATTGGTGTCTTCAAGTTCCTGCATAATTACCCATTTATACTTCATTACGGATACACCCACCTTTTAGTGTCCCAGTCCCAATAATACCAGTCAACTTGGTCTGGGACTTCCTTGAATACTTCTTTACTTCCACAGGCACGTGCATATCGAAAAGCCTGCGAAATGTTATCAAAACAAATGTACAGTTCACCATCACGCACATGATATACTACTTCATTCATTTTTCAAACCCCTTCTCTTAAATAGGATGCTCTTCTTCATCTTCATCTTGATAATAAGGGCAAGTATCCTCACAAGTCCAATCAGCGGTTGGCTCTTCTTCTTTTCCTTTTGGATGCATACAGCCATAAAGCATTGACCAATAAATACACATTATTTCTCTCCTCCTTATACTCCGCACACATCAATTAAATGATCTGCAAATTCCCTTCCCTTATGTTTCGGCTTCTTGTTGCGCTTGTCGGGGATAATGCGAGTAACACAATAGCCCTGCGGAAATTCCTTGCGCTCAGACTGAAATACTTCAACCCATGTTTTCTGTTTCGGGTTTTTCTTCTTACTCATTTTATCCCCTCCTTACATTGGCATTATATAATAAAATTAGAGAAAAGTCAAATGATAAAATTAGATGTATTACATCTAAGTATGAAAGGCTTCCTTATTTAAGGAAGCACTCATACCATGCATAGTCGCCCCATGTGCCGTTCTCTACTACTTCATTTTTATAATCTTCCCATGCCTGCTCTTCGCCCTCTTCGGTGTTGGGATAATCTCTTCCTTCAACCCAATAGTTAAATTCTTTACGAACGTACCAACCATTACGGAGTTCATCTAACCATTTGAAAATTTCGTCTTTAACCTTATTGAAATCAGTATAGGCAACTTGTGGTTCGCCTTCAAGAGTAATAATATAAATTTTAGTCGCCATTTTATTCTCCTTAATAATCCCACCAAAATTCATCGGCGTCTTCTCCTTCATCGGGAACATCCTTCAAATTCAGCCAGAAATTCCAATCTCCTTGGAAGAACATTGCGAAGTCTTCGCAATCTTCCATCGGGTCATCAATATGACAGATGCCGCACTGATCGCAGTAAGGACAATCACCATAAGCATTTACCGTGCAGAATGTAGGCTCTCCGTTATAAGTTCCTTCTTTTGCATTTCTCATTACCATTCTCCTTTCAGTCTTGCCCGTGCTTGCTTCCGCAAGCGTTTTTTCAATCTCCGTCTGGCGGGTGTGCTTTGGTCAATCCACTTGCGGCAACCTTTGTTCAAGTCCCAAGCGGCGAGTTCATCGAGTTTCTTGTACCTTGCTCGTTCCATTTCTCATCCCTCCTGACACTGTTAATTATACTCATTATGGGAGAAAAGTCAATATGGGATTTTAGATGTATTACATCTAAATCCGAAAACCAAATTGGCGCTTAGCGCCAAATGGTTTTCCCAGCTTGCGTATACTTAGACTGATTTTTATCCACTTTTTTCCGCAGGAAAGCCGGCACGTTTTTTGCTCCGCCGTATACAAGCACCAGCTCTCTCTGCGTGGTTACATACATAGTAATAATTTTTTCTTTGGGTTCATCCTTTATAATGGTAATACCAGTATCAGTAATGCAAACCCAGCGCCCAGCTTGGCCAAGATTGAAGTGAGTATATTTTTCTTTGATAATTTGCCCCAGACCAATTTCTTCCGTGATATGCTTTACTCTATCTGCCCTCTGAACCGCCACATGATAAGTCATTTCCATTGCTTCGCACCTCCTTTTTGATGATGTAAGTATATCATATTACGGGAGAGAAGTCAACGGATGTTATTAGATGTATTACATCTAATATGGGAAACGAAATTACGCCTATTCATCAGGCGTAACTTCATTATTATTTACTTTAAACTTCCTTCGCATAATAGGTAAGGTTCATACCGGTTTCGGGCGAGCAGTTATAATAGAAGATAGCATTGCACAGCTTATCAAAGTCTCCTTCTTCCTGCTCGGGCTTGCGAGTCCAGCTTGCAAGCGCAGAATTGGGTCGGATGCGGTTAGGGATAATCATAACTTCTTCGCCGTGGTTGTACAGTTTCCGTGCCATGCCCTTAGTAATCTTAATCATATGCTTACCGCCTTTCTGTCCCCTTTGGACAAGTATATAATAACATAGTTTAAGGAGAATGTCAAACCATAAACTTAGATGTATTACATCTAAATGTACAAAATGAAAATAAGCGAGGGATTACTCCCTCGCCATTACTTCCTCATAGTCCAGGCCCAGCCATTCGCATACGCTTTCAAAGTCAAACCAGAAAATATCATTGACTTCGGTAGTGCTCCAGTGCTCTTCGTCGCTGAAGGGAAGAGTTTCCATATATTCTTCAGCTTGATCGAGCTCTTCCGGAGTCAGCTTGGCGGCATTGGCGGCGGCTCCGCTCCAGAAGTGAAAGTCTCTCAGTTTCTTTTCGATTGTCATTGTCATGTTCGTGTCCCTCTTTCATATTTATTTCGTTCCCCTTGGAACAATTATATGATAGCATAAAGAAGAGAAGAAGTCAACAGTTTGTTTTAGATGTATTACATCTAATAATAGTAGAGTAGGCTTTCGCCTACTCGATGATACCATACACTTCATCATCAATGATTGAGCTGTTGAAGCGGTTAATGGTGCGCTCCGCCTGCTTGCCGAGCTTCTGTTCGAGCTTATGCAGCTCGCGCATCCCTTCTTCGTAGGACAGATGCAGGTGCAGATGAACGTCAGCTTTGTCATCATCATAGAACAAAACGGCGCTGGTATACGCAGGATCTTCGGTATAGGTGGTCACAACGATTCTCATGAACTTCATGTTAGTTACCTTCCTTTCTTCTCCCTTTGGAGTGATTATAGTATAACAGACTTGTATATGATTGTCAATACCCATTATTAGATGTATTACATCTAAGTTCCCATAAAGGGGAAGTCCTTATCTGCTGATAAGGACTTCGGCATTGCGCATAATGTACTCTTCAAAAGCACGCGGGCCAAGTTCACTCATAGCCTGAGTCCAGCTGGTCATAAGGTATACTCGTCCAGCTCTATTGCCCAGCCAGCTTTCCGCCAGCTTGAGAAGGGCACGGCGAGAACGAATAGACTTCGGCACGACAAGCTGTCCATCATTTCCCATAGGAATCCACCCGAGACGATCAGCATAGAACAGATACATGATTTCAATTTCCTTTCTTGTTCCTCTCTCTGAGGACAATATCATTATATCATTTTTCTTATAGAAGTCAAGAGATAGTTTTAGATGTATTACATCTAAAATAGAAAATTGCCCTTACGGGCAATAGCACAGAATCGGCCCGTTTTCTTCGGTATCATTGATAAGAGTCACAAAGCAAGCGTGACAAGAATCATCTTTTATCTTTTCGATAAAAAGTCTTTTTGCTCGTTCTAAACCATAGATAATAATTTCGCTATGGATATCTGCGCCGATGCTGATGCCGTCATCAAGAAACGGATTATAGGTTTCCCATTCTACCTTGTAATAATCTTCCATCTTTATTACTCCTTTCATCCTCTTGGGATGGTTATATAATAGCACAAGTTTGTTTTGAAGTCAAATAATAAAGTTAGATGTAATACATCTAATTTATTTGAATAAAAGAAAATCGGGGCTTAGCCCCGATCCTCAATTTCACCGGTATAGATATTAAACCGCTTGTTATCCATGTACAGCTGTTTGGCCAGCTGATATGAGAAGCCCAGCTCGCGCATGAACCAGCCGATATGCTTAATGGTGGTGCGGCTGTACAGCCCGCTCACCTCAAGCCAGCCTTCCGGATTGATCCCAATCACGGCGGTGGCGTAGCTTACAAGCGTCTTGGCGCCATTGTCGTACTCATAAACCTTCACCTGTGCGAACTCATGACCATTGATTTTCCGAACCTTCATTTCTGTTTACCTCTCTTTCTTTTATCGTTCCCCTTGGAACAATTGTATATTATCATACTTTCGGGAATAATGCAAGAGGTATTATTAGATGTATTACATCTAAAAACTGATAATGAAATGATCGCTTACGCGATCAAATCATTAAGAAATGCCCGGGCCTCTTCAAGAGAAGTGGAAGAAAATATTTCATCTTCCCAGCTGTCACAACATTCAAGTACAATCCACCCGTGAAAGTTAAGGGTATCGCGCCGTTCGAGTGTATAAGAAATAGTCTCCATGATAGTTACCTCTTTTCTTTTTTTCTTGTCCCTTCGGACAAGTATATAATAGCATATCTTTAAGGAAAATGCAATAGCAATTATTAGATGTATTACATCTAAAAGAAATAAAATGAAATTGTGGCCCGATTTCGGGCCACAACTTTAGCAGTAGACAAGAGACATATCTTTCCATTTTAAGATTGAAATTTGATTGTGCTCGCGCCCAATACGAAGCGCTTCTTTTTTTGTGCTGATGCGGAAGGAATGATCAATATAGTAAATTCCTTCGCTGTACCAAATGCCGCAATTACCTTTCAGCTCACGGACACAGCGAATAGCTTCTTCAGCTGTTTTCAGCTCATACCCATAATCTGCTACCTGATAGCCGGTCTTATGAGTAATGATACGCCCCGCCTTCAAAGTCAGCCCGTCATTTTCCTGCAGTTTCCGAATTGTCCGAATGTTAATCATTGGTGTTACCTCCTTCTTTGATGGTACAAGTATAGCATAGAAATGGGATAGTTGCAAGAGATTTTTTTAGATGTATTACATCTAAAAACGAGAATAAAATTATAACGGCCCGAAGGCCGTTATAATTAATAACTTTCAATAATCCAACCGCCGGACCAAATGCCACCAAGATACATATTATCTTCGGCCCAACTCGCGGCGGCCTGTTCGGAAGAAAAACCATCTTCAATAATCATTAACGGCCACTGGATGCTCCTAATACGATACTTCATTTTTGTTTCCTCCTTTTCTCTTCGGTACCTCATCGGGTACAACCCGATTATAAAGGAACTTTTGGGAAAAGTCAAGAGAGTAAATTAGATGTATTACATCTAAGAATTGGAAATAAAATTAGAGGACGTTTTCAACGTCCTCATTATGAACTAATGTCCAACAAGTAATTTCATATCCATACTTGCGCGCGGCCTGTAATTCGGAGAGAGCCTCGTCAATCTCAGTCTCATCGTAAACAGCGGAAAACTTGTATCCTTCAATCTTGGTTTCGGGAGCCTGATACTTTAAGATGATTTTCATTGTTTTTCTCCTTTTCATTTTCAAATTGTCCCCCTTCGGACAAGTATATTATATCGTAGATATGGGAACAGTGCAAGTGCGATAATTAGATGTATTACATCTAAGAATTGGAAATGAAATAACGGCATTATCAATGCCGTTATGGGATTCATTTTCTCTGTAAATTGATCAAAGTTACAAGTTGATTTAATTTTGAAAGTGCTTCTTCGTGAGTTTTATAATCAAAGTCTATATGTGGTATTTTCATTTCGGGAAGAAAATGAATCATTAGAATAGAATTATAATAGACTTTTTTTGAATTGAAATGATCAATAATTTCGGCGGAGAAAATCTTATTTGCATCCAACATTTTTTCTTCAAACAGTATCATGACCATTCTCCTCTCAATTCGGGATTTTTTTTCAATCCCTTTTTCATGATGTTAGTATATCAAAAAGAGAATGAAATTGCAATCCCTGTTATTAGATGTATTACATCTAATTTGGGGAAATGACGGTCATTCGACCGTCATGTTGGTTTTTTCATAATACAAATTGAAATTACCGTATTCTACGGAACAAGGGTCAGTTACATCATCATAACCTAATTCTTCGGCATCCTTATACAGATCGGTTTCGGGAACAAGGTGACCATATTCTTTGTGCATCCAGTAATAGGTTTTCATTTTGAAATTCCCCTTTCTTTTCTTTGTCCCTTTGGACAAGTATAATTATACTCACTTTTATCTATATGTCAATGCTTGTTTTTAGATGTATTACATCTAAATAAGTAGGAAGGCGCGTTAGCGCCATCCCATAGTTTGGAAGAATAACTCTACATTCTCTGTATATCCTTCCCAATATACCTCAATAATTTCCTCTTCTTCAAGATCCCACATCAGAAGATTGGCTATATCGCCGTAGGCCCAAGTATCTTCATCATCCCAAAAAGTCCACACATTGCCTTCTCTGTCACGGCACGAGATAAGCCATAGATCATCCATCTTGATTGATTCAATTACTACTGTAAGTTTTGGATACATCTCGCCATGATCAAGTTCGGCTTTTTCCTGTGCGGCTGCTCGCTCGGCTTCCGCAGGAAAGCACGCAAAGAGCGCAAGGATACAAGCGCAAGTGACGGTAACGAGTTTAATCAGAGTGCTGTTTTTCATGGTACTTACCTCTTTCTTTCTGTATTGTCCCTTCGGACAAGTGTAGTATACATTATATGCCTATATATGTCAATCTATATATTTAGATGTATTACATCTAAACTGGTATAATAAAAGAAAGGGGATCACTCCCCTTTCTGCCACTTTTTCATGAGAGTTTCGGCGGCCTTCTTTGTCTTGCACCACTCACGCTGGACATTGCATCCAATGCGCATGGTCACATAATATCCCTTGCCCCACTTCATAATATCTACGGTCTTCATGTTTTTCCTTCCTTTCTGGTTTGGTGGGTTTCCTTCCCTCTTTGATGGTATAAGTATATCATAGAATATCATATCTGTCAAACCCTGATTTTAGATGTATTACATCTAAACCCATAAAGAAAAGATTCTCGGGTTATCCGAGAATCTCAAAACAATCAAAGATATTGACTTGAGAATTACAGCTCAACTGTTGAACAGTGAGAGAGCCAAACTTGAGCATCAGCTTTTGTGCTATCAGCTCGCTACCTGTCAGCTTGACAAACTTGTACTCGATTTTCTTGTAAATCACGTTGTCCAGTTCATAAACCTTCATTGTCTCATATTCGCTCATCAGTAAGTACTTCATGGTGGTGACCTCCTTCATTTGATGGTATAAGTATAATATAAGAACCCTCTTTTGTCAACACATCTTTTTAGATGTATTACATCTAAAAAAAGATAAGCGCCGAAGCGCTTAGTACTTGTAGCTTGGGTATTCGGTTGGAGCTTTCTTACGTCTTTCAGCTTGCTCAGCTGCATAGTTTGCCAGCTCAGCTAATGCAGCTCCAGCTGCTATAATAGCCAGCCCTGGGATAATGCCTACTAATGGCATAGCTAACAGCCCACCTACCATAATGCCCGCGCCAATAACCCACATGAGTAAAACCCCCTTTACCATTTTCTACATTATACCATAAAACACAAAGTGTGTCAATCCTCACAATTAGATGTAATACATCTAAAAAATACCAGATCGTACATTGTCGTATCTGGTATGGCTTTAGTGCGCTAAAGTACGGAAGTAACCAGATTAGACATCTTTAGCTTGCTAAAGTAGTTAGCTATGGCTAACAGAAGCAATAAAAAAAAGAGGGGCTGCTGCCCCCTCCTATTCAGATCTGAGTATACCGCCAGTCGGTATTATCCACAGAGCGGACAATATCGTAAAGAACGCCGTCATCGTCAAGCTCTTCGCTTGCGATATATTCCCAGTCTCCGCACATGTACTCGCGGCGAGACAGATACTCAAGACGGCCAAACTCAACAGAATACTTAAACATGTTAACTATCTTCCTTTCTTATTTAATCTCTTTCCAGCTGATAGGTTCATCATAGTTTAGTGCTAACTGGGTATATCGGCGATCTGCCTTGTTCCGATCATCGAATTCCTCATGGACAGTTACGGTCTGTCCTTCGTCATCAGTCAGCAGGGCCTCAATGATATATTTCATACTTTCGCTCCTTTCATAATAAGGGGAGGGCTTTCGCCCTCCCGGTCACGTCCTCGTCGTTTTCCAATACCGGATATCTTTTCCCTCGCGCCTGGCTTCCGCAATCACGTTCTCGGCGGCCTGCCGGGCTTCTTCTTCGGTACTGTAGCAAGTACAATTCACTTGCTCATGCCAGCGGCCCTCATCCTTGATGAAGAACCAATTCTGATACCATTTCATTGCTTTTTCTCCTTTCTTTTTGCAAGGGAGGGGCTTTCGCCCCTCCCCTTCTCTCTTACTGATGCTCTTCAAGGAACGTCCGCAGGGTGGTATACTCGCCATTCAGGCTGGCCGTCCAGCGAGCCTCAAGGTACGCAGGCTGAAGCATGATGCAATCATGGAGCTTGGCGCCTCTGGGCAAGCCCTTATTCAGCTCCCTGAGCTCCTTGCTGTTCACTCCCAGCTTGCAACCACTGGAAAAGTTGCCAGCCTTGCGCTTCAATCCGCAGGTGCCGACGAAGTCAATAAACTCCGCTCTGGTAAAGATAAGCACATAATCAAGTACATCGTCCACGCTGGCCAGCTCCTGAGGCTTCGCACAATAGGCAACATACTTCGCCAGCTTGCAATAATCAGGGCTGATGGTCTCCGTCCGAGTGTAGCCAAGGATTCCGTTCCCAGTCTTGATCTCCAGTCCGCCGTTTGACCGGCTCATGGCGTCCAGCTCGCCCTTGTTGTGGACACGAAAGTCATCAGCGTCAATGCCGGACTTCTTCCACAGGTGGCGAACGATGGCGTCCAGATAATCTCCGTACGCTCCGGTGGAGCCCTTCTCGAGCGCAAGCTCGAGCTTGAGGAAAAAGGCGTCATGGGCGGCGCTGAATTTCTGGGCTCCGACCTTGGACTTGGGGGTGATATCAATCTTCTTCATGGTTTCGTTCTCCTTTCATTTTGTCCAGCTTGTGGCTTTAGGGGTTCGGTTGTCTATTGAGGCAATTTGCCGCCTTCCCTCTCCGCCTTTTCACTTTTTGCTTTTCGTCTGTTTATTTCAGACTACCCGTTTTTCACGTCTCGCGGTAGGACGTTTCCCGTCTGTCAGTTTCGGTCCGCCGGATGCGTGACTGCTCGTTCCTGACAGTGCCTATTATACATAAAAACATTCTATTGTAAATAGTCAATTTTGGGAAGATATTCGCCAGATCCGACAAAAAAGCCGAAATCATGGAAAAAGAAATGATTTTTTGTCAAAATTGGTTTTGAAATTTTCCAGAATTGACAAAATCTTGCCTGTATGTTTTTTTTTACAAAAAAACGAATTAAAAATAAACTTTTGTAACATTTTAGCCACGGGGCGGTATCATTCGGGAAATACTTTTGTAACAATTTTGTAACAAACCGGGCCCTCCACATTTTCCACCAACCCTTTCAAAATTAAACCCAAATTATTAAAGTCAAACACTTGACAAACCACAATCCCATATGATAAAATAAAAGCAAAGGAGGTGTTGAAATGAAATGAAGAAACCATATTCATTAGATTACACCATTGAAAGAGACACTGATCGTCTAAAGTTAGTTGAAGGAATTTTAGATACTTTGGATCACGACCCATCTGAAACCGATATAGAGCAAATGGCCACCTACATTCTATACGGTAAAGATGAAAACGGACTTTCCTCTTTGCGCCGAGGCGAAGTCTATGACAACTCCAAACGCTATAATTCCTTTAAAACTTCCGATGACTATGTGGTATCGCTTGATGAGATGTTGGAAAATCCAGCAACCGACGAACAAGAATTTAGAAGTGCGTACAAGCGCGACGTATATAAAAAATCTACCCCAATTATTAGGCGTCCAAAATATGATAAAAAAACTGGTGAACTTATTGACCCCGGCGACTCCGACATTCCAGGCATGGTAGAACTATGGGAACGCCTTGATCACTTTGATAAATGGATTCATATTTTATAGGGCAAATTGCCGCCGGATGAAAACTTTCCTCTCTTTGAGGATGATTATCGTCTTTACCGCCTAAAGCATAACCTAATTGATATGAAAAGAACGCAATACTATTTGAAAGATGTGTATAAGCCGCAGCTTCATTTCCAAAAAATTGACCATCCAAAGGCTCAATTTTATGATTGGGATGGCGCCGCAGCATATTGGATTTCTTACGCAAAATGGCAAGAGCGTGTATCCCATTCCTATACAACTCGCGTTTCACGCAACCTAGCAGACTATGAAACACGAGGAGAGGGCGACCAATTAGAGGTAAAGTGGGTTATATGCGCCCATAACTTTGACTGGGAAAACCCTAAACATGTTTATGCACTTATGAATCATTATCTGCCGCTAAAGGAGCAGTTAAAGGACAAGTTGGATACATACGGGCGCTGCCTTATTTGGGATTTAGAACGCTACGTAGAAATGACCCCATTAACTCCAATTCGCCGCGCCATTGTAGATAAAGTAATGCAGCAAACGCCGCGCGAAGATATACGTGACCAGCTAATGTAGGAATTTGGCTTCACTTACAACACATTTTATTTAAGCACAATTATTGCCAACGATATTCCAAAAGAAATTGCGCGAACCGCCGCAAAACATCGTATATTGTGCGAAACGCCAGTTAGCCAACGCAAAGCCTGTAAGAGGTGCGGCCGCGTTCTACCCCGCCATCCACTCTTTTTTACTAAGAATTCGGGCCGCAAAGATGGCTTTCAATCGCGCTGCCGCGAATGTGAGCGTCAACTTCGTATTGAAAAAGGGGAGGTGTTGAGAATAGATGGAAGACAAAAAACTACGTAAATGTTTGCGCTGCAAGCAGGAAAAACCAATTACTGCATTCGCCGAAACCTCTTGCCGCTTCTTCCCGGGCCATCGTTCCCTATATTGTACCTCATGTCTTGAGGCCACCACGCCACAAGACAACTTAGGCGAAGTTGATCGCGTACTGCGCTGGCTTGACCTCCCATTTGACCTTAATAAATGGACATAGTTGTATGAGCAACATAAAGACCATACATTTACGGCCTACTTTAACTTACTATATGATGACCACTATGAAGGTTTAAAATGGTAGGATGAAAATACAAGATGGGAAATCGCGCGAAAAGAGGGCACAATTAATGATGAGATTAAGGCCATTTCTGAAGGGCAAATGCGTCACCTAAAGAAAGTATGGGGTGCCGAATACGAGCCTTACGAATTACTATGGCTTGAAGATTTTTATAATAAAATCGTTGCAACCCAAAATGTATCAACTCCTATTCTATAGGAAAAAGCCCGCGATTTTTGTGAGCTTTAGTTACATATTAAACAGGGATTGCGCCAAAACATTGATGTTTCTAAAATGATGAAATAGGCAGATGATATTGTTAAGACATATCATTTTGAAGCATCAAATGCTAAGTCTGCGGCAGACTTTGAATCCGTTGGAGAACTTATGGTCTATTATGGCAAAAAAGGATGGCATCCAAATTGGCACGCTGAACCACAAGATTCCATTGACTTTATGATGGAAAACATTCAAAACTATTTGAAACGCCTTGTAATGAATGAAGGTAATTTTGCTGAATAGGTTGAAGATAAACGTGCTCGCTATAATATGACTGAGCGTCTTGAAGAAATTGAAAATGAAAAAGTTGATTTCGATGAGACAGCCGATATTGAATATGAGGATGATGGCGCGCTTGCGGCAGAACTATAGGGAGGGGGCTTAGATGAATGAAAATATAGAAGAGTCCCTTTCTCGTGATGGCACTATTATTGAAAAAGGCGTTACATTAACACGCGACTTTTTAGATAAAAATGAAAGTCTATTTACTAAATATTTAAACTTGTGGATATTGTATCCTGACCTATTGTTAGATACAATATAGGATACAATTGATGCAAAGAATTTTCATTTAATGCCGTTTCAGCGAATAGAACTGCGCGCGGCAATGAGATATAGGTATACGTTTTGGACTGCTACGCGTGCTACATCTAAATCATTTACAGCATATTTAAGTGCTTTTTTGCGCGCCGTACTCTTACCCGGCTCTACCATAATGATTGCATCGGATACCAAAGGTACGGTTATTAAAATCGCAGAAGCGAAATTTGAAGAAATTTTTCGACATTGGCCTTTATTACGCAAAGAGTTAAAGACGCGCGCGGATGATGGAAAGACTGGACAAAAAGCAAGTACCAACTACTACGAATTATATTTAAAAAATGGCAGTATGATTTCTGTTGTATCTAAAGATACATCTCGTGGATTGCGTGCAACCGCAGCAATTCTAGAAGAAGCAGCACTAATTGAAGAAGTACCATTTAATGAAGTGCTTTGGCCGCAAATGAATATTGCTCGTAGAGAAGTTGACGGCAGCCTAAACCCAGACGAGCCATCGTCAACGTAGATTTTTATTACTACTGCCGCTTCCCGTACAGTTTTTATGTACTCGAAACTTATTGAGATTACCGTAAATGCAGTTTTGCGCCCAAAGGAATATTTCTCATGGGGTCTTTCTTATGAAGTACCATTACATTATGGGCTACTAGATAAAGCGACATTGATGGATCAACGTTATTCTAATACAGTTTCTGAAGAATCATTCGCGCGAGAATCGCTATCAATATGGAGCGGTAATAATGCCGATGCTTGGCTAGATAGTCGCAGACTCAGCCATTATCGCCGCTTATTGAAATGCGAACGTAAGGCTATAATTAATGATAGCAATCCTGATGCTTGGTATGAAATTGGAATTGACGTAGGTAGATATCACGCAAATACAGCTATTATGGTTATTAAGGTGTTACCAGGCGAATAGCGCTTTAGGAAAAATGTCGTATATACTGAAGTAATTAATGGTGAAAACTTTATTACTGAGTAGGCGCCACGTATAAAAAAGTTAATTTCATTATACAATCCACGCGAAGTTGTCATTGATGGTAACGGTCCCGGTATTGGCTTAATGGACGCTATGGCGCTTCCATCTTATAATTCACACACAGGTGAGTAGTTTCCGGCATATTTCACCTTTAACAATGAAAATCATTTGCCGCCAGAATTAAAAGCTGAACAAGAAACGCCTGTGCCTGCTTATAATGCTATTTTATATGATATTAAGGCTAGTGCTTCAAATGAAGATGAAATCCATTCTGCATTCTTATCTGCAATCAATACTGGATCGGTATCGTTTTTGGCGCATGAGAGAATTGTCAAAGAAAAAATAATGAAAACGAAAAAAGGTGCTAAAATGACGCCTTATGATAGGCGCGTATTTTTGATGCCCTATGAAATGACTTCTCGGCTAATGGATGAACTTAATAACTTGCGTTTAAAGCCGACTGGAGTCGAAAATAAATTTAAGGTTGAAAGAATTTCTAGATCAATTGAAAAAGACCGCTTTTCTGCATTAGAATATTCTTTATATAGAATTAAATATTATGAAGATAAAGAAATTTTTAAAAAACGGAAGAAAAAGATAAATCAATATGCTTTCTTCAGCCCTAAAAGTAGGGGGTGAGGTTTATGAGTTCTTTCAAACCATATGTTAATTTCGCTAAACAAAATCGTATTATGTCAGTACCAATTGATAGCTATCGTGTTAGTCGCTACGGCGCGAATAGCCGTATCAATTCAGTAGGTCAACACGATTTTTCTTTAGAAGAAATTGAACAAATAATTCGTTCTGGCGATTTAGATTCACTACGACAATTATCTCGCTATTATTATCGTACAAATAGTGAATATCGTGAGAATATTGATTACCTAGCCACCTTACCTTACTATGATACAATTGTCACCCCTATCTTTGAGGAAGGCAAGGGTTCTAAGGCTTAGATTATTAAAGCATTCTACAATGCTTGTGCTTTTGTAGACGGTTTAGATATCCGCAATACTTTAACTCGTATTACAAAAGCATGGCTAATTAACGGTATGTATAATGGTATTTTGCGTTAGGTTGGAAATAAATGTTCTATTTAGGATCTGCCACTAGAATTTTGCCGCACGAGATTCAAGGATTATAATAATTTAAATATTCTTGAATTTAACGTAACCTATTTTGAACGTAAGTTTTCTGATGATGAAGAAAGAGCGCGCATACTTTTAACCTTTCCAGAGGTTGTACAAAAGGCGTGGAAAAATTGGAAAAGCAAGAAAACAAGTGATCCATGGGTTATGATTTCATCCGCAGACGGCGGCATAAATTTTTGTTTTGCTGACGACCAAACGCCATTACTTATTGCTGCAATACCTCAATTACGTAAGCTTAAAGATGCAGTTGGCCGCGAAGAAAAGCGGGATGAAAACGAGCTATACAAATTACTAATTTAGCGCATGCCGATAGATAATAACGGCGAATTAGTATTTGAATTAGAAGAAGTTGAAGATATCCACGCAGGAGTAGCGGAAATGCTCAAAGACTTAGATACTGTAGATGTATTGACTACTTTTGGTGACACTACATTAGAGAATCTTTAGGATTCCTCTGCGGCATCTCAGTCTGCAGATCGTATTGATAAGTATGCAAAGAATGCTTGGAATGCTCTAGGAAGAGGCTCAATTCTGTTTAACGCTGAGAATAGTTCTACTCTCGCGTATAGCATAAAGAAGGATGAAAGTCTTATGAAAGGTTATCTAAACGTATATAGTACGTGGATAAGATTTCAGATTAATCATAGATTTTCCCGTACAGGACTATAGTTTGGTTTTGAAATCTTACCCACTACTATGTTTAACATTAAAGATTACCAAAGTATGTATTTCTAGGGCGCACAGTATGGCTATTCTAAAATGCGCGCTGGTGTCGCTAGCGGCATTGATCAATTAGCTTAGTTAAGTCTAATGAATTTTGAAAATGACTTCCTTCACATGGCAGACAAGATGATACCATTATAGTCTGCCTATACTACTCCTGGTGGCGAAAATTCAGGTAGTGGCGGTGGAAGTAAAAAAACTTCGGTAACTGTGAACAATCAAGGTGGCCGTCCAGAGTTACCCGATGAAGAGAAATCTGAGAAAACTCAGGCCAATATTGCGGCCATGGGTTAAGGAGAATTAAGATGGATAGACAAATACCTATTTATTTTGATAGCGTTGTCATCGCTTCTCCTACAGTGCCAATTTCTAGTAGTAATCCAGAATTAGGCCGCTTAAAGGTTGGTGTTTTCACAAAATACGGGAATCGTAATGGTTCCTATATTACAGATGAAATCGCAGAACAACTTATTGCCAGCGCGACCATGGGCAACACCCCAGTTGTTGGATTTTTTGACCCAGAATCCAAAAGCTGGGCAGGGCACACGGGTCCACTACTAGCTAGCGCTTATGGCTATGTAGAATCATTTGAAGGGTGGCAACCTTTTACTGATACAGATGGGATTGAGCGCGAATACGCTGTCTTTTCTGTAGTAATTTTTAACAAATATTTCGATGAAGCTAAATTAGTTGTTGGATAGCATCAATCAATGGAATTAGATAGGGATAGTATTGAAGGAGACTGGGCGAATATTGAGGATAATGAATATTTCGTTTATACCAAAGCTTCTATAATGGGGCTATGCATTATAGGAGAACATGAGCCTTGTTTCTCTGTATCTACATTCTTTTCTAAAGACGATGATAAATATGCATCCCAATATGAAAAGTTCTCTTCACTTTTATCCGGCTTGAAGGAATTAGTCGAAGAGACGGAAAAACAACCAAAGGGAGGAGAACAACCTATGGATAATTTTGAGAATAACTTAGGCACTCCCGCAGAAGAACCTGTAACTGAACCAGTTGCAGCTGAACCAGAAGCCGTATCAGCAATTGAACCTGAATTACCTTTAGTAGATGATCCAGTCTTAGCTGCATCAGCAGAAGAACCTGCGGCTGAGCCAATTGATTTTGAAGCTCTTCAGAATTCTATTACGGAATTAACAAATGCTAATACTGAGCTAACTACCAATTATGAGAATGCTCAGAGCCGTATTGCTGAGTTGGAGCAGGCGCTTGCCGATGCTACCGCCGCAAACGAAACCGCAAATAATCGCATTACTGAATTAGAAAGTTCTATTGCTCAGTATGAAGCTGCACAAGCCGCGATTGAAGAAGAGAAGAAAAATCAGTTAATTGAAAAATATGAAAAAGTTATTGACGAAGAAGAAATTACTAAAGTTCGTGCGGAAGTTTCTAACTTTACTTATAGCGAGCTAGAAAGTAAACTCGCCATTAGCTTTGCTAACAAGCAGATGACGACTGAAGAAAATACAGTTAATGTAATTCCACAGCCAGAACCTGCGGTAAATGAATTTGCACTTCTCATTGAGAAGTACCGTAAGAATTAAGGAGGAATAACCTATGGCAACAATGAATAGATTTCCAATTACCAATGTTGAAGGCGATCTAGTTGCTCAGCATCGTGATCCTGATGAAAAGCTATATGCCAGCCTTGAGCTAAATCAAGTAGCTTTCCCAAAGACTGGTATGGTAGTTTCCCAGACTCCTCTAGGAGAAGCCTTTACAAAGGCCGCTCCTTGTGAGAATGGTATGTGGGTCGTGGGCGATAAGGCCGCGGGTGCTATTAATCCACCAACTGCTGCAACTTCTGCCCCTATTGGTATTGTATACACAACTGAAAAAGAATATGATCGTGAACACTATGGTCTACAGCGCTTTGGCCGCAAAATTGCTGGCGATTATCCTCGTGTAGGCTTACTAGGTGTTGGTGACACTGTAACCACTAATTGCTTACAGTACGACACTTCTAACTTTGCTAATGATGCCGCTTTAGATACTGCTCTAAAGGCAATTGATAGCACTCCTCTATATGTTGCTATTCATGCTGTTGGACAGAATGAAACTGTTTCTGCTGCTAATGCAATTCCAGAAATTGTTAAAGCTGCTCCTCAGGCTGGTATCTATGGTAAAATCGTAAAATACTACACTGTACCTAACGGCGGAAAGGGCGTTAAGTATCAGATTATTAGAATTTAATAGGAGGTGCGAACGTTATGGATAATCTACACATTTTAATGAACGGCGTATTTGGACGTAAAGTTCCTGCTGAGTTCGCAGCCGCCGATTATGATTATGAGGCTGCTCTTCATGATGAGCTAGCCAAGCTCATGACCAAAGATGGTCGTCATTTTAATCGTCACGTCTTCAATCGTAACAAGGAAGACATTTTTGAGCTACTTGAGCAGAATCTAGAGGAAGTTCTACCACAGAGTGTACAGTCTGCTCTAGATATGTTCGTTGAGACTCTACATTTTGCACAGGGCACCCGTCCTGAATTCCGTGTAACTCGCGGCAAGCAGCGCGGCAAGCAGTTTGTTACTCGCGCTACCGAATCCGGTAACTACGAGACCTTTAGGCTAGATCGTGATCGTTTTGACGTCTACATTCAGGCCATTGGTGGCGCTGGATATGTAGACTTCGAGCGTTATCTCGATGGTCTAGAGAGCATGACCGACATCTATGAAGTAATTCAGGAAGGTATTGTTGATCGTCTATTTGAGATGGTTCAGGAATGCTTACTAGCTTCTTGGAATGCAGCTGGTCGTCCTGCTCGTAACAAGGTTGCTGCTAATGCTTTCAATCCTGTTACTATGAAGAAGCTCTGCAACACTGTTGCGGCTTATGGTTCTCCAATCATTTACTGCACACCTGAGTTTGCTGCTGAGATGGTTAATGCTATTGTTTACAGCAATGCTAATCCAAGCTGGGTTGGTGGAAAGATTTCTGATCAGGACATGATTGATATTCGTGAGCGCGGATATATCGGAAAGTTCCAGGGTGTACCAATTGTTGTTATGCCTCAGTCCTTTACCGATGAAACCAACTCTAAGACTGTTATGAATCCATCTTTCGCTTATGTCCTACCATCTGGTAAGGAAAAGCTAATTAAGATGGCTTTCGAAGGATCTCCATACTTCCGTGAGTGGGATGATCATGAAGGCGACAATTCTTTCGTCCTACAGGGATATGTAAAGGTTGGTGTCGGCATGTTCACTATGCCTAACTATTGGGGAATTTATTACAATGCGGCACTAGATGAAGGTAGCGGCTGGAAAGCTTATAACCAGAGCCTAGTTCCAAAGTTCGATGACAAGACCGATAATAATCAGTAATTGATTAATAACCACTGGGGTGGGTGATTTACTCACCCGCCCCATTTTTTCTTTTGGAGATAAAAGGAGGAATTTATTATGAGTAAAATTACATTAACTAATGTTGGCACGGCAACCGTATCACTATTTTTCCCAAATATTAAGTGGAGTCGTGAATTAACACCCGGACGTGCTGTTCCTGTATCACAGGAAGATTATGAAGAAATGACTTTTGATCCTGGCTTTATGGCTCTTGTTAATGGACACTTCATTAAAGTTGATGGTCTAGCAGAGGATGAGCAGGTTGAAGAAGTAGGCACTGTAGTAAGTGCTACTGATATTGCAGCTATGTTTGATAAGAATGACATCACTGGTTTTGCAAAATTTATTCCTAATGCTACTACGGCAGAAAAGGATTCTGTTGTAAATATTGCAGTAGATAAGGGAATTACAGCGCCTGCTTTCGTAGGTCTAATTAAGAAATACTGCGATGTTGATATTATTAATGCCATTAATATGAAACATCAGGCAGAAGAGAAGTGATTTAAATGGCGACCCCTTTCTTAAAAGTTTATGACGCTTTTTTGGCGCGGATAACCGCAGATGAATGGACATTGGAGGAAGAGCTCGCCATTGTTGAACGAGATTGGCAAGAGCTTCTCAAGATGGCTATTGAACGTTTTAAATATCCACGTATTAGTTTAGAAATGGAAGAGTTAGAACAGTCAGAAAGCGATAATCCCATTACAGTAATGCAATTTAAAGAGGATTTAACTAATGCAGAAATATAGATGCTTGCGCTCTATATGAAGCATGAATGGGTTAAACGTTGTATTGCTAGTTGGGAAAATATACGTTAGTTATACGTCGATAGTGATTATTCTCAAGCTAACCACCTTGATAAATTAAATAAGCTTGAATCTCAAGTCGCGCTAGAGGTTCATAAAGCAGAGGGACGATATGATAGATCGCGTAACCATAGTCCAGCCGCAATCTTCAGACGATTGGCCGGAAAGTAGAAATATATCTAATGAAACTTTTGATGGTTATTTAAATAAATTAAAAGGTCGATTATATGGCCTTTTATGTGAGCGCGAAAAAGGTGGCGAATGGATTAAGTTTCTTGACTCTATTACAATAGAATTGATGGGACTTGGCGCGAATAGTATTAATTGGTGGGCATTAATAGGGAAAATTAATTCCTTACGCTATTTAACCTATGAACACTTTAGGCGTACGATATTTGAAAGTATGCATTTAGTGGATGGATTAGAGGCTCCAGATGAATTATCTTGAAGTATATTATTCGCGCCTAAATCACTTTGGCGAAACTACTGGTGAACGTGTAACTAATGGAGGTATTCGTACTTTTCAGCGATGGAAAAATGAATCTCCGCATACAGTTTCTACTCTTTCTGTAGAACGTGGATTATATTTTGATGGCATTATTTTACAAAGTAAAGATAAGGCATATTAGAAGATTATGCATTTGAATGTCTCTAATGATATTCCTATAAAGGTTGGAGACATTATGAATTGGCCGCAAAGTGATGGGTCAACTGAGAAATGGCTTTTGCTTTCAGAGGAAAAGAAAGTAAATGGCACTTATCGTACTTTTGATATATTGAAATGTAATTATTTGATTAAGTGGATTAATAATAAAGGATATTTAAAGTAGTCTTGGGCTTATGTTTTAAGTTCCACCGATGATAAGGTAAAAGGTAATTTTAGAACATGGCATAACTTAATAACACCACAACCAAATAAATATGCTGAAATTATTATGCCGCGACCAGCTAATGATGGCGCCGAGATTCTTGATACTGTTGACCGAGGTACAAATTTTATTATTGAAGATGAAAGTTGGAAAATGGTCGAATCAGATTTTACTAGCGTTAAAGGTATCATTTATATGTCTTTAACAGAAAACAAAGTAAATCTTCAGTATGATTATCTAGGCGAAGGAACTGATGATTTAGCTGATTTAGATAAATATAAGTTTCCAAAGCTTCCTACAATATATAAATCTGGAGATACTATTATTCCTCAATTTGAAATTGATACTTTAAATCAATGGGAAATTGAAATGCGTCCTTCTGATTTTAGTCTAGTTAGTGAACAGAAAGAGGAAGAAGGGCAGGAGGAAAAGTGGTATCAAGAACTACATGCTTCGGCGGCAGGACAATGCATAATAACTATGCGCTTAAAATAGAGGCATGCAATAGAAAAGAAAATAGAAATTATTATTAATGATGCGGATAAAGTTTATTATATTGTAGGAGACGATAAAATTCGACTGGATCGAGAAAATTCTTATTATCTAACAGATGGTACATTTGATTCTGAAGGAAAAGAAAATATTATACACTCGCATATAAATGCCGAGTAGGAAAAAGCAGTAATTTCTCTTGAAATTTAGAATTATCCGGATAAGAATAAACAAGCAAAAGATTATGGTACTATTATTAAAAGTCCAACATGGAATGAGATTTCTGATGTCTTTATTCTGCGTGCAAACAATAAAAATAATCTTGGTACCATAACTTTAGCTTTAAATTATTCGGTCTATCACTGGGATTCTTCTATAGAATCAGATGATAAGTGGGTGTTATCTGAAGTTAAACAATATACTAAAACAGTCGAAATAATTCCATTATGGTGAGGTGAATAAAATGGCATTAGAACAGCCAACTCAGCGCCGATTCGCTGTGATGGGACTTAATACATTTAAAATCGCTAATAAATTAATGTCAAATCCGCGGCTTTGCCGCCTATTAAAATATTAGGTTAGAGATCCTTTTAATGAAAAAAAGTATCCTCCGGTGGATGGAGCAGAATTAATTAATAAACAAATTTTAATTGTTCCTAAGATATTTGATGATAGTACAGAAAAAATGTCTTATGTAACTGCTCTATTTGATGGATTTGTAGTTAATTAGTTAAATCCAGAATTTAAAATATCTACTGTCCGATTTGATATTGCTTGCCCTTATGAAGAATGGCTAATGGATGACTAGTCTCTGCGGCCATATCTTATTATGCAAGAAATAGATGAAATGTTTAATGGCGCAAAAATGGCAGGTATCGGTACATTGCAATTTTATCGCGCAGATCCATTAACATTGACTCCTTGGATCGGTGGTTATTCAATGGTGTATAAAATCAATGAATTTAACTGATGATGAAGTATTGAAGTTTTTAAAGGGATCTCCAGTTTTTATAGAAGATATTTGTGCGGTATTCCCTGCGACATTGGGGCAAATTGTTGATGAGGGATATGAAGAATTTTAGAAGTATTTGAGTGTACTTACAGCAGTTAAGCCAAGTACTTAGCATGATGCCGATGAAGAATTAAAAGAGCTAATGACTAAATTAACAGATTTCTAGTATATCTTACTAATGGCTAATTTAGACCCGCAAATTCATACCCTAATGAAAAAAGGTTTCAAATTTTTTACCCATGAAGATGCAATTTTTTCAATGGAGCCCGCACAAATTATTATAGGCCCCTTGGCGGAAAAACACCTATTAACTGAGGATAAATTCTACGATTTTTAGCGATTACTTCGTAGAATGTATTTTTTGGAAACAGAGGATGAAGAAATTATTATTTATGAGGATGATCCAGAAATTACTAAACGGCTGAAAATGCAATAGCGCGATCGGCGCGAAAAACTTCGTCGCGCGAAAGCTAAAGAAGCAAAGAAAAATGGATCAGATTTAAAGTTCTCAGACTTAATAGCAAGTGTTCCTCTGAATGATTGCGGCCTAAATATATTAAATATTTGGGACATTACGTATTATGCTTTTCATGATCAACTCAAGCGGATGGGGTGGCGTGATTAGTTTAATATAAATCAGCAAGCCGCATTAGCGGGTGCTAAAATACAAAAGTCGCAATTGAAGCATTGGATGCGCTCAATAGCTGATAGCGACAAGTCATAATTTGGGAGGTAACTTTTATGGCTAACAATGTTAATATTTTTGATAAGTATGGTATTAAAGAAGTTGCCAATGTTTACTTCGAAGCTCTAGATGATGATCTAAAGACCGGCGTATACAAGGGCGACATCGTACTTTTCCTAGATACTCTAAAAGTTTCCACCATTGAAACTACTGCAGAAAATGTAGCCGCACAGGGCGGTTGGGGTAACCCAAAACTAGTACAGTGGGACTATGGTAAGGAAATCAACATTACTCTAGAAGATGCTCTAATGTCTCTAGAGTCTCTACGTTTCATGCTAGGTGGCGCTATCAAGCGTCCTATGGGCACTGATACTGTAGTTGTACATCACACTGAGGAAGTAACAGCTGTAGCAGGCACTGATACTAATGCAGGTAAGGTATTTGTACCCGCTCCAAAGGATCATATTACTGGTATTCAGATGCTACCCGCTGCTTCTGTTGCGCACCCAATTAAGTTAATTAACTTAACCAAGGGCTATCGTACTCAGATTACTGAAGGTACAATGGCTGCTCTAAATAGCATTCTCTTTAAGAATCCAAAGGCCGGCATTGCTTCTGCTGGAGAAGCTCCTGCCGCTGGTGATAAGATTCGTATTTTCTGGGATGAAGTCGTAGCTGCGGATACTGAAACTGAAGATGCAGTTGAAGTTACTATTTCTCCAGATACCTTCCCTGGCACTTATAAGGTAGTCGGTGATACTCTAATCCGTTCTGAAAAGACCGGTCGTGACGAGCCATTCCAGTTCATTATCAATAAGGCTAAGGTACAGAGCAATGTTACTATTACTCTACAGGCCGAAGGTGATCCTTCTACTTTCGAAATGACACTAAACGTTCTACGTGATGGTGACGAAATGATGAAGCTAGTTCGTTACAATGTAACTACTAGTACTTCTGGTACTGCTGAGACTGACATTGGTTCTCTAACCGCTGAGAGTTCTCAGACCCCTTAATTAATTAATAATGTCCTAGGGACTCCTATGGAGTCCCTAGGATTTTTATTAGGTAGGTGAAAACCTTGGTAGAAGAATATTTTGGCATAAAAGAATTATATGAAGTTGTTCTCCGCGCGAAAACTGCTATGGATTTTGGTGAACGTAAGATTGAATCAGATGAACCGGTTCTTTACTTTGATCATATAGCAATGTCGATGTTATCGGAGTAGAATAGAGCAATTTTTGCGCGAGGTGGTTGGGAAAATTAGCCTAAAGTTATTTGGCAAGATAGATCAGAAGTTAGATTCCAAATGACTCAAGGCGTTGTGTCTTAGTTTGGTTTAGGAGTGCTTCTGGGCGCGAGAGTAGCGGTTAAAGGCGTAGATAAACCAATTTTGATGCATAAAAAAGAAGGGCCAATGGAGATTGATGAGAATCATTAGTTATTTTTGGAACACTGGCCTGTAGAGAACAATAGAAAAAAGACTTTCATATTTGACTTCGCGCGCGATTCCGTGCAAAAGAAAATATATGGAAAACGTATTATGGGGAAGAAAGATCCTTTTGATGATAAAAAGGATCGTCCTTGCTTAGAGTTATATGAAAATAAAGAGTTGACAATATTGGCAGACACCAATAAGAAATATGTAGTAGATTATTACTATGATTATGGGAAAGAGGCTCTTTCTTATACATTAAAGAAAGAGCGTTTTAATGGCTTGTTTACCTTAGAAGGGAAATTTTATTCTAAGGACGAGAATGAGGGCATGAATTATACGAATATTTTGTATATGCCTAAAGTTAGGATCGTAAGCGACATTAACTTACGATTGGGAGAAAGGGCTGATCCAACGGTGTCCGCGTTTGATATAATAGGGTTGCCGGAGACTGTCGGTGACGAATAGAATTTAATAGTTGAGATTTAGCATCTAGGAGAAGATTTGGATGCTGATATATGATAGCCACTTTCTTGCGAGAAAGTGGCTCTTTTTTTATTTGAGATAAAAGGAGAGTGAGAATATGGCTAATATAAATGAAATTAGTGTTCCAGTGCGACTAAAGGTTATGCAAGATTCAGTTGCAAGTTTTTAGAAAATTTTAGATAATTTATAGCCTAATACTGATAACTGGCGAGCATTAAGTAAGCTAATTAATTCCATGACTGCGGATGCATAGAAGCTATAGGCATAGCTATCTAAACCTTTTTCATCTTAGCAATAGTTTAATTCTACAGAAAAAACTATTGATAAATTAGAAGAAGCAGCAGCAAGAGTTGCTATCGTGATGTAGGGATTAAAATTCTCTGATATTAAATTAACTCCAGCATAGGCTGATGAATTATAGAAATTTAATGATGAGATTAATACAATTAGAGAGTCATATCAAAAATTATAGGAATAGACTAAAGCTAAACTATTAAGTGATACTAACACTGCAGATTTACTTGGTAATTTAAAAGGCGATGTTTTAAATAAAAGTTTTTCCGAAATTGAATCTACTGTAGATAATCATATTAATGCTTTAAAGCAAAAAGTTAATGAAAAAAATGAACAATATAAAGCTTTACTTTCTAATAAATAGCTAGGAGAAAGTGCAACTTAGTTAGTTACTAATGGTTTAAGTGCTGGTTCAATCGGGACTGAAATGTTTGATAAATTTTTACGTCAAACAGAAAGTGGTTTATAGATTAAATCTTGGAATAATGGAGTTACCAAACAAGCTCTTTTAGATGCAATTGGTGAAATGTATCACTTAGAGCCCGGTGAAATCTAGAAGAAAATAGAAGAATCATTAGGGAAAAGTTTAAGTGGGATTAATCTTACTGATATTAATAAATGGTTCACAGAGCAAGGAGCAAAAAGTGGCTTATTTTCTGGTGTTATACGTTAGGGGAAAAATGCTCAAACAAATGCTCCTGTTATGTCACAGGATCTTGAATCTTTACGCTCCTAGTTTCAAGAATATGAAGCTATTTAGCAAGAAATTGCTCGTTTAAAAAATACAGAGCTTACTCCAGCAAGTGCTTAGAATGATGCTAAGATTGCTGAATTAAATGGGCAAATGGAGTAGTTAAAAACTTCAATTTTTAGTACCACTGCAGCAATGAATAACTATAAAGCTGGTGCGGCGGGTATACAATAGGCAAATAGTTAGTTACGTAATACGTTAAAAGAAACTAATGCTGAGTATTTACGTTAGCAAGCAGTAATGAATTCATTTAATGCAATGAAGACAACTGTTGCTAATTTTATGGGTTTTTATCAAGTATTAAATTTAACTAAAAAAGCTATAACAGAAGCGGCAAATCATATTAAAGAATTAGATAGTGTTATGAATAAGATCTCTATAGTTACTGACATGGATACTAGTGACTTATGGGGATAGATTGATTAGTATAGCAAGATGGCACAAACGTATGGTACCACAATCAAAGGTGCGTATGAAGTGTCTTAGATTTATTATCAGCAAGGTTTGGAAACGGCTGATGTTTTAACATTAACCAATGAAACTTTAAAATTAGCTAAAGTTTCTGGATTAGATTATGCCGCGACAACAGACTATATGACAACTGCTTTACGCGGTTTTAAAATGGAAATGTCTGAAGCTGCGACTGTCGTCGATGTTTATTCCAACTTAGCCGCTAATACAGCTGTATCCTAGGAAGAACTTGCAGTTGCTATGAGTAAAACTGCTTCTTCTATGGAATCTGTCGGCTCTAGTTTTCAAGAAACTTCTGCAATGATTGCTACTATGGTAGCTGTTACTCGTGAATCTGCTACTAATATTGGTAGTGCATTAAAATCTATTGCTGCTCGTTATGGTGAAATGAAATCTGATCCTTTAGCAATGACTGATTCTGAAGGTGAAGAACTTGTTTATAATAAAGTTGATGCAGCATTATAGTCTGTTGGCATTACTTTAAAAGATACAGAAGGGCAATTCCGTAATTTTACTGATGTTATTACTGAATTAGCTGACAAATGGAATTAGTTAGAATCTACATAGCAACGTTATATTGCAACTTAGTTTGCAGGTAACCGTCAGCAATCTCGTTTCTTGGCATTAGTTAGTAATAAAGATTTATTAGCAGAAAATATTGCTGTTGCTGAAAATAGTGAAGATACTGGTACTGTTCAAGCATTAAAAGCATTGGATTCTCTAGAATCTAAAATTGAGCAGGTGCGTGTAGCATATTAGCAATTTTATACTACTATTGGCATTGAAGATATTTGGAAAGGCTTTTTAGATGGAGCAAAAAGTGTAGTAGATACACTTAATGGAATGCCAAAATTATTTGGAAAACTTCCAATTGGAGCCATTAATGCAATTGCATCAGTAGTAAACATATTAAAAACTTTTGCATTTTAGGGATTGTAGTAGACTGCATTTCTTATGGGCAAGGGTTTTAAAGCTGGGATAGACTCAACTCGAACTGAAATATAGGCAGAAGCTGAAAATACTATTCAGCAAGTTGAAAATACTATTTCAGGCCATGAATCAGTCTTTAATCAACTTGGAACTAAATTAAGTCTTGCATTAGCTAATGGATTTAATGTAAGTTCAAAAAGCTTAATAACAGATGTAGGACAAAAATTTGGAGGCGCATAGGCGGAAATTAATCAAAAACGTGACTGGATGAATCGTATAAATTATTTAAATTCTGTTCAAAAAAATGGAGAAACGGTTCCTGGACAATTATCACGTGGTTATGCTAGTATAGCAGATGAAATGAAGTCTATGGGTTTAATTACCTAGTAGGCTTATAATATTATTACACAAGGCGGCCCAGAGGCACAGAGAGTATTAAACATGCTAGGATTAACAGCGGTAGATGTTAATGCTAAATGGAAATTATTAGGAAATGGAATTAACGCTTTTGGGCAAGCATTAAATATGATATCTTTAGCAATTAATACTACGACTAAAGAAGGTAAAACTTTATCTGGAACGCTATAGATAATTGCAGGCATAGCTATAACAGCAGGAGCAATGATTAAATCCGCAGGAGAAATCGCGGCATCTGGATGGAAAGCTATACCTGTTGTGGCAATTGCTAGTGGTATTATTGCAATAATTAATGGCCTTTCATAGGCAATTTAGGCTTAGTCCATCGAAGCAAAAATCGAAGAATTAACGGCGAAAGCAGAAGAATTATCGAATAAAGCTAAATAGCTTTAGTCAGATTATAAAACAATTGATAGTTCTATTAAGAAAATTAAAGAATTAGAAAAAACTCGTTATGATAGTGCCGAAGCTGCAGAAGAATATTAGACTGCAGTTGATAAATTAGCAGAGACCTATCCTTTGCTTGTATCTTCTTATGACTAGAATAATGAAGCTGTTTTAAATGTTACTTATATGGAAGATTTACTAGCTGAAGCAAGAGATAAATCTGCCGCAGCGACACTACGTGCGGTTGAAGCTGAAGCAGAAGCAGCGAGAGCGAAAACAGAATCGTATAAAAATGATTTAAAGAATGCAAATAATGGATGGTTATCGGCTGATTGGACTGGAGCATATAATGGGTTATTTCCTACAGCTACTTCTACCGATCCTGTTACAGGACAAACAAGTAGGCATTTAATAAGTGGTTCTGGAATAGGTGTCTTTGAAAATTTTTAGGATTTAACGTTAGAATAGGCAGATGAGTTTAATGCGTTATTTGATGATTTAAATACTGCTATAGAAAAAGTCGATTCAGCAACAACTATTGCAAAAATAGGAGAAATTTACGATTTAGCTAATAAATATAACCTTGATCTATAGGAAGAGATGGAAGGTCATTTAGCGGACGTTGAAGAAAAAGCAATGGCCTTATAGGAAAATTTAAATACAATTACAGCCGCAAATCGTTCAACCGTTACAAGCTGGATGAATTTGGAATATAGATCTAGTTCTTCAAATTCTATTTTTAACGAAATACCAGAATTATTTAATCAGGCAGTTGAGGCTTTATACTCTGAAATTCAAGCAGAAGAAACTCCTGATTTTTCTCGTAGCCACATTGCTAATGTTGCTTCTACTTTATTTCAAGGAATTGATAATGTCCTTGCTGGAGTGACAGAAGATAGAAAGAAAGAAATATAGGCTATTTTAAGTCATCCAGAATAGTATTCTTCAGATGATATACAAAAATTAATCCCTGAACTAAAAGATACTGATTGGCTATTAAAAACATTTGAGAATTCGATTGAATATAATAAACAATAGATTGAGAAAAAATTTAATTAGATTAGTGAAAATAATTTATTGTCACAAAAAGATCTTGATTTATTCAAAGGAATTGATTTATCTAATTTAACTTTAAATTTACGTAATTTATTAACTTCTGGAATAAATTAGGCCACTGTGCTTGAAAAGAATGGTCAAGATCCAAATGATTTTATTAATCAATTTGCTGATTTTTATAGTAATACGATAAAATTACCCGCTGAGTTACGAAATGCTTTAATTGATGAATTTGAACAGAACGGTTATACTAGAGAAGGGTTAGAAGCAACTTAGGCTTGGATTAGTGAAAATATACATGTAGAAGATGCTGATATGCCTGATTTATCTACTATGATAGAATCGTTTGTTCCAAATTTAGCTCTTACTATTGAAACACTTAAAGGATAGCTAACCGAAAATTTAGACGGCATTGAATCTATTTTTTCTGATTTTACCAATGGTGTAAAACCATCTAAATTAATGAAAACTATTGCAGAAGCGAATAAATTAGGAATTAAAATTTCTGCGGATGATTTTTATACAGATGGTGAAAAATTCTTTCTTTAGCAAGATGCATTAGACAGTGCTGTTCAAAATATTTATGAAAATTATGGCGAGCAATTAGAAAAATACACTGGTGAATAGTCAGAACTTCTTGAAGCGTATAATTCTGTTATTGATAAAGAATCTGAATAGGGATTTAAAACAGGCGCGGATGTTACATCATAGTTATAGTTAATCCTAGGAGCCTAGTATACTAATTATTTTGATGAAAATGGCAATTTAACTGAAGAAGCAGCTAAAAATACTGATGAAGTTTTAACAGCAATAAATACTGCATATGAATCTACTAGTACAAATTTAACTAATTATATGGCTTGGCTAAATACTATTAAAGAAGGGTTAATTTAGTCAGTTCGTTGGAAATAGGGTAATTATAGTAGTTTGGATGGAAAGCTCGCGACTTCTATTATTGGCGCTGATGAAGAAGAAATAACTTTTGGTTATGCTATAGATAGAGTTGCATATTTGGCTGCTCATCCAGAATCTATTACTGATGAAGAATTAGAAAATGTAGATTTAATTTTTAATGCGATTGAATAGTTTTAGTCTGGAGCAAGTAAACTATTCTCTGATGTTACTACAAAAGGGGCCGATTATATTCAAAAATATAGTAGTTAGTATGAGGGATTATCTTCAGAATTTGTAAATGATATTGCAACTCGTATAGAAGAGGGCGATATTATTGGTGCAGTTACTGAACTCGGTCAAGAAACTGGCAAAACAGTTTCTGAAATTAATCAATCTATTGTTGAGGCGATAAAACGGCAATAGACTGATTTAAAGGCCGCAAGTGCTATAGTAAAGAAAAATGTAACTTTAGGAGAAATTGAATCATATATTAGCGATCACGGTTGGGTTACTGGTTAGGATGAAGAGGGTAAAGATGTTAAGTCTTATTCTTTAGAAAATTTCATTGATAATCAAGGAAATATTATACAAGAAGATCTTGCTGGTGTATATCAATGGGACGCAGCGTCTGCATCTTATAAAGCAACCGGAACTTTAGAAGAGATCCTATCAGCTTGGGAAGCAGCCTTAGGCTTTACTCTTGATAAAAATTCTGAGCTATATCAAGAATTAATTTAGGGTTGGACTTCTGATGCAGTTAAAAATGCTGATAAAGCCGATTGGGGTAAGTAGATGGCCTCCGGTATTTCTTCTCTTTCTTCTGCTAAGGTCGGTACTCGCGTAGACTTATCTCAATCTCCAGAATTATAGACAAAGCTCGAAGAATTAGGATATAATGTAACTGATGGTTATTATGAAGTAATTTCTGAATATGCTCGTGATTCTATGCTATTATAGCTTGAAAGTACTGATGCAGAAGTTAATGCTACTTTAAGACCGATACAAGAACAAATCAAATAGAAACGAGCTAAAGGTGCAGCTACTCAAGGAATAATGGGATAGACTGCCACAAGAGAAGCCTTTAGGAATTATTTATAGTATTCAAAAGGAGCGGCTGGGGCGGACACCTATCAAGATTCTACTATTGATGCTTTTGCAAAATTACATGGTTATGTTTGGGATGAAGATTTATAGTAGTATACGGCAACGTTAGAAGCGCTTACTAGTGCCGATAAGGAAATTTAGGAAGCAATAGAAAGTGGAGCATCTGATGAATACATTAAACAACTTCGTGAAAAACGTGGTGAACTTGCATCTCATTTTAGGAAAGATGAAAAACGTGATGCACTTGCTAATTTACTTTCTAATTATGAAGATGCATCAGACTATATTGATGAATTTAATACATAGTTTGGGACAGACTTAGAGGATTTAGGAATTGCAACATTAGATAAAACTACTGGAAAGTATAAAATTGATGTTGATAAGTTAAAAACACAATTTCCTGAAATCGCAGAAAAATATTAGGATCTATTAGATAATCAGCAAGATATATTAATAGATGAATATATTAATAATATTTCTAAAGCAGGTTCTTTATTAACTCAAGGTACCACCAGTAAGACTGAAATGTCTGCTTTTGAAAAAGCATATACCAAATTAACCGGAGAATCTACAAATTTCTTTTATGACTCTGTAATTGATGCTTGGACTATTAGTGCCGCCGATATGCAAACTTATATCGAGGCTGCTGCCGATAAAATAGGCTTAACTGGCGATGCTAAAACTGATTATGTGAATGCTTAGATAAAAGCATTAACAGTTGATACTCTTGATTTTAGCAAATACTTATCTGGCTCTGCTTCTGCGAAAGATTAGGATATTTTAGAACGTAATCTTAAGAATTATTATGAAACTCATAAGCCTGAAGAATATGATGTATGGCCTATTGAAGATTAGCTAGAATGGGTTGAAACTATTGATCAGTTTGTTGCAGATGATCTTGAGACTCTTTCTCAAGGCGGATCAGATGCGGTTAAAAAATTATAGTCTTATGGAAAAGAATTAAGCACTGAAGAAATTGAAGCTGCTTATCGTGCTTAGGTCGCGCCAATTAAAGCCGTTGCAGATTCTCTAAATAATTTAAAAGTTAATTCTGTAGTTGCAAAGAATTAGATTGAAATTCTTAGAACCGCTGGTTTTTCTGTAGATGAAAACGGTGTTGTAACTGCTGTAGGTGATATGGTTAAGGCTTATAAATCTATTTACGAATAGATGAAAGCTACTGGCGAAGCTACCACCGCGGAACTGAATGCCGCTTTAGGTACATATTTAGATAATCGTGATGGTGAGCAATAGGCAATTGATGCTCTCTCTAATGCTTCTAATATGACTTATAGCCAATTTGCTGAAATATTCACAAACGCCGGGAAAGAATTGACTGAAGAAATGGTTAATCAATATCAAGCATCTGGTATGATTAAACATCTTGGCGGCAATAAGATGATGATCGCTGATTTTGATGCTTTTGCGTCAGAAATGGGGTGGTCTCCTGATTCAGAAGAATATATTTCGGCTTTTAAAACTTATAATGATAGTATAATTGAATATAATAAACGAATTGGCGCCAATATTAAAGCTGAATTCGATGCTGTTAGCGAAGCAAAAGTAGGAGATTAGATTAATCTTACTGAGACCATTAACAAAGTTGATGAAACCGCGAGAGAAGAATTTACTCAATAGTTAGCTGACTATGGAGCTATTTTAAATAACGGTGTTTTAACTCTTACTAATGAAGCAAATATTCCTGCGATTGCTGCAATGGTTGGTTCTGTCGCAGTTAGTGCCGGTGGCATGATTAAAAATGAGTATAATGCCGCAATGGCAAGATTACGTACTTAGAATCAATCTGCTATTGATACTGCATTTTCGTCTATATTATCTTCTTATGATTCTATTAGTATTGATTTAATAGAATCTTTAGCTTAGTCTCTAAAAGTTGATTTCGCTAGTTTAATTGGGCCAAAAGGCATATTTGCAGATGCAGATAATAATGGCACTTATAAATTAGATACTAGTCAAATTTTAAGTTATGTTGCTTGGGCTAAAAAGAATGTTAGCGATGAAGTTTATAATCAGTTATTAGACACAGTAGCATCATTACAGGACGGAGCATTATCTGGTATTAGTACAGCGGCAAATTATAATTATAACGGAATATCTAGTATTGCGGACATGCAAGCTTTTGTTGATAAATATAATCAACTAGCTGATGAAAATGCCAAAATAGATATTGAAAGTGCGTTTGAATATGATACTATTAATAACACATTTAAACTTAATAATACGGTATTAAAGTCTTATATCGAATAGTAGAGATCTGTATTAGAATAGTTAGGTCTAAGCGGAGAAGCCCTTGATGAGTATATTAAAGATTAGACAGATACAATTTTACAAGAAAGTATTGAGATTGATAATTTCTTAACAGCATCAACTTCTAAATAGAGAAATGATGAAGCCAACAAATTAATTTAGTAGATTAGGGGATTGAGTAATTATCGAGATATTTAGCTTACTGCAATTATGAAGTCATATGATTTAAAAGATACTTCTTTGGCAATAGAAGAATTATAGCATATGACTCAAGAACAAATCGATTTAACAATTCTTCGTACTCTTGAATCCGGCGGTCAAGCTGCGGTTGATTTGTTAAAGCAAATCAAACCTAATGCTTCTTAGGAAGAACTAGAAGCTACATTTAATTCTTAGATTAATAAATTAAATGATGCATTAAATCAAGTTGGAGATTTAGTTGCGGGTTAGTTTATTGGTACTGAAGGTAAACTTTACGAAATATTAAGTGATATTCATGCAGTTGATATTAATGGCGTAGTTGCAGAAGGTTTCAGGATGGTAGAAGCATATGCACGAATTTATGCAGAAATGAAAGAAACCGCCACAAGCACAACTGCGGATTTAAATAATGCTTATGTATAGCTTTTAACCGCGTAGGATCAAGAATCAGTTGACTTAATTGAAGCTCTTAATAATGCTAGCGGGATGACTTATGAGGCTATTGGCCAAATCTTTACTCGTTATGGCATTGAATTAGAATAGGCATTATTAAATTCCGAAAATGCGGGTATTGCACGTGTCGGATATAATAAAATTGCGATTACTGATTTTACTAAATTTAAGGGTTATATAGAACAAGCAATTGGACATACTATAGAAGTTGGAACGCAAGAATATCTTGATGCCTATAGTGCGTATGTTGATTCTTAGATTGATATGCGTAGTTAGGGGAAAAATAATCTTCAAACTGCATTTGATCAATTAAAGAGCGTAACTGAAGCAAAAGTCGGAGATTTGTTGAATGTTACTTACTTGGAAGATGCATTCGATAAATCAACTAAAACTAGTAAAGATACTTTAGCACAAATCGCGGAAAAATTTGGAGCATCAATAAAAGATGGAATTTTAACTATTTCTAAATATACAGATGTTCCTGGCTTATTATAGGCAGTCGCAGAAGAGGCCAGACGTGCAGGGTTATTAATTCCAGAACAGTTAGCCGAATTAAATGATGCAATTGCTGGTATGTTATCTAATATTGCATCTTTAATTTCTAATGGCATTACTGGTACATTAAATAATACTGATGCACTTTCTTTACAGAATTGGGCCGAAAAGCAAGGATTGCAACCTTTAGAATTTAATCAAACCGCGGAAGGCTTATAGTTAACTGCTGAATCAATAGCATTGGTTTATGCTGAGATGAAGCGTTTAAATTCCTTATAGGCATAGTCGTTATTGACTACAATTATTGAATCTAATGATCGGTATAGTACTTTGGCGAGCACTCTATAGGCTGCAGCGGAAGTTACATAGCGAATAGATTTTACAAGAGCGACAATTTCTAATCCTAGCCGTACTGTTATGGGGGATGTAGGCGCGAAAGGAGTAGCATTAATTACGCCAGTCTTACCAGACGGTACTGAACTTGGCGATGATTGGGCAAAAACTCTTGCTACAAAATATGCCAATGGAGAAATTAATTTAAATACGAAATTATAGGGGAGTGATGGACGAGAACTTTCTTATACATTAGAAGATGTTAATCGTGGATTATATACTGAAGAGAATGCTGTACAGTAGGCTACTGCTGCAATGCAAAGTTATAATGCTGCTGCAGAGTCTGCGACAGAAGCTAATAATGATTTTACGGCTTCATTAGATAGTTTAACTGCTCAATCTAGTTTAATGTCAGACATTGTACTCAATAAATTAACTGACCCAGATGCAATGAACTTTATGAGCGATAAGTTGCCCGATAATTATTAGGCTGCTATTAACGCTTGGGAAAATACATCTAAGGCAATGAAGACATTAAATTAGGCTAAGAAAAAAGGATATATTGGCGTTGAAGACTTTTATAATATTGTAAATACTTCTGCTGGTATGTTAGAAGCAGCAGGTAAAGAATTTAATGTTAAAGGCATGAATGCTGCTCAATTAATGGAAGCGGCGTGCATGAATTTAAAAGTCGTTGACGGAAAGTTAAAAGTTGACTTATCTAGTGCTGGTATGGATATGGTTAGTGGTGTTGATGATTTAAAAGATAACATGGCTGATGGTATCCATGAATTAGCTGATGCGGAAGTTGCAATTTTAGATTCTGAAATTCAAGTTTTAGAAGTACTTGCAGCGATGGAAGAAATGGGAGAAATGGTTGTTGATGTAGATAACAATGGCATTTCTTTTGAACTAAACGACATGTTTACATTTAATGTAGATGGTAGTGTTGAAGACTTTACTGGTGACATGCAAGCTTTCCTTGAGAAGATGCAGGGTGCTATTGAAACTTCTGATGAATTAAACGCGGCAGTATAGGCAATACAAATTAATGGTACGACTTTATACGATCTATTCTATGGGACTGCCAAAGATTGGGAAAAAACCTTCGGTTCCGCTGAGGCTGCATCTAAATTTATGCAAAAGTTAACCAATATTGATTGGGGCACTGATATCAAGACTATTTAGCTTTAGATTGTCAATGCTATGAAAGACCTTGGCCAAAACTTGGTTATTGATGTTGGAGACAATGGTCTAATCGGTATTACGGCAACCGGATAGCTATTTAATATTGACTTAGATGATAAGGATGTCGCCGCGCAAGCAGAGGCAGCTGTTAATGCTTTTAGAGGTAAGTATCCAGATTTCTTTGAAGGGACTAATTTACGTGATAATGTAAAATAGCTGATTAATGAATTAAATAATCCAGATAGTCAGTATTCATAGGTAGAGATATAGTATACATTAAAATTAGTTACTGGCGAAATTAAAATTGAAGAAGAAAAAAATGATAAAGGGAAAAAGACAGGTAAATTTGTTGGTGAGTATGCTGGGGTTAAATTTAGAGCTGATGATCGCGCTGGAGTAGCAGAATATATTAAATAGGCTATCGAATTGGAAAATTAGGGTTTATCCAAGATTGAATTTAATGAAGAAACTGGCGAAGTATCTGGGACTCTTAATGTTGGGCCAGCTCGTATTAAAGTCACGAAAAATGGTGATGAAACTACGATTGAAACCGATGAAATTGATGGCGAAAGATATGATGGAGACAGCGTAGAAGGCGCCATAAAATGGTTAGCATCGAAAGGATATGCCGATGATAAGTTAGCTGGTAAAACATGGTCTATTGATGGTACTTTCTATGAAGTAACACAAGATAATGAATTAGGTATTACTTATACATTTACACGCAGTTCAGGTGAAAATTCTTGGCTATATAATGGTATGACTTTCTCATCTTATGATGAAATGGCGCAATATATTCGTGATATTGTACCATTAGAACAAGGACTTAGTGATGATTGGCATGCAAAAAAGGGAAAACAATACAATAAGGAGACCGGTCATGAAGTTAAAATTTGGACTAATGGTACTGCAGAAATTGAATATGATTTAGAAACCGGTAAAGTTACTATTCTTGCAGACGGAATTGCCTTTAAATCTCGTGCTGAGGCTGATGAGTATCTTGCTGAGAAAGCTATGGCAGAGTAGTAGGATAATGGCGTAGATCATGGAGTCTTCAAAGATGGTGATACTAAAACCTTAAGGTATACTTCAAATGGTAACGAATATGAAGTATAGTACAATTCTACTGGTAAAGTTAAAACTCATGTAGACATGCAAAATGGTTATAGTTTTGACGCTGATAACAATACCGAGCTCGCTATGGGGTTAGCTGCTGCAGCAGCCATTGCTCAAAAGGAAGCTGGCGAATTACCCGACTTAGATGGTGATCAAGGAACTGTTACAATTCAGACACCTGGAGGAAATTATGAGATTACTATAGATGATACAGGAACTGTAACAGTAAAAGATCCGTAGGGTAAAATAGATGAAGCTTTAAGTGAAATTGCAACTGAAAAAGTGAATAAATCTACAATTGATGTTAATCTTAAGAACACTATTACTGCTGCAATTACGGAAGCTTTAACTTCTCTGACTACTATTGAGCCTGGTAATCTTCCTGCGCTTACAGAAGCTGTGACTGAATTAGCAAATGCGCTGACTACATTGGCGAGTGTCGATGCTGGCACGATTAGTTCTGTAATATAGGGATTATCAGGGCTTAGTGGAGACGGTGGTTTATTATCTATTCTCGGTAATTTATCGTCTGTTTTTGGTGATAAAAAATTAGAGTTACCTATTGATACTGCTTAGACTAAAACTGCTGGTCAAGAAGCTGGTAATAATTTTGTTGAGGGAACTGCGGATAGTATGTCTGAAAAAAATTCTGACTTACAAGGAGCGGTTGAAGAACTTGTTACTATTATTCTTGAAACTTTTAATGACTCCCTTGATACTATCGGCGATGCTCTTACTACTATTACTGAAAAGCTTGATGGTTTGGCAGAAAGTAAGTCTTGGGAAACCGTTAAAGCTCTAATATTACAACTAATTATTAATTTAACAACATTACAAAACAATACTGCATTTACTATTTTATTAAGTAAATTAAGTACATTGGCTCTTAGTGGAAGTTGGCAAATAATTATTAGTAAATTAACTGAAATTATTTCTAAATTAGAAACATTAAAAGCAAATAGTTCAGTAGATATTAGTATTTCATTAGATAGTGCCGCTGTTTCAGCTGCATTAGATGGATTATTGGAAAAAATCAACGCAATAAAACAAGCAGCCAATCTTGGCGGCGATGGCGGCGATGGTGGTAATGGTGGTAATGGTGGTAATAATGGTCCGAATAACACTAATTAGCCATATGATCCAGTCAATACTCCCACACAATCTTCTCCTGAACCCACGAGTACAAGCGGTACAGCTATATTGACACCTGAAATAGAAGGAGGAGAAATTAGCGTACAGGGAACTGCTGAACTCACTGGGACGGTTACAAATGAAATTGCCACAGATGGAACTGCTGAACTCACTGGGACGGTTACAAATGAAATTGCCACAGATGGAACTGCTGAACTCACTGGGACGGTTGACCCTCTTCCACTATAGCAAGGGCAGGCACATTTTACTGCCTCTGTTGATCAAGTACCAAATTAGTCAGCAACAGCGAATTATACTTGCGAAGTTTCGGGCACTCCTGGCGATGTTTATTGTACTGCACATTATACAGTAGTGGTTGATGGCGGTGTTCCCGCTGCGACTGGAAATGTGGCTTTAGCTACTGGAACTGTCGGAATAGCTAGAGCCGGTGGAACATAGAAGACTCTTATGGGAGAGCTTGGTCCAGAATTAGTAGTTTCTCATGGTATGTATCGTATTGTTGGTAATGAAGGGCCAGAAATGGTATCCCTAGCCCGTGATGCTATCGTATTTAATCATTTACAGACAGAATAGTTATTAAAGCATGGACGTACTCCTAAAACAGGGCGAGCTGTAACTAATGAACGAGAAGCGGTGTCATTAGCTACTGGTAATTTCTCTGGCCCAGCTATGGCTTCTGCTTCTGCGGCGTTAGCTCAATTAAAAGCATTAAAAGCTTTATGGGAATCTCTATCAAGTGCATCTATCTCTGATCTTGTCGGAGCGGCTGGCTCAGGCGGCGGCGGTGGCGGTGGCGGCGGCGGAAAAGGCGCCAAAATCGTTGATCCATCAGTATGGGTTGCTACCGTAGAACGTTGGTATAACCTTACACAAAAAATTGCTAAGCTAGAAAAAGATATTACACATGAACAAACTTTACGTTCTAAGTTATCATCTGATTGGACAGCAAATGGTAAACAATATTATTAGAGCCAGAAACGTTCTCTTCAATCATTGCAACAAGAGATTACAGCACAAGAACAGTTAAATTTAAGTCGTAGAGATTATTATAATAAGCGTGTCGAGGCATTAAAAAAATCTCCATTTGGAAAATTATATTCATTTGATGAAGATGGCCAAATGAAGATGCAAGATGGCGCAATGAAGTGGTTAACTAATTTATACGGTTTCGATTCTAATGGTAAAGCCAATCATACAGATAAAGAAAAGTATGAGATATTGCAAAAGGCTGGCTATGGCAGTTATATGAAATATGACAGCAATGGTGCCGAAATTAAAATGGACGCTGATAATGACGGAGAAATTACCGATCAAGAAAAAGAAGATTTCTATAGTAAGGCCACTCAAGCCTATAAAGATAGAATGGATGACTATGCTCAAGAAACGTAGAATTTATATGATGAAATACGTGAAGGCGAAGATAATATCTTAGAAAAATAGGCTGAAATGAATGAAATTACTAAAGAGATTCGTGATAATCAGATGTCCGTTGAAGAATCTGTGTTAGATGCAATTGAGGATATGCGTTAGCGTGAAATTGATGCACTACAAGATGAACGTGATAAGTTAGAAGAATCAACTGGCAAATATATTGAAGGTCTATCAAATGCACTTGACAAAGAACAAGAAATGTATGAAACACAAGAAAGTGTTGATGATCTAAATAAATCAAAACGCCGTTTAGCAATTTTAGAGAGGTCCGGAGGTAGCGCAGAAGATATTGCTAGTCTTCGGTCAGAAATTAATAGTTCTGAGCGCGATTTGTATTTTGATTTACAGCAATAGCAAATTGATGCTATTTAGGCTGCATCAGATCTAGAGATCGAACGCATGGATAATTAGATCTAGATTATGAGTGATACATTAGAATATTAGAAGGAATATGGTTTATTGTGGGGCGAAGTATCTGATGTTATGCAGCGATCTGCGGCCGACATTACTTCTTTTATTCATAACGGAGATTCAGGATTTTGGAGCAAATCGCCTTTAGCTTCTGCTAAAGCTATGAATGAAACATTGTTTAAAGCAGACCAATGGACAGAATATCGTGATGATCTAGCTGCAGCGAAAGAATCAATTGGAGATAATAAAGTTACAGCTAATGATATTAAAGATAATGTATCTTTGCTAGTTACAATGACTCGTAACTAGTTAACCAACTATGACTTTGATACTTTTAATGATGCAATGAAAGCCGAATATGGTAAAGATTGGGATAAAGATGGGACGTATCGTGCAAAGTTTAAAGAAATGTATAATTCAGATGAAGGTGGAGATTTAACAGCTGTTTCCGCGGCTATTCGTCAGCAATATGAAGATGATTAGAAAGCTCTCAAGGGAGAGAAAAATAAAGCTAGAAAGGCAGCTTGGGAAGCTTTTATTTCAAAGAAAGGTAACAGTAAATATGATAGTAAAGCTTATAAGAAAATATATTATGCTGAATACGATAAAAATGGAGCTGAATCTGCGGAGAAGAAAGTAAAAGCATAGTATAAGAAAGACTAGAAGAATAATCAAAATGGTGGCACTGGTAGTAGTGGTGATAGCGGTAGTGTTGGCAGCGGATGTAATGGTACTTGTGCTGGCGAATGTAAGGGAGAATGTACTGCGAAGTGTGCTACAGCTTGTAAAGGAAATACAAAGAGCGACGGAACGGGTAGTCAAACTTGTTAGAGTACTTGTACTGGAATATGTTCTGCTGGTTGTACTGGAGATTGTAAAGGTACCTGTAAAAATACCCTAACGTTTACTCCAAAACCTAAACCAGCAGCCTCTGGCGGCTATGTCAAACATGGTTATTATGAATTAGGTGAGCGTGGTACAGAAACAGTTTTAACTGCTTCTTAGACTAAGATTTTACGCGATAATATTCTTTCTAATAGAGCTAATTCTTTAATGTCTTTATTAAAATCTTATAATGAACATTATAGTGACATTTCCACGCCATTATAGGGTACTATAACTACAGAAGATAATTCTGTAAATATCGACCATATAGAAATGAAAATGCAAGTTCAATAGATTGCTAATGATTATGATGCACAACGCGCTGGCGAAGAAGCCTTAAATGAAATGATGCGTATTGCTCGTAAATATGGGGCGACAAATAGCGTAAGGAGGTAAAAGGAGAATGTCAATAGCAAGATTAATAGGAAATGAGGTGCCATCTACGATGGCACCTCAATCCCAAGTTTATATGGCGACGCATGATGGGTAGCTTCGGCTACCCTACATGCAGCGCTCATTTATCAGTTTTTCCTATGGAGGAAAATATATTGAAGATTTTAATTTAATAGCATATACTGAAGGCGACCGAATGGAAAACAATGGATATGCTGAATTTGAAGATTTAACTACAACCTATGATACGCTTCCTGGCCAATTTTATTGGGGCACTTATTTTCATGCTAATACTTTATCATTTACATTAGCAACAGATGGTATTACACAAACATAGTTAGATGATTTTAAACATTGGTTCCGCGCGGGAGTAATTCGTGAATTAATTTTAGCGGAACATCCTAATCGCGCGATTATGGCAAGAATATCTTCTTAGCCGCAATTACATTTATTAGCTTTTAAAGAAGAAGTATAGGTACCTTTTTAGGTTGGAGATACTGGCGCGGGTGAAGCTACTTCGGTTGTAAATTATAGTACTTATACGACTTTGTATCGTGGAGCAATTGATATTGAATTTGTTATGGATGAGCCTTTCTGGTATTCTGTGCAAAATATATTAGGCGTACAAGATACACGAGAAGGGTATTATAAGGAACATTGGGTAGATGCCAATGGTGTTGAAACAACCATTAGAAATTCACCTGATGCATTAAAAATTATTTATGAAGATCATATTCCTTTAGGAAGTACAACGCGCATAGATGTATTTTTGGGCGGCGGAGTATATGCTTCTGTTAGTTATGACCTTTGGTCTAAAATTCCAGTAGAAATTACTCAAGAATAGTATGAAGCCGCTTTAAATTCTGATACTATTACTCCGCAAGAACGTTCTGCATATTTTACGGATATTGGAATACGACCGGTAACCGATCCCTCAACAGGGCAAACTTCTACTTAGAAAGTAACTTGCTATTATTAGGGAGCGGTTATTGCATATGAAGTAGATGGCAGTATGTTAGGCGCGAAAGTGGGTGGTGCTCATTTAATTGAATCTGATCATGTGGAAGGTATTTCTTTGTCTCCTCACACTCCAGCAAATTTATATTATGCTGGTACAGCTCCGTCTCCTGTTAAATTACGGTTTACTCTAAAACCTTAGTTAAAATTAAGTTATGATTCAACTGGTTATTATATTATTTCACCTTTAAATTCTTATTCTTCTACTGGTAAATATAATAGCATTACTTTACGATCGGTTAATGCACACGCATTTAAATTTACTATTCCAACATTCTGGTTAAGTTATAATTAGGTTATTGAAATTTTTCATAATTAGACCCTTATGGCAAATGGCTCAGCATGGTTAACTGTGCGAGAAACTATTCGAGATACTATTCGTCATCCTGTAATTCGTGAATGGGCAAATTTACTTATTAATAAGTATGATGCCGCAGGAGGCAATGGATTGATTTCTAATAGTGGCGGCGCGACTAATGATTTAATTTAGGGTATGGCGATGTTAATTTGTGATAATAATGAAGAGCCTTTTCCCGCGTCGTTTACTTTTGATGGAAAGACTGGTTTGGCTATTGGGAGATTTACATATCGTGATGCTAGCCGTATTTCT